TGCAGTAAAATCAAGGTTTTCTGATGATTTTAAATGGGTTAAATGTTAAAAATAACCCAATTATAACCCATTTAACAATTAGGAGTGAGTGATATTATTTGCATAGGGATAAAGAATTATATCTTTATCCCTTTTTCTTTTATATAAAATTTTCTTATTTTCTCTTTTACTCTAATTTTGTCTACATATTAATTGTTGATATAACTTTTTATAAGATATAATTGGTTTATACTTTCACATTAATTGTCCATTATATTTATCGTGTACAAACCCCTTAATACCCAAATATCTTCTAGCAGCTTCTTCGCTATCAAATAACCTATCTAAACGAACTCTGATTCCACCGCCTTCATCGAACTTAACAAGAGCCATATTACTAGTTATATGAGCTACAGTAACTTTTCTTATTTTTAGATTATTTTCTATGATGTAAGCAGTAATACCTTCTTTCATAACATACCTCCATTATAATAAAACGTCTGTTCTGATTATTATATAAAAATAAAAAGAAATAAGTCAAATAAGAATCGTAAAAAATAGGGATACCAGATTAATTTCTAGTATCCCTATAGTTATATATAAAATCATCGTGTTAAAACAATTTATAATTCGGCTTTTCTTCGTTGAAAAACCAAAATCTTATATAATCATCTAATATAATTGCCACTAAAGACAATATGCACCAAATTAGTGTAAATGGCAAGCATATTTGACCTAATACATTTAAAGGCATATGAGAATAATCCCATATGCCTAAATGTAACCAAATATTCAATATTACACCTGTGACAAATTCATAAAAGGTTATTAAACAACCTCCAATGGCACATTGAATTAATAACGGTGTTTCCCAACTTAATATTTCATTAATTAACCCAATTGATATGAAAGACACGCCGCCAAGCACACCCATTGTCCAATGTGAATGTCCTCTATATATCAATTCAATACTAACATATATAAGACCTCCAATTAAGAATAAAAATAAATACTTATTAATTAACTTTAGCTGTTTCTGCATTTAACACCTCTATAATCTTTTGAGAATGCTCCATAATAGTCTTATAATTATCAAGATATTCACCTGTTAATTCCTGCCCATATTGAACCACTTGAATATCTTTAATGTCGGTTAAGGTATATACATAAGCTTTTAACTGGTTAAGATATGTCGTATTAGAAGTAACATTAATTTCTTGCATTATATATATGTTATAAATATCTTCAGGTGTATATAATCTACATAAACTTTTATCGGAATGATATGGTACATTCATACCTGTTGTTTTTGCCATACTTACAAGATTGTTAATGTTATTTTGATCGGTAACAGTGTAAGAGTAGTGTTCTTCATTGTATACTATTCCTGCAACGATAACACTCTGACAGGCATTTGTTAATTCTTTTATTTTATTTTCAAGAGCAGCCTTATAAGCATTTTGCTTGTTTATTTCCAAAATCTTTTCTTTATCTTCTTGCGATATTTTGACTATTTGATTATCTACTAATTGATAGTTATATAATCCATTTTCGTCTATAATGTCTAAAGCATCAGGAAATCTATATTTCTTACCCTTTCCTGAGCAAACAAGATAACAATCTGAAATATTATCTTTTTCGCTTGAAAATTGTCTTGTAACATATTTTTCCCAATTATATTCATAATATATGTAATATACCGTATCTTTTTTATTGTACTCAATATATTCGTCAGTAGAATCGTAAACATAATAATACTCAGAAAAATCATAGACACAAGTTTCTTCATCGGAATATATTTTAAAACCAATATTATCGCAAAAGACGTTATCATCTCTGTAATATATTCTTACAATATTAGGAAATTCAACGAATTCATAATTTATAATTTCATATTTAGTTTGTCTTAAATCGTTAAATTGAATATACATAAATCCTTTCTCCTTTATATTTATAGTGTTACCTCAAATGTGCTTGGATTGAATTTCAGCTTTTTAATTATCTTCTTAGTTGTATTTGCAATATATACATCTTCTCCGTTATATTTTACAGACAAGCCACTTGTTGTTCTTGTTGCGAATAGGTCATTATCTGTCAGCGTAGATTTAACTAATTTATTCTTGTTAAAAACATATACATTTAATGTATTATTATTTAAAGTGGCATAAGGAATAGATAAGGTAGCATCAATGTCTTTAAAACTAAATTCAGCATTTCTTATTATATTAGAATTAGATATTTGTGGTGCGGATAGTCCGCACCATTTATCAACCTCTTTATTATTAATTGTAAAAAACTCAATTATTTCGCCATCATTATCTTCATGACTACATATCTCATACAAATCCTGCGTATAAGTGTTGTAATACCAAGCTTCGTCATAATCTTCATAACTGCTTGGTTCATCTATTGAGTAGTTGCTATAAAAGTGTTTAATAATTCTACTTTTGTTAGAATCTAAACCTGTTTCATTAATAATAGGTATTTCTATTATATATACATCGGTGTAAGAATTTTCCCAAGTGTCTGTACCAGTATTATTTTCAACATAGTAATCTGCGTGCATATTTAATACCAATTTGTTTGTCGCATAATTTATTGCGTACATATCACAATACAAAGTGTTAAAATCAAGTCCGGCTATTTCCATATAATTGAGTTCAATTGTGTTCGCTATATCTCTTCCTAATGGAGGGTTTTTTGTAGTTCCTGGAGTGCTGCTGTTTGCATTACAAATACCTTTAATAGTCCATTGCATTAATTCGTTCACAGAATAACTGCCGTTATACTGATTACAATACAAAGCACCACTTTTTATTGCCTCGAATTCGTTTATGACACCATATTTAAAGTCAAATTGGTTAAACTCACCTTCATTTCTAAAAGTAGATATATTTACTACGTCAATCATATTCGAATTTTTTTGTCTAAATAAAAAATGTGTAGTTCCGTATAGCCCTACAAACGTACCAAAATTACTATAATTATATACTGCTGGGGCTTTCTCCCAGACAACAACACCGTTGTATATTACCTTAGTAAGATCAATTCCATTATATGTGATATTTTTAATGTCTGTATTATTACAAGATAAACTCATATAATATTCACCTCCTAAGTAGTAGTAATTGTTAGTGTAGTACCAGATAATGAAAATTTAGGTATTTTCTTATAAACGTTATAAAGTGCAGTCTGAGAAGCTGCTATTCCTGAATCAGCAGTACCTACGGCAGAAGTGTAGGTATCGCTTAGCTTGGTATGACCATAGTTAGCCGAAGTTGACTTACCATAAGTAACGGCTGAACTAGCGTGAGATGTTGGTGGACAATATGATTTATAGCAACTACTGTCTAATACTCTTGCCCATCCAATTGTAGATATCTGTGCACCTGAATTAGTGGTTCTATAATACATACCAGTGCCATTATTAGTACCAATTGCAATTTGTGATGTCCATAACCCAGCACTATTAGTTGTTTTTGTATCCCAACCCATATTAATAATGTGAAACCACGCTTGCTTATTACCAAGAGGATTAGAAGTAGCTCCATTGATCATTCCTACGGCAAATCCTGCATTGGCAATATCATTGGCGGTTTTCTCATTATTTTTACCTGCGTTAGCAGTGTAATCATTGTATACTTTTATGTAATTATTGCTATTAGCCTCTGGTGGCATTAGTCCTAAACTTGTTTTAAAATGAGCAAGACTTGTTTTTCTATAATAATTATCAGTATTGTTAGTGACAATAACCTGTGATATCGCAACATTTTCATTTTTAACTGTATCAGAGTTAATATAATTAAGATTTACATATTTATTTTTATCTCTAAGAACATAGGTGTTAGCCGTATTTGGGATTGAGCCTTGATACCCATTAAGATAAGCAGAACTCCCCTGAAGATTGGCATATATATCAGATTTTTTCTTAAATACTAATCCAGGAGGTGTTGTTACTGGTGAAATAGTTTCATTGGTTATAGTTGTAGATTCTGTTAGTATCGTCCACTCGGTATTCCACTCGGAGTATATTTGATATATACCACCACCTCGTAACCATAAAACAGGTTTAGATGAGTTGATCAACTGTTTGTAACCAATTGGATTTTTAGAATCGGAAATAAATTTTTGCTGATAATTTAAAACAATTTCATCCGCATCTGTTGTTCCATAACCGCTTGATATTGTTAAAAGATCTAAAATTGCAGTAAATCCATTCTTGTAAGTGTGAATACTCCAATTTGGCATACAATTACAATCTAGCTGTGCGGCACACTTTAAGCGGTACATACCCCCCCCTCGGAATTAATACAGTAGCCACAACTGGATACCAAGTATCCTCATTGTATTTAGAATCGGTTAAATTTATTTCTTTTGCTATATTTAAAGTTGTACCTCCAAGTGGGATAGAGCAAGCAACGGGCTTTCCGTCACTGAAGTAGATAGGTTGAGTAGCAGATCCTGCTGAAGTAGTTAGCTTAATTGCACTATTTGCAGAACCTCCAACCGATGAGCTTCCGGCATAAGAATGTGTATGGTTTTTCCATGCAAAATCAGAATCCCCTTTTTCATTAAGTATTTTTACCATATGAGTAAGTTTATTTTCTTTTGCAGATATAACATCATTTGAAGTATACCCTAAAATAAAAGTACCATTATATTGTCCAAGATTATACACACCATTTACGGAATTCATTTTTGCCAACATATTATAACCTGTGCCAACAGCAGTAGAATTGATAATTGCAACCCCATTATATCCTTGGCTATGAGTTCCTGTCGTTACAGAAGTAGATATAACACCAGTCATTGTGCCACCAGTCGATAGAAGAGGGTCACTTACAATCTTATCTAATATAGTCTTGTTGTTGTGAATGTGTTTCTTAGAATTAGCATCATCATAGTTTGTTTTATCTTCTTTAGACAGTAAACCATCAACAGATTGTGTAGCTTTTGGAATGGCGTTGGCAGAAATTGCGACCCATTTTGAACCACTATAACGATATGTGTAATCTGTGTCTTTTACATTAACCGTCCATCCATCTTCAGGATTAGGATAAGTTTTTGCAATATCTGCAAAAGTAGCAACAGATTCTTTCCAATCAATATTGTTTTCTAAAGTAGAAAATTTGTTGTCAATTTCGTTCTTAGTATATTTATCGTTCCAATTATTTTTATTCGAGTTTACAGTATTTTCAACTGATATAGCTTTGTCATAAGCTATCTTAACCGCATTTGCAGTAGGAGCGTGAACTGTAGAAGTAGAAGATACGCTATCTTCAAGTTCGTTAGTAAGAACAAAATGATGATTATCTAATTTATTTTGTAAATCATTTGCTTTGTCATTTGCATTTTTAGCTGCTGCGTTTGCATTTGTTATAGCTGCCGCAGTATCTGTTTGTCTTTTAGTCTCTTGTGCTTGCCTTGTATTCTCGTTTGAAATTCTAGTGTTTTCATTTGCGACCCTAATGTCTTCGGCTTTTTGCCTTTTATCTTCTTCATTTACCCTTTTCTGTTCAGAATTAATTCTTGACTCTTCATTAGATTTTCTTTCTGTTTCATTTTGCTTTCGTATATCTTCATTTGTGGTTAAGGTCTTATCTAATTCAACGACCTTCTTGTTGTTAAAATCTATCTGTGCAAGAGCATTGGTTAAAGCATTGAACTCATAAGAAGATTCTATTTGAGAATGATTTAGAGCTGTTGGTGTAATATTTATATAGAAATCCATAATTGATATAATAGGTGCATTAATCTTATATATATCATCTATATTTGTAGGCTTTTCATTAGAAGTGAAAACTTTTCTTAAAAGAAAAACATCTGCAATAGCCCTGCCTGATGCGGAAAGCATTTGTTCTGTTAATTCTATTTTAAGCTTTCCATCGGAAGTAATTTCAACTTCATTAAAAACACCATTATCATCAGGTTTTTTAAAACGAATAAAAGCACTCATTATTGATTTGTCAACTGTAAATACAATTCCATTTTCAACACAACTTATTTCAATATAACGTGTCTGATTATCATATTGTTTTGCGTTTACAGAAACTACATTTTTTGTATACAAATCAAGAGTTATTTTTGCTGTAGTTTGTTGTATACTCATTTACAATAATTCTCCCTTCTTAAAAATTAATGGTATTCTAACACCAAGTTTTATTGTCATTATCCCATGTATTAATAACAGTATCGTCTACCCAAAATCGAAGAAATTGTCCATCCCAAGACATGGATATATCTGAATTACTAGCTTCTAATCTATTTAATACAACTGCCATTTTCCTTTGTTCCGTCCCGTGCATACAATAAATTCCTGTTGCTTTAATGTCACCAAATACAGATAAGGCAGCATCACTAAAACTTCTAGTACCTCCGGTATCAATGCTTATTTCGCCTTTTCCAATCCATGTCATTTTTGTTCGATTGGGCATATGCCACATCTTAATTCCGTCACGAAGAACTTGTACTTCAGTACCTGATTCGCCTGTGATTGTCATTCCATCACCAGAACCATCTTTGGAATTAGATAACAAAGTTAACGTGTTAAAATTACGATTATTACGAGCGAAGACTCCATGACCTTGAATACTAAAATATGAACCATCTGTTTCGTTAGAAATCTTCATTTCACCACCAATGAGACTAGCAACCATTTTATATGTTGAACCGCCTGACCAGCCGTAACCTGAAGCAGTTAATTTCGTTGCATTGATTTCACCAGTTATTTTAGCATTAGAGGCATACATTTCACCATTCTGTTTAATATAAAAATTTCCATAATATACACCATCACGTTTCTCTTGGCATGAAAATGTCCATGTGTCAGGAGATGTCGCTTTTTGAAGATAAACTCGATAATTACCTTGGTCATGATATATTGCTTCATCATTAATATTCCAGCCACCAATTGTAGCCTTAAATGCATTTAGGTCATCAATATTTATTGCGTTTGCTGTTATTGAATTGGTCGCAATTTTTCCTCCGTTTATAGTCGTAGAATTTGATATATATATATTAGAAGCTATGTCGTCCGCTGTTTTTTGGGCATTTGTTATTTTAGACTGAGCAGAGCTGTCGAAACATTCAAAAGTTACTTTTCCTTTTAAATTAATATTTTCTGCCATTAATTCATACAATTTGTCTGTTAAAGTCATACTTGCTTGAGAATTACCCGAAGCAACTAACCAATTGATTTTTCCTGCGGTTTGACTGACAGAAGTGATTTTTTTAGAATTATCTGCAATAGAATTATTTATTGAGTTGATCTTATCTGACAAACCATTCACATCAGATATATCAGGAGAAGTTGTTGTAGACCACTCAATATCAACATTTTTTATTTGTAATTTTTTCTTTACTGCATTATAAGAAAAGGTATCTCCACCAATATTACAATCACCAGTTGCCAAGTTAAAATGTGTCCCAGCAGTACATACACCCTTCGAGTCGGTTGTATAATTAGCAGAATATATATCACCTGCAATAATAACACCTGATATAACAAAGTCTGTATTTAATCCATATTTCTCATACTCAACACCATCAAGAGTGTATTTTTGCTTGCCTAATGCCGTGACAGCAGTCCTCCATCTATCAGTTGTATAAACAAGTTCATTGACATTAATTCTAGCCTGTTCATCCTTATAATCATCAAGCACGTCATCATAACTTCTAATAAGGATTCCGTGTTCATCAAATATCGCAGTCGAATTAGTATTATGAACACTATATAAAGCAGAGTCTAATCCCTCTTTTTGCAATTTCTCAAATGTAAGGTTAGCTTTTTCACCTTGACTTGCCTGTTTAATAGTAGAAGAGTAGCTCGTTGCCATAGACTGAGATTTTGCAAGAATGTCTTTAACTATATTAACATTTGAACTTCCGTATCTATATGCATCCGAAAATGTAACTGACAATTTACTTAAATCTCCGTATGAAATTGAGATATCTGCTAATCTCATTACATAAATTTTTCCATCAATTTTAGTTCTGATAAAATTACCAAGAGTAAAATCATCAAGTATTGGTTCAAAAATTCTATTTCCATCTTTATCTGTTAACAAAAGGAGGTTTTGTAATGTTCCCGAAATAGTGAATTGCTTCTCACCAGATTTAACTAATTCCTTCTTGGCAACCACCAACAATTCATTTGCCTTGTCAATTAATTCAGTATTAGTTAGTCCATCAGATATATAATTATCATTACTATAATCATCTTCACGTCTATAATAAGTAAATAACTTCCAATATTTTTCACCTATATAAGATTTAAAATCAAGCTTATTATGGGTATTGTATATTAAATCCTCAATATATTTCTCAAGTCCTGTGATTGTATCTAATTGGGAATTCCTGTAAGATAATTCACTCTCTAATGCGATAAAACGTTCATAATATGGGATATAGATAGAATTGTGTAAGTTAGAAGATTCAGATGCGACACCTTGTTCGGTTAAAACATTGATTGCTGTTTGATATGCTGATTGGTAAGAAGTTAATCTTTGTGCAGAATATTTATGCAATTCTATTTTAAATGTATCTAAAGATTCGATTTTATATATTTCTTGTAACCCTTGATCATTTACTTTCCCCATTGCTTTATCGACTTGCTGATTAACATAGGCAATATAATCATCGTTAATTGTAATGCTTATTGCCGTTTTCATTTCAGCCGTATCTTCTTTATCTGAATAACTTGTTAATTTGAATCGACCTGTCCAAGTTTGTGATTTGAGGGTTGAACCATCGAGAATTTCAACTTTATAAATAGATGTATCAATGATAGCTTTCGCCATTGCAAGAACTGCGTTGTTAGCAGTATAAACAGATATTTTACTTACATCCGTTACTGCTACAGGAGACAAATTAGAAGGAGTAAGCAAAGCCAATTGAGATGCTGCCGTTTTATCTTGCTGTTTCAAAGTTGGCATCATAGAACTATTAAGATACGAGTATAAATCAATAATATTATAATACACAGATGTTATATTACTCCAACCATTATATTGTTGTTGGATAGAAGAGTAAGTAGTTTCAGGATAATATGTCTTAATGTATTCAATAATGTTATTATATTGATTTACAAGAGAAGCTTCTAAAGAAAATGATTTATTGCTAGTATATTCATTAACAAGTTCATTATATGATTTTATCTTAGATTGCAGCTCATTTGGCATATCTAATAAGGTATCTTTATTAAAATAATAAATATAATTGCTGCCGTTAGGGTTAATATTTTTTAAAGTTGCGTTAATTAAATCGTCTCCACCGATAACCCTAAAACAATTCTTAATACTGTCTGTTTCAGAAGTCAACTGAATGTCTGAGCCAAGATTATTTTTATCAATAAATATTGAGGTATCTTTTCCATATGGTTTATGTATAATTGTTCTTCCACACTCAGGACAAACAGTAAATGAATCCTCGCTTCTATAACCACAACTCAAACAACAGGTTTCCATATCGTATACATAGACACTTCTTGTATTTGAATCGAATAAGAATATACAACCAATTTCCTGCGATAGAGTGGTTGTTAAAAAATCATAAACACTTGTCCCATCTATACTGAATGAACGCTGAATATTTAAAAGAGTTTCATCAACGTGGGCAATAGTATAACCAGGGACTTTTTCAAGAATTCTATTTAGCAATGAACAATTTTTCTTACTAGGATTATAGAATATAGTTGGTTCTGTATATTCTTCACGAGTAATATCATCTTCTGTATTGATTTCAACATCGTGTAAAATCACCTGTCCAAGTTCGGCTTCACATAATGATTTGGCAGTTATAACTTTCTTTGTATTTATTTCTGACTCATCAATACTTGCTGTAATTTCAAACCATTCGTTATATTCCTTAACGTATACAGTTTTAAAATCAATAATTTTATCCCATAGTCTTTCAATTTCTCCATTTTGTTCATTATACACATTAAAAGATAATTCATCCACGGCGTTAAATTGTGGATGATATGTTATAGAATCGGCAGGAATATTAACTATTTCACCGAATTTTTCAAGATTTCTGTTACCTAGAATAATATGTAATGGTCTAATTGTTTGTCCAGTTTTTTGTATTCTAAGTAAATTTCTTACATTAATTTTCTGCATTAAATTAAATTCCTACCTTTCTAACAGGGAAGTATGTCATAATTACATTTATATTAAGTGTAGAAGAGTAGTAGTTATCCCTGTTTTTATATGTATTTATTAATTTTATAAAATTATAATTAAAATCATTTGCAATTTTATGATTTAAGTTGTTGGAAGTTATTATTCTATGTTTGTTATCTATAGTAATAATTTCGCCTTTAGTGCAGTTATTTATTTGGCATAATTCATTATCTGCTGAATTAGTAAGTGTAAGAGTTCCAGCTTCATTACAAGTTATAACTGTATAAGGATATATTTCTCCAACCTCGTCCGAATCATCATATATATAAAAAGATTTTACATTAGAAAAAGTATGAGTTCTTTCTTTAGCAAAACCATATGGTGCATTAGAAGTGAACGTACATTCAATTCCATATATATCTTCATTAATTTTCACAGCTTGAACATTGAATGTGCCGTAAAATCTTATATTTTCATAACCTTCTTTGTTTATTTTAAACTGATCAAAAGTTTTTCTGTTTAACCATCTATTTATCGCTCCATATTCTTCTGGCATAAGAGGAATAGGATTACAATGATTGTCTAGTCGGCATAATTGAATAGTGAAAGAGTAGTCTTCATCATATGTACTTCCATATAATTCAGAAATATCTTGTCCGACTGATTTAACAGTGTTAAATGTTAGAGTAGAACCAGAAGATACAGTCTCAACACCACCAGACGAATCAAAAGTAGCAACCATTAATCCAAAATCACTAGCAAAATTATCCCCAAATTGAAAGTCAGTAAACATATTTTCACCATCCTTTTTAATTTTATTTTTTTAATAAGTTATCAAGCATTTTTTGATATTGTTTTTCAAATGCTTCCATTTTTTTAATATATTCTTTTTTAGCTTTATCTGCTTCGGCTTTTTGCTCATCTAAAACCTTAATTCGGTCATTATATTTCATACATAACATTTCGTATACATTTTTAGCTGTTTTTGCTTTTTTAATTAAAATAGAGAGATTATCATAAGACTCAGAGGCATTTTCTTTAACGATTGAAAGACCGATTTCATTGTCAATAATTTGCTGTTTCAAGTCTTCATTTTCCTTTTCCAGTAGAGCGCAATGTCTTTCATAATATTCCAGCTTCTTTTCCATATTACTCTTTGTTTTTACTAATTTATTAGACATCTTACATTCTCCAATCTATCCTTAATCTTAATATTCTTAATAATTCTTAATAATTTCTAACATAATAAAAGACACACTAGCCTAAACTAATGTGTCTTTTTTGTGTTTTATATTTAGTTGTAATTGAAAGAGTAGGGGAGGTTATTTATGCTTTATTTTCTAAATATATAATTTATTTACAATGTTTTCAGAATATATTTTTATATTAAAATTAATTTTTCTAATAATTATTAATATATCTTTAAAAACAGGATATTTTTTAATGAATAAATCATATCGCATACGTTCTAAATTATATGTATTTGTTTTACACCCCATCCAATAATCATTTGAAAATAATATCATCATTTTTATTTAATTTCCTAATGGTTTCAAAATTTAATTTATTATCTATTGTATAATCAAATTTCGAACCATCATCCACCACTTCTTGCATTATATTTTTAAATTGTCTAATTGAAAAATTTTCAGATAAATATTTTTCATGTAATTCATTTGTTAAAATCTCGAATTTATTAATATGTTTTGATAATCCTACCATTGCGCATTTATATGGAAAATCATCTGCTTTATGTATTATATTTATTCCATTGGGAACTCCAAATTTAGAACCAATAGAAAAACTTGTTATTTCAAATCGTTTACCATTATATCCACATATTATAACTCCAAATTCATATTTGCTAATTCCTTCTATATGTTCTTTAAGCATTTTATAAAATTTTGATGTAATAATACCTATAAATTCTATATAGGATAGATCATCAAACTCTTTATCTGAATTTACAAATCCCTTTTTTGTATCATAAAAACAATAGCCATCAAATAATTTAAAACAATGTATTGGATTTCCCGTAACCCCGAATAATATTTGATTATTTAATTTAATCACCTTATTAAAGCCACTTCTACACGTATTATTGTTACTATATGTTGCACGACTATCGCCTGACATTAAACAAAAATTATCTGTTATTACAGCTTGTATTATACTCATAATATATCCCCCAATTATCAATATACAATACAATATTATATACCAATAATCGACAGAATACCACAGAAACATACATTCGTAAATCTGATTTATTAATCAATATCACGGGCATACCAACATAAAGTCAGTACGCCCATAAACCTTATCTAAATGTCAGTTTACTAAGTGAATTCCTACCTAAAGTCTGTCCAAGAGTCATCTCCTGAACCATCTTTTCAAACTTAGGATCTTGTTGTGCTTGTTTCATAAAATCTTCATAATTTTTAACATTTGGGAACGATAATGACACATCACCATATGATACATCAACCTTATTAGCCAAACTATTCGATATATTAGGAATATCAGGTAACTTAGCACCAAGATTATCCACAAACATATTAGGCATCCCCTTAGATAAATTCCAAAGCTTTTCTACTTGGTCTGCATTAAATACCATATCGCCAGCATCTAACTTCCTAAGAGTACCATATTTCTTAGAGAAGATAACTTCTGAACCAAGACCATCTTCATCTGTAAGAGTAAGACCACCATGGGCAGATTTAGAGCCTTTCTTTAGTCCGTGAGATTTCATATACTCTAACATTTGTATATTTTGCTCACTTGTTCCATAATAAGGATCATCATAACCCATCTGTTCATAATAGCCAGCTCTTGCACCAAATGATGAATCATAATCGTGCCATTTGATTCTATCTACGATCGAGCTTGATATATCCAATTCGTCCTTCGGGAAATCGTCAGGCGAGTATATCCAATTAACTCCATCAGATCCACCATCATCAGATGAACCACTATCAGAGTTATCCCAATTATCAGACCAATCATCACCACTATCAGATGAACCACCGCCATCAGAATAACCGCCATCGGTATTAGCATTCTGTTCTGCCTGTTGTCTTGCAATCTCATCGGCAACTCTTTGTGCTTCATCATTGCTATTCTTCAATAAGCCTTGTACAGCAGCATTGATGTCACCACAAACCTTATTAATAGCGTTGTTACCTTCAACAAACTTGTTACTGAAGTCACCTAATACACTATTAATACCATTTGTTATATTACTAGCGTTTGTACTCCATATATTTGACATAGATTCACTAAGCTTATAACCATAGTTCTCAGCAGTATCAGTGATAGTCTGTGAGATATTAGAAGCATTTTCATTAGACTGGTCAATAATTTCCTGCATAGTAACATCGAACTCATCTATACGCTGATCGAGCCAATTTTTCGCATTATCTTGTAATTCATCAAGAATAGCTTGAGTATCGCTTATAAGCTTTTCATACTCAGTATCTTTCAAATCATCTTTGGCAGTATTAATCTGATCTTTAAGCTGCTGGATATTCTTCTTACCTTCCTCAGAATTATCTCCTTGAACGGCAGAGTATTGTTTTTCTAAAGCGTTAAGAGCTTTTGTTTTCTCAGCTATAGATTTCTCATAATCATAAGCATCCTTTTGCTGATTCATAAGATCTTTGTACTTTTGTATAACTTCATCAAGCTTATCAAGAAATGTATCATAGCCCTCTTGAACCAAGTCCTTAAGGGCATCCTTTTCAGATATGCTTGAATTAATAGCCTCCTGTTGAGCCTTAATAAGTTCCTGTTTTCTATCCAGTAATTCCTTATCATAAGGATCATTAGCTAACTCTTCATTAATCTTAAGTATCTCATCCTTATAAGCTTTAGCCTGATTAAGATACAACTGATACTTCTGTGCGATTAATGCTTGTGCAGCCTTACCATTGTCATTCATATTGCCATTATCATCTGTAATATCTTCATTCTTTAGCAAGTCAACAAGGAACTGAGTTTCGTCTATAAGATTGCTGACATCATCACGAGTTCTATTGAAAGCATCCCAATTAATCTGTCTAATAGCATTGTCATACTCAACTAATGCCTTTTTAGCATCAAATATAGAAGAAGTAACATCATCTATAGATGCTTGCATAGAATACCAATCCTCAGATTCAGCTTCAATTTTACCAGATGCCATAGCAGAATTAAGTGCCTTTGTAAGTGCGTCTCTTTCCTGTTCAAGCTTTGTGAGGTTTTTCTGCTCCTGTTCAATCATAGAATTATTAAGCAGAGTAGAAGCAAACCAGCCCTGTTCTTCTAAGAGGTCATTATCCTTACTATATAAATCCTTAATAGAATTTACTTTCCCAAGAACTTCTTCAAACTGTGATTGAATATTATCAAATCTACTTTTAGCAAGCTGTCTTATCTCAAGGTTTAATGATTGTACAGAATCAGCAGCATCTTGTGCCTTATCATATAAATCCTGGCAATCTGAAATTGCATCCTTGAGATCTTCATCATAGACAGTTTCTATATTAAATGAACCATTTGCAATCTGATCTTTGTAATAATCGCTTAAGTCATATGAATTAAATCTATCCGTATAGAAGTCATAAGCATCTGACTGTGCGTTAATCTCTGATAACAATGTTTCCATAGAATCAGAGAGGGCATTATTACGATTAAGCCATGTACGTGTTGTATCAGATACTTTATTCTTTAAACGGTCATATGCTTTGGAGATTTTAGATAAGAGAGGTTCTACCCAGTTGAAGTCCTGTGGCGATGGTTCAGAGGATGAATCACTTCCGCTAGATGAAGATGATGAATCGCTGGAATCATAACCAGACATTCCTTTCCAATCGACATTAATACTTGAACTAACCTGTTTAAAGCTATAATTATCTAAAGCATCTACCGCAGCATTAGCACCATCAACAATACTTTGGAAATGGTTGTACATATTGTTGTATTCTTCATCCATAGCTTCTACTTCATCTGGATCTGCCGAATACATACCTGCATCATACCAACCAGTTGTTTGTACCATCAATTTACCATTTGCATCCTGAACAACTTTGAAATAGTCAGACCAGACACCTGCTAATTCCTTAATAGCTTTATTGGTAATTTCCAGCTTAGCCTGTTCCATATTTGACCAGTTATCAACGTCATTGCCATACAAACTAGAAAGTTCATTATATAATTCTGGGTAATTAGTCATAACTGCATTAAAGAATTCTTCATCAGTCTGTGACTTATCTACTACAGATTGTATATACTGATTTTTGCCATTCTCATAAATAGTTTCAAGCTGTGAAAATAACTCTTGTTCAGATATTATACCTTGCATATAATCCGAAAGTGCTTTGTTTGCTTCTGGATATTGTTTTGTGATTTTCTTCATAGAATCCACACCAATATTTCCAGTTTCCTCTAATTCACTCTGAATTTCCTTGATAATATCTGCTTCATTCTTAAGGTCTGCAAGATTGGTAGTAGTATCTTGTCTGTCTTTATCTGTTAAATCTCTCAACATATCTGTTGGGTCATCAAAGTTAGAAGATGTTATACCACCTATTCCATCCTGTGTCTCTTTAAGCTTGTTAAGATACTTAATAAATAACTGTGCTGCTGATTGCCCATCTTCTAAGATTAAGTCAGTATCATTCAGCTTATCATTAAGAACATCAATACCCTTAATATCATCTTCGGTAAGCGTACCTTCATTAAGTGCTGTTTTAAGTTTATCAACTATTGTCTGATAACTCTTATCAGCTATAATAGAATCAAGCTTAATTGTATTCCATTCAGCAGATTTACCACTATATCGGTATAAATCCATTTCCTTCTTCTGCATATCATCCCACATAGCTTGATATTGTGGATTGTCAAATGTGCCATCAGAATTCATAGAGTTCATCAATGTCTGCTTAAATGCTTCATATTTCTCTATTTTGTCTGAGAAGGTTTCTTCTGCCATCTTTTCAGCAGATTCTTTTAACTTTTCATTGGAGTTTGTATAATTAGAAATAAGATTATTATTGAGATCAATACTATGTTGGTATTGGGCTTTAAGACTTTCATCAGAAGTGGCATTTAATTGTGCCTGTAATTCTTCATTTTGTTTCTGGAATTCCTCTAATTTCTGTTCATTAGCTTTAATAGCATAATCAAAATCAGATAATTCACTCGCTCTATCCAAGAATGAGCCAACGTGGAAACCTTCTGCATCAGATGATGCTTGATAATACTGTTCCTGTTTACTAGCATTATCGTCAGTTTCCATGCGATTTTCTCTTGTGTATGTTTTATATGCTTCGTCAGAGGCTTCTTTTGCTTTCTGCTTTTTAACCTCTTCCTGGTTTTGTATCATAAGTCTTAACTCTTCATTAGTGAGTTTCAACTTATCAAGTTCAGCCTGTTCTACTAATGTAATAGTACCATTATTAGACTTTTCGATTAATTCAGCTATTCTATTTGTAGTCTCTGATAGCTTAGTTTTTAACTCATCAAGCTTTGTACATGCATCCGTATAGTCCTGTTGTGCATTTTCAAATGCTTCACGCTGTTCTTTCATAGATGTTGTTAACGCATCTACTATCTTAACTGCTCCTGCAATAGCACCTAAAGTTACTGTTATAGCAAGTAATATCGGATGTGCAACTGCAAGTGCTTTTAATGATGCACCAAGACCTTTGATAGCCGTACCAAATCCAACAGTGGCAGTAGTAGCAGTACCCTCAGTCGCAGCCATAGCATTAGTAGCAGTAGTATTAGCAAGTTCAGCAGTAGTAGTTTCAAGAATATTACCTGTAAGACCTTTTGAGGATAAAATCAATTCTATTTGCTCTTTATTTAATGTACTTTGCGAAATTGCCATTTTTGCAGCTTCAATGGAACAGTCAGCAAAAGTTTCTTTTAACAATCTGTTTACCTGTGCCATTCTAGGCATACCAACAGTACCAATATTGTCTATTTCTTTTAAAGCTTCTTCAAGTTTTGATATAACGCTAACAGACTCTCCAACAGTCTTTAATTGCGTATTTATGTGTTGTCTGATATAATAAAAACAAAAAAGGGGTTTATTATGAATTACGAAGAAGCAAAATATTATTTTGATAATCAAATTGAAAGCACGGAAGCAACAAAAATGTTGATGATAATTGCTCAAAATCAAACATTAAAAGGAATGAAGTTTATTCAAGAATTAACAAATTGTTCAGATGACGATGCTCAACAACTATGGTGTGAATTAAGTAAACAATATGGAACTAAAGAAAACAATCCTGCGATTCCCGACCTTACCCCACAGCAAATCGCCCAAGCCAACGCACAAGCACAGGAGTTATTAAACAAGGTTCATTGTCCATATTGTAATTCAACAAATTGTAAGAAAATATCAGGAGTATCAAAAGCGACATCAGTAGCAATGTTCGGTATATTTTCACAAAAGGTTAAAAAACAATGGCACTGTAATAATTGTAAGAGTGATTTTTAAGAATGGGAACTAATGTTCTGAATGGTAAAATATTCCTCAAAGTAGTATGATAGTATTATCAAATTATAGAGGAGGAATTTTAATATGACATCAGAAACAATAAGGAAAGAAGTAGCTCGTAGTTTAGCAATTGAAGCTATCAAACAAAGAGGAGTTTTAAATAAGACCGATTGGACTCCTACAAAAATCGTAGAAGAATTAGATACATTGTATAAATCCTTCTACGATTCATTAGAAGAGAAAGATATTACCAAATAGTTATATAGGGGTATCTTCGAGTTTTTCAACAATATTTCTGAAAAGGTTGCGTGTCTCTGATATTGAAATATGTTCTGCTTTTAACATACAGATAATCACATCAGTAAGACGTGTAGCTTTTTCTTTGTCTTTTAAATATAAATCTTTTTCTCGTGCTTGTTCAAAATACATAATTTTTACTTCCTTTCGTACTAATTTAGGTTATTCCGTTCAATAAATAGATATAATAAAAGAGTAGCCATTAATGACTACTCTTCAAAAATCAATAAGAAACAGAGGTTACATATGCTAAAAATCCATTATTGTCCAAATTGTCATAGAATCACATACACACATTATATAAAATGTATATGCAGGACATGCAACATTGAATGTAAAAATCTTGATATAGAGTTTGAAAAATTCTTCTCAATGACGGAATCCGAAAGAGAAGAGTATATTAACTCACAATTACTAAATTAGAACTATTGTTCTGGGATTGTATTGAATTAAATACAATGATAAAATAGACTTTAGACACAGTATGTACATGTACCACATCATGTATATAACCGAAGGCTGTATCTAAAGTCTATTTTATATGTGGTATCGGAAATAAAGTCTGCCCTTTCTGGGCAATACATTTCCCAACTTTCATTATTTTTCAAAAGAAAGGAGGGTAGAATTTGATAAGTATTTTTACTAAAGTTATAGAAGTCTCTGCAAGCTGTGGAATATGTTATTTAGCTTATTTAGGGTTAAAATTTGTAGTCACATTACAAATTTGTAAACATCCTGAACTCAGCGATGAGAAAGTTAAGTGTATAACACGCATGATTGCAAAAGACAGACATCATTCTATCTAATTCTATATGTATATGTCATTTTATTTCCTTTCATTCCTTACAATGGTAGGGCTGTCTCACGACAGTCCTATTTTGTTATTCTCTGTTTTATAAGTTATTTTTTGGAATTTTCTAGTTGAGTTAAACACACACTCAAGTACATTGCTGAATTCCGAAATCGCAATGTACACTATGCATTATAAGCGAATGTCATACTTAAGGCGATGACTCACTTAGAGGATGGGTATGTCGTTGGGGATTGCTCTCTTAGATAGATATTCTCTATATATGACCTTTCATTTCTATATATGATCAACATTATAAAATGTAGAGTACCGTCCTGCTCGTTGCCCGTTGTTAATGATACTTAGACACCTATCAAGTCTCCTCGATATTCTCATATATCCACATATACAATTTTTTCTGCTTTCGCAACCTCATCTAATATAACCATATAGATTACGGTTTGCTATGTGATCCGTGGGTAGTTTGTTAAGCTACCAAGCATTCAAGCATTTATTCCTCCATGTAATAGTTTATACTCCGCTAAAGTGTTTGCAGAGTTTTTATTAAGAATCCCATGTATCCATAGATTTGATTGTAACGCCATTATGTTATTCTCTTATCTATGATTGACCAACTAAAAACTGTTGGAGAGAGTTTTTTGTGTAAGGTTTGAAAACCCAATCAAAATTCTTAATAAATTTAAAGATACCTGTACCAGCACCACCGATACCGATAACAGTTGGTAATACACCAAATTTGTCAATAAGTTGATCTAGTACATGGATTGCTCCTGTACCAAAATCAACTATACCCTTCAGAAAATCAGAGCTTACCAAGTCAGACTCAAGTTCTTGAAGTCTATTCTGGAATTGTGCTACCTTGGCATCAAGAGATTCCATGTAAGAGTCAAGTTCCTTCATTGCCGCTCCGTCTGCGTCAAGTGCAGAATTGTACACAGACTCTAACATTTCTGGGTTGAGCAGGATACTAGAAGCAATGTTGGATCTGTTCTTACCTGCAATAGCCTCTACTAAAGCATTTGCTCGGTTTGTTCCAGCCTTTTTATCTTCTTTTTGAATCTCTTTATAGACCTTGGCGATGTCTAAAAGGATATCATATGTATTACGGAGATTTCCGTTAGCATCTAAAACATCTACACCTTGATATGCATTAGACGCAACAGCAGTATAATCTTTGATTATTTGCTGTGTTTTTGAACTGGTTTGTACAACAAAATCATCTACATCTTCGCCTAAAGAAGCTAATTCATCTTTCGCTTCTTCAGTTCCTGCGAGTCGCAGACTAATTGTACGAACACCCTTTATGTTTGATACAAGTCGCAACTCTTGTATCAGATACTATTATATTATTCTCTTTTTTATGATACTTCTTGTAATATATTTAAGTCTAATAAGTTATCAAATAAAAAACATTCAATGTTATTCTTTTCCCAATATGGAATACGAATTAATTGAATGTTTTGTTCTTTACAATATTCAGTTTTTATTTTGTCGTGGGATTGAACTAATTCAAATGCTCTATTTAGTTCTTCGTCTGACATTTTACCATTCCAATTAACAGGCATATAGTGTTGTTCACCATCGTATTCTATGGCAACATTATAGTCATTAAGATAAAAATCAAATGGAAGAGTATTTATATCCTTGCAATCATCAAATCTTTTTTGACGTTCATATTTAAGCTGAAATTTATCCAATATTTTTCCTACATTGTTTTCAGAATTGGAAGCATTGCAATTTGGACAACCAAATCCAGTCATCAAGTTATATGCAAGCGGTGTCCATTCATGTCCACAAGTTCTACATCTGCATTCAATTCGTTCACCAGCTAATGTGTATTCGCCTGTAATTTCAATATTTGGTAATTTCTCTTTTATAATTTCTTTAAATTCATCTGTAGTTCTAAAATATCCGTTACAATATCTACAACAACATTTTGAAGATTTTATATTATGAAATGGTACTTTTTGGATACCTTTATCAATATGATTTTTACACAAGAAAGATATTACTGTATGCCCATTGACAACTTCTCTATCTTTATAAATATACCCATGAACATCTTCTACATAATATTTATATAAATCATCATCAATTAATTTTGTGCATCTATCATTTTCATACATACACATTGGACAACATAATGATTCTTTATATAGAAAAGAAGAAGGAGCTGCTTCAAATTCATAATTATGTTTTTTACAATAAAACTTCATTTTTTCTTTAATATTTATATATTCAGACAATATATTAATATTAGGATTTATCTCATTGATTTTTGCATACACATCTTCCTTGTTTAACCCAAACTTTTCTCTGGCTTTCTCTAATTGGCATTCTTCACAATTGGTAGCACCTTTTAATAATGTATGTATTTGAATTTTCCATTTTGTATCATGTTTTTTACAACGGCATAAAATTTTATTATTACTTCCTGTATATTCACCTAACACTTCAATTTCAGGGGATACTTCTAAAACTTCATTTATGATATCTTGGGTTGTTTTTCTACCTCTCGAATCCCATCGTTTTACATGTCCGCATATCTTACATCCATTACCATATAATAAACATGAAACAGTGCCATCCCATATGTGACCACATACCTTACATTTACATTTTACCTTTGTGTTCCAATTCTTATACTCAGATAATATTTCAATATCTGGATTTATAATAGTCATTTCCTCTTTAAATGTCTCTTTTAATTTTGAATGATTACAATATTGACATGGCTTTTTATTCTTACCTATTTTTTCAACAGGAATCCATTGTACTCCTTTTTCTTTATGTTTATTACATAAAATACAAGCACAACGTCTATTTTTACCGTTTACTTCTTTATTATCTATTCCAACTAAAATTAAATCTTTTTCATTACATAATTCTTTTAAATATTCTGTTGTATATTTCAATTTACTATCACCCATATATTATCTGTTCCTTTCTAATTTTACGCATAAAAAATCGCCAGTAGTTTAAATAACTCTGACGTTTTCGTATACTTATATGTAGTTACTTCATTTATTTCTTTTACAAAAGATGGTTTAATACCATGTTGTAATAAATACTCCTTTTCAGGAGAAAATTGAGTTGAATACTCCTTATCGAATTTCTTCATTCCTTTTATTCCTCATGTATAATAGTATCTCTCTACCTTTCGGAAGAGTAACAGATCATGTCTTATTCCCTTGCTATGCATTAGGGAACATACCTTTTCCATTTGACGGGTTCTCACCGACTTCATTTGCGATTAAGCCGTACTTCTTATGATTCAGATATTCAGGATTTCCACCTTTATTCACAAGTCTGAATCTCCTCATCGGAGAATGATCGTTGAGCGTTTACCCTCGACTCAAGTACCGTATGGTCTACGGGATACGTTAGGGTACTTCGTTGCAAACAAGCCATTGTAATATCTCTAATTTTTGAATCCATCATATAGTAGTTTCCTCTATATTGTGGCATAGAGCTTTAGGCTGCCCTTGCAGTTAAATATGTTCTATAAAATATATTTCTATATCTTTCAGGCAATGTTTCACCTGCGGTTTTAGAAACGTCCTGTGTTATGGCATTACCAGCAGTAATAAGAGCTACACTTTCAGCAAGATCGTTGCCTTGAGTTTTTAATACAGCAGCCGAATCTTTCAATGCTGTTGAAAGTTCATTGGTACTGATACTATACTCGTTGCCGATTTTATCCAGGACATCAATAATTTCCATTTTGTCAAGCTCTTTATAAGCTTGTGACATTGCAACTAATGAATCCGTTGCTTCATCAATATTTTCAAATTCTGATACATTTAATAAAACTGTTGCATCTTTTGCCGATTCCTTGGCTTCATCCAATGACTCACCAAGACGCATCCATGTTGCTGTGGCATCCTGTAATGCGAGAGCAGTAGTACCAACCGAGTCAGCGGTAGAAAAACTTTCTTTCTGAAAATTCTTTAATGACTGTGCAGATTCATTTGATACTTTACGCATTTCGGTATATGCAGTATCTAATTCTCTAACAGTAGAAGCAACCTGCTTCAATTCATTAATAACATCATACACACCAAACATTCCTGCCATCTGAGCAGCTAATTGATGGAATCCGCTATTCTTTAAAGTATCAAAGAAACTTCTGCCAGCACGACCAGCTTCGACTTCGGCATTATAAATCTTTAAGATTTCACCATGAATTTTGTCAAGACTCATACTAGGATTACCACTTTCAATTTCTGCATAGTAAGCTTTAATCTTAACTTTAGCCTCAGTAGACATATTACCGTTCTCAGCTAAAAGCTTGTGAATCTTGTCTAATTCTTTCTGACCTGAAACAAAGTTATATCCCTTTTCAGCAGCTGACATATTAGTGACAGTAGCGATAGCATCTTTGATTTTCTTTTCATACTCGTCCAATTTAGAAATATCATCACTTGTCACCAAACTAGCATCTTTGCCCTTTAATTCATTAAGCAGAGTTTCATACTCATTAACAGCATCCTTGACAGCCTGTACATTCTTTAAATATTCATCACTTGTCCAACCACCATCGTTAAACCTTGCGATAGTAGCATTATAAGCACCTTTCTTAGTCTGGTAAGATGCTAGTTTATTCTCATATTTATCAAGAGATGGAGCTTTTATGTTGTCTAATACATCTTTGAGTTTTGCGGCTGATTCAGCAGAACCTTTAGAAGCTTGATCGAATAGTTTCATCATATCAACCCATTGTTTCCATGCGATGATATCAGGATTTTCTGCTTGTATAGAAGACAAATTCTTTCGTGCATCCCATGCAGCCTGTTTTAATTCCTCAACATTCTGTGTCTGTAACGCAATCTGATTTGCTTCACTACCAGTACCTTTATCCTTAGCTTTAAGATTATTGAGTTTTGTCATAGCATCCATATAATCTTGGATTGCTTTTATATTTTTATCCCATTCAGCTTGAATATTTTTGACATTTTCAGAATCAACTTTAATAGAGTCACTTTTTGCTTTTGCAGTTGCAATATCTTCTAATGTAGTTTCAATTTTCTCCAACTTACGCTGAGAAGCATCCAACTGTTCTTGTGATAAAATAGGATTGTTTTGAAGTTCTTCAATCTTTTCTTGCAATCTTGCAGCTTCTTCGTAGTCACCCTCAAAAGCCTTGTCACTTTCAATTCGTTTTGAAACTGTAGAATATCTATCAATAGAATCAATCAACTCATTGTAAATAGATTTCTGTTCTGCTAATTTAATATTCTCTGCCTCAATTTGTGCCTGTTTTGCGTCACGTTTATTTGCTTGTTCGTTGGCTTTTGCATCCTTTTCATCAGAAACTGCTTGTCTTAAATTAGTCTGTGACTGTTTCTTATTATTCAGTCTTTTCTGATTATCAGCAATTCTCTTTGTAGCAGCTTCAATCTCAAAAACATATTCCTTTTCGCTGCCATAAAGATTAAGAGTGTTTTGTAATTCATCTCTCTTTTTTCTTTCAATGGCAATCTGATTATCATCAGCAGTAGTATCGTACCCTGGATGAGCTGCAAGTGTCTTTTCTTTTGTCATTTCTAAAGATGCAATCTTATTGTCTGCACTGATAATAGCTTTTTCTACCTGTTCAAAAGCAGTTCTGACATTAATAACTTGTTCTGCCCATTTGCCAGTTTCCTCATCATATGTAGCCAGAACTGTTTGTAACTGACCATTTTTTAATCTTTCCACAAAAGAAAATTCATCAGTATCACGAGTTATATCGTTGCCTTTTGAATCTTTGCCTACAACTGTTCCTTTTTTACGATACCAATTCTGGCTAACAATATCTCTAGTTTTTGTTAATTCAGAAGCCGCCTGTTTAGCTTTACTTACTGTTTCATCCAAAACATTATTTTCTTCTCTAATTGCTTGTGTTGTTTTCTCAACAGAAGCAGTAGCTTCGGTAGAAGGAAATGCGTCTTTCTTTTCAGATGAAATATTCGATTCTTGTGAAGTAGAAGAGAGGTTGGATTTCATTTCTGCAAATTCACTGTTAAGTTCTTTTACAGATTCCTTTGTCTTTTCAACATCATCTCGTACATTTTCAAAACCATTCGATTCAATAGAAGAAATTCTATCTTTTACATCACCAAGTTCAGTTTTTACCTCTTGAATATCAGATTTTAACTCTTCAATTTGAGAATTATTTGAATTAGAAGTATTAGAAACTGTTTCCTTTTGAGCTACTGCTAATTTCTGTTCAGCTTCAGCAGTAGCAATAGTTTGTGTCTCTTCTTGTTTTAATGATTCAATATATTTTTTATTTTTGGCAGTAGCATCTTCTTTCGCAAAGTCAAGATACATATTTGCAAGATCTTTATCTGAATTGATATCTTCGCTTGAATAACCAAATAATTCTGCATCTTTTGCTCTGCTTTCTGCAACTTCTAATAACCTGACATATTCTTCAATGTTTTTTGTGATTTCAGGTGTAATTGGCGCATCGCCTAAATTAGCCTTCACTTTAGAATAAGCAGAATTAAATTTCAAAAGCCGATTCTCTAGTAATGTAATTTCCGTAATTAAGTTACTTTCATCTGCATTACCATACTTTTGAAAATTTTCAAACTCTTTAATTCTATTTCCTACGATTCTCTCTTTACTAAAAATTGAATCGTTTACATCAAAATCAATAGTTACTTTTTCTAATTTACTTTGTGCAACACCTTTTCGTAATGCTTCTTCATAGGCTTTGTAATACGCATAACCAGCCTTTGCACCTGCATTGGTAGCCATTGCTTCTTCATTACCATAATAGTCTTTAAAAGCATCTGCATATTTTTTTAACTGGTTATAAGCATCTGTCTTATTTTTGGTATTAAATGATAAGTCAATTCCTTTTGATAAACTAATAATCTCATTAATCTTATTCTCTAATTTATCAAATGTCTGTAGCTGTTCTTTTAATCCAGAATCACCAAACTCGAATGTGAACTTGTCTAATTTGAGTTTCTGCAATTCCTTAATTTTATCAATTACTTTATCATCTTTTGCATCTAATTGAATTGTGATTTTTTGTTTACCAGCTTTATTACTAATACCATCGAATACACCATTTGTTTCTTTTTCAAATTGTGCAAGACTAGCTCTATAATCAAAACCAATCTTAATAATATCTGAATTAGCCATTTATTCACATCCTTTCTAAACTGTACAACGCTTTCTATATTCATCCTTTAACCGTTCATGATATTTATGTATTTCTCTATACACACTGAAACTAGCAGGAATGTTATACCAACCATGATAAGTACCTTTCGGATTGTAAATAAATTCCGACATAAGATCTGAAGGCGTAATTTGGTCATAGTTATCAAACATTCTTTCAGGTGTTACTTCAACGCCACCATAAAAAATAGTACCGTGGCTATTTTTATAAAATTTGTTATAAGACCTGTATAAATTATGTGTTCTTACATACTGTTGTGGTGTGTAATCGCTATAATATAAATCAATAAACGACACATAACCATCTGTTAATCTCTGTTGAGCTTCGTGTGCCAATTCGGAAGCTTTTTTCTGAGCCTGTTTTTCCAAATATTTAATAGTGTCTTTATTTAGTCCCAATCATTATCACCTCCAAAATTTTCACTATAATTTCATTATTTTTTCACTAAAATAGGAGAGCAGTAGTAACCACTCTCCATAAGAAAAACTCTATGACATTTGACCGCCATAGAGCCTATTTATAATTTTCATTCCTTGTGCTATAATTAATTTGTCTGATAGTAGATTGTGTGTAAAAGTGACACAATCCGTTATGCATTGTTATCAGATGAGAAACACAATTTCTCCACAAAGATACATGACTTGCGTCATAGAAAGGAGCATATTGATGATAGCAATTTTATTCATCATCATGCTGCTAATAGTCTTACTTCCAGTTTGGATTTATGTACGAAACCACCGTATGAAAGACATTCATGTGAAGTTAGCATTATTTAGTGGCATTGATATTAAGTGCTCTTTCTATAAGGAGTAGAAAGACACAAGGAATGAAAGGAGAACGAAAAAGTCCGTGGCAAACCAGTCACGGCTTTTTTATTTTTATCCAAAGAAATTTGAATTTCATCACGCATTAATATATGTATTTGTTTTTTCATCTAATTTTAAAAATGCATGTGCTAATGTAGCTTTTCTATCATCGCTATAAATAAGGCTAGTATACAAATCTTCTGAACTATCATTCTTTTTTAAAAGTTCATTCTCTGAACCAATTTTATTTTTACTTTCCTGTTCTAATCTATATTTCGCTAAAAGCATCAAAGCATCTCCACAAGTTCCATTAAAATTATCTGGAAGATTAAACCAACATTCTTCTATATAAAACAACTTATTTGATACCATATTCTATACCTCTTTAAAATCACCCTTCTTGGCAAACTCAACAACCTTATCCAAATCTTCTTGTGGAATATCTGCAATTTTCTTCTGCACAGCTTCCATAAAAGGTTCAACGAGGGTATTAATTAAAGTTCCAAATCTTTCGACCTGACGACTAACATATGCGTGTGGTTCATACATATTCTGCATAATATCAGACTTGTGCATATCAATAAGAGTTTTTATTTCAGATATTTCACTTGCAGGAATAAGTGATGGAATATCTTTTCTATCTATAACTTCACCAATCATTAATTTATCAAGTAACCCAGAAGACTTTAATAAGTCATAATCTGTCATAAAATTAGCTTCATCACTACAAATAAGATTTGTATACTTCTCAATAACTTCTCTAACAAATAACATATACTGAACAAATGAATTAACATGTATATTGTCAGTTTTTCGGAACTTCGTTTCGCCATCTTTATCTGTATATTTTTCCTGTTCAAACATAGTTCTATCTGTAATAACTATTGCAATAGCATCTTTAACATTTATAGGAATATAAGATATAACCTTTAACTTTTCTTGTATATATCTTTTCTTTAATGAATCTGTACAATTTATATATCCTTCAACAAATTCTTTAACTGTTATCTTATTCATAATCCTTTTTCTCCTTTATAAATCATTCTTCTACAATAGGCATAAATATAGTATATAATTCTGCACTAAGTCCTAAACTAAACAATTCATCAACGGTCATTGAAGTAAATTCCACATCAATATTCTGGTTTCTGAGTATATTCATCTCTTCAACAAACTTATCCATATTTTCTGAGTCTTTCTTGATTTCTATATTTCCTGTCTTATTGCCTTCATCATCAAGAACTGGCTCACCATATTTCCTAATAAGATCCTGTCTTGTCTGATCGTAATCTGTATAGATACCAGAAAAACTTCTTATTATGCCAAGTAGCTTAAACTTAGAAAGAGATGTAATGTTAGAGTCGTTATTCTCTATAATGCCTTTTGTTATCTCATATATGTTTGTTGCTTCGTAAAGCTTCATTGTTTTCTTCATATTCAAATATTCTCCTTTTTACAATCTTGTTGTATCATTAAGAAACTTATTTATATCATAACGATAATTCACTTTTAATTTTTTCTTATTAATCAATATTGGATTACAATATTTCAATAAATCACTTTCATTGAAACTTTTCTTAGATAAAGAATTTATCAATACATCCCATTCATTTATCATAAGAAAATATGTATTACCTGTTTTTCTAAAATCTAAAATAAACCCACTACAAACATTTTTATAAGTAGAAAACTTCTTTAATGATTCTACTTGATAATGATGTATAATTCCTTTATCTTCCTTTGTTCGTTCAAACGAACAAGCTCCTTCAAAAGTTTTTAATTCTAATGTCCAAAATGTATTTCTGTCACCACTAAAAATCATAAAATCACATGGACTATGTTGACTGAATCTTAGCTTTGAACTCATATCAAATGATTGAGCAGCATCAGGAGGGCGATAAATTAATATATCTTCTGGACACGATTTTTTGAAATTCTGTTCAAAAACTTTACCTATATTTTTTGCTATAATTATTCATTCCTTTCTGATTAAGGGCAGGCAGTCTAGTCATCTGCCCTAACTAAAAAATGCCCTTACCATATGACTAGATAATGGTAAAAGCACTTTAATTTTCTATGAGTTTCTTCCTTATTAATATAAAGATATAACAAAAGAGCGATCTTGTATGAAATCGCTCTTTCATAAAATAAAATATGTAATTACGCACAAACAAACATTGGGTATAGCTCCCACTTAGCGTTGGGATATTTATCAATATTATCAAGTACGACTTTGTGTACTTCTTCCATATTGCCAATATTAATATCAATATGGATAATTTTTCCACCTGTTAGTTCAACTTCTTCACAAATTAAATTAAAGTACATCCTCATGTTAGATTCCTCCTATCTCTTTATACAAAATAATTCGTACAAGTCAACTTTTAGTATATGAGATAAAGTAATAGCGTGACTAAGTAGAATATCATTAGTTTGATTGTTTTCAATTTTTGACAGGGTGGTTGCAGAAATACCACTTCTCTGAGATAGTTCCTTTAATGTTATATTTTGCTTATATCTATATTCGCCAACTTTATTCTTCATATCATAAGTATTCTCAAGAAAAATTTTGTTATACATAGAATAACTGAAATTTAATAAACATTGGTTTATACAATATGTGATATAATGAAGATTATGGCTAAATTACCTAAAATCACCACTAACAAGTTTGTTATGATATATTTCTCTAACAGCTTTCATTGATTCTACAATATATCCATTAGTCATATGATTATCAGCAAGTATTTTTTCATATTGCTCATAAGTCCGAAAAATATGTTCAAAAGCTTCTCTATTATAATCCTGCCCACCCGTAAGAGCAGAACAAAAATTAAGAAGCTCCCATCGAATATCAGATATCTCTTTTTGTACAAGATTGTCCTTAATGTCATCAATACCTTTAGATATTTTTTGGATTTCCTGATACTGCCAATTGTCATGTTTTTCAAGCGTTTTAATACGATTTTCAACAATTTCTTTATCTTCTTCGTTTCCTGTTTTAATGCGATATTTTTTTTTGAAATAACTGAATATTTCAATAATTTCCTTAGCTGCAAATAAGATGGCAAAGAACCCAAGAATGACTAATAAATAATCAATTTGTGCAAGTTTTTCTATAGCTCCCACTCATATGTACCATCCCTTCTTACTTCTTCAAAAAATTCTTGAACGCTTCATATAAACCTGTAGAAGCAAGACCAGAGACAAGACCGCCAAGTAATATCTCAGGTGTAAAAGCCATATTCATCCAAATATTTAAAACAACACCTAACACACCCATGATTGCAGGAATATACTTATTAACTGCATCTGTTGTAACAATATTTTTTAATACATAGCCGATACATAAACAAATACCAACAATAATCGGTACTGCAAAATTTGTTAAAAATGATAAATCTGTCATAATTTTAATCCTCCTTATACTATAACTTTATTTAATTGTCTTAATACATCACATCAATCATACTAATTCATGATTGCACCATTTTTTATAGACTTCTGTTGTTTCTTCTTTAAGAAATACAACTGCCAAAATAATGTTGTTTGTATCCGCATCAATACTCGTATACATATCTATTGGATATACGCCATTTTTGATATATAACAAATATTGCTTTGGATTAACTATTCTTACAACTTCATATATTGAATAATCTCTTGGTTTTAAATTTGTTTTAATCATTCCTTTTTATCCCTTATATAAATAGCGTAAAAAATAGGGATTACAACAGTGAATAGCGGTATGTTATAATCCCTTATTTAAAAATCACTATTCAACATTACTTTCAGCCTCATTTTCGACTTTTGTAACAATATCCTTTTTGACAGACTTAACTTCTGTCTTTTTATTTTCTTTCTTAATAACTTGTGCTTTTGCTTTCATAATAGAAGCAATAGAATTCTTATAGCTTTCGCCAAAATATTCTTTCCTGCTTAAATCCAATTTTTCTAATTTTGCTTTAGCTTCAATATCTGTCATACGTCCATCTTCAAATGAAGAAGTAATATTGTAAATGTCTTTGCAATTTTCACTACAATAAGCAAAATGCCATGTAGGTTTAAATCTGTCTTCTGGATTACAAACTGGGCAAAACGAATACTCTTTATGGCAAACGCAACACGTTCTTAAATCATTCTTGCTCATTCATTCATCTCCTTAATATAATAGAAGAGTGGTAAACCACTCTTCTAAATATGTTTTGGTTGTATAAAGATTAGACTTCCTCTTCTTCATCTACAAAATAGATTTCAACCATATCCTGAGATGTAGAACATGCGTTTGTAAGGATTGCACCCTTATAATCCATTGTCTGTGAATCTCCACCCTGAAGGGCAAGGCTTACTTCTGGACTTGGCATAAATGATGAAATATGGATAATGCAACCACGATAGCTTCCAATTTCACATTTATCAACTGCAAGAGCCTTGAAGTATAACTCATGAGCCTTTGGATATTTATCACCAGAAATTGTAAGCTTAGCACCACTCTTAACATTCTTCTTAAACTTAACGAGGTACTGTGTTTCCTCTGGATCTGATGGTGGTGTAAGCTTATGATCTGTTTCTGTATCTACCTTAAATTCTGTTGCAGAAGCAGCAGAACCTTTTGTATAAGCCTTTCCAAGTGAACCATTTGCTGAAAGTGCATTTACAATAAATGAATCCTCAACAGCATCTGTAATATCAAGTGTTTCACCTGCTTTTACAATCTTAAAGATAGGCATAACAATTGTATTAGAATCAGAAGCAATCTCAGCGTCCTGAGCAGAAATAGCTTCAATTACAGAAAGATTCATAAATGCATTAGTGGCAGTAACCTCACCACTCTTACCTGAATACTTTCTATAAATTAAGTTACCATCTTTGTCTTTAATATCTGTTGAGTCGGCAGTGATATCAATAGTTGCATTTGTCAACTGTGTCAATGCATAAAGAGCTTTTGTCTTTGTCGCACCATAGCCGAACTGAAGACGGTCAATAATTACGTCACCAAGTTTAAATGCCATAATATAATTCCTCCTTATAATATAAAAATTTGTATTAAAAAAGAGCGATATAAATCGCTCAATCTCTCTAACTATTCATGTAACTCACGCATGAAATTAAATTGTTCTTTTGGAACTTTGGACATATCGCACATACCTGAATACATTCCACTCATTAAAGCACGAGTGGATTCATATATTTGCAATCTCTGTACAGAATCCATAAATTCATAAATTCCAACATCTCTAAGTTCCTGTAACTTGTATTTAAAACCTGGGTGATTTATACAAGCCGATATAAGTAGCAGAAGAGTAGAAGTATTTTTCTCATCTCTTTGTGCCATATTCATTTTATCTTCATCTATCATCCATTGTTTTGTTGTCTTTCCCCTTGCTTTTTCTATTTTTGGATGGATATTAAGCAAGGTTCTGATATATTCAGCTATTTCCATATATTCAGATTCTTTTAAAATAAAATCATTTTCAGAATCATATAAACACAATTGAGGTTTATCAGAATCTTTTTCTTGAAACTGCATTAACTGCATATATTCAATTCTATAATCTGGGAATAACAATCGAATAGCAGAATTATCAGTATCTGTCATACTTTTTAACATACCAAATACTTCAATATCTTTAACTTTGCACCAATCTATTCGTTGTGGTAAATCCCATAACATTACACGAATAGAAGTAGAATTATATAGAAAAGGCGAAAGACCAGAATAAAATTTTGATTCACCCATATTGAGAATATCACCTATTGTTGGCTGTACAATACGAATGCCTTTAACAAAGTAATCTTCTCTAAAATACATTTTAAGGGGATCAAATTTATATTCTTGTATATTTTCTTTTTTCTTTTGGGCTTCGGCTATAACAGCAGCTTGAAGTCCATCTAGCATATCAGTATTTTGCTGTGACATAATATCACCGCCTTAACTGATAGTTCATCATCTGAGATTGTCCACCATAAGGTGTCTGAACCTTACTGTTTAAGTCCGTAAGTTGGAATACAAGAGTACGAACAACGTAATTGTTATCCGTAGTAGATTCACGATTTGATATAATGTGCGTTTGCATCCCAAATATATTTGACCATGCAAATCGTTCTCTTATAATAGAAGCAATAAGATCGTGTCTTGGAATACCTGTTAATTTGTCCATCCTATCATTACCATGGACAAAAATAGTAAAAGTAACCAACGTTTCTTTTAATCCAGGTTGATATCTAACTGTGTCTTGAAAACTTACTTGATAACAAAGATAATTTCGTACTTTTGTCTGAGTGTCTGGAATAAATAAATACGGAAGTATATTTCCATCGCCTGCCGTATCTGAAAAATATCTATCCCATTCTCCAAGAGGGTCGTATTCCTTCTTTTCTTTATTCCATTCCCAATTGATATTACCATCATCATCAAAAAGTTCAGGCTCTAACGTTTTTTCATTGAGTGCATAAAGTAAACAAGGATTTGATAATAAAGCCTTTTCTATCTTTTTTTTATATAAAATATTTTCATCATCAGGAGTGTTGTTATATGCACGAAGTTTATTCAACAAATCATCCTTTGTAACTAATTTTTCTTCCATATAACACCTCCTATTCAGTTAATTCTAATGACAAAATTTCAGATTCAATCGGCAAGTTATCCTTAACAATTTCACACTTAACAGATAATATTTTGCCGATAGCAGAAGTATCATTAGGAAACTTTACTTTCTTTTGGTTGTACTCTGTACCAGCTCGCCATGTTACTTTATCTGTCCAGCCTTCATTATCAATAGAGCAAGTCCATGTAAAGGTTGCATCAGCATATTTAGTTGTAATATCTTCATTGGAATCATTAAATAGATTTACTGTAAGATTTTTATAAGAGCCACCAACTTTGATTGTTGAAGTGGATGCTGAAATTCTTGCTGTAATGGAAGATGGGGGAGTAGTTGGAGTAGATGGATCTGTTGGGTCGATTTCTGAATCGAAATAGTTCGCATACATTTCGCCCGTTTCAAGATTGACATAATCCGTATGCTCGTTCCAAAATGCCGTATATATAGTAAGTTTTTGAATACCAAATGGCATTGAATTTTCAACCTTGGTCACTGTCCATATTGTAGGATGTTCTGTTAAAGCACTTACTACAACACGCATATTTTTAGAATCTTTAGAAGTGTACCAAAATTTCTCTGTAATAGAGTTCATTGGCAACCATATCTTATCCTGATTATCAGTATGTGTAAAATATCGGTCAGTGTAAGTGCCTATAGTGTAGGAATTCTGTTGTCTTAAACAACACCACATACGTCTCTTGATGCGCTTATCATTAGATTTTTCAATCCATGTAAGTTCGTAATTTACTGGTAAAATCAGATACTTTGGAAACTGATTTGCAGGTTCATCACGACAAATAATCCACTTATGATAAATTCCTCTATCATCTGGAACGTCCACAAAAAGTCCTATCGGAAATGTTGCCCCATAGCGTTTCCTAAAATCAGTCTCATAATAATAAAGGTCATCACCTTCATTGAATCTTACAGGCTGACTTGGACGAAACATAAGATAGTATTCTACTTGATCTTTGTCCATTGACTGATAAGATTTGATAATGAACTTTGCATCTATCTTTGTCTTATTAGTATTTTCATACGTCATGCCTTCAGCGAGAGAACGTGTAATTCCATGCTCGTCTGTGAAGAAGTCATCATGAAAATAGTCATAGATATAACAAGTCCTTGTAGCTATGTCGTTTTCAAATGTCTGTTCCATCGCCCAATCAGACTGTTCCTTATATATCTGACCAATCGTTTTAGCTCCGTTGTTCTTGGCGTTTGCGACACGCCTAGCTGTTTGTAGACTCGGCATCGCTTACACCTCCCTCAAACATTGCTTTTATATATCCATGAGAATCTAAGATTGCCCTACGGAATTTTTTGTAACTGAAATGGTCGCTCTTGAAATTATCCATAGCACCTTGTAAAGTCGCCATAAGAGTCACCATAAGTCCGTTATCATTAAATAAGGTTTTTGTGCCACCTAATTTAAACATAACATTCTCAAAGAAGACGAGAAACGCTTCATCATCTTCAAATATTTTCTCTTCAATTGTTTTGTCCTTATAGAGCAGTAGTTTGTGAATGTCGCTATGCATTGCACAAACTGCTTCATTGATTTGCTTGTCTGTGAAGTTGCCATATATGTATTGCATATTAGGACTCCGTATTGATATAGGAATTGTACATATATCCGTAATCACGAATACGTTTATTCAATTCAGTTTTCATGGAATCAAGACGGTCGATCATATTTTTATGATTGTCGAGTAGCTTCTTTTCTTCTTTACCACCTATCATTACTGATGTGTGCATAATAGAATCAACCTGTGGCTGTAACCACTCAATCGTCATTCCAAGCACAAGAATTCCTACGACAAAATTCATATCAGCCGTTTCATCTACTGAATTATTCAGTGTGAAATCCAACTGTTGAATTTCATCATCGAGTGTGAGAGAAGAGAATAGTCTACGCACCCTTGGATTAGCAATTACATTGCTTAATCGCTCTGTATAAATTTCAAGCAAATCGTTTTCGTTAAAAGAGAGTTCTTTCGGATCTGAAATTCGTCCTCTTGCTCTTGAAAAAATTGTTTCGTATGGAAGCGTCATTGTGAGCCTCCTTTATTACATATTCAATTTTAAAAGTAACTCTGTTCCAAAAATAGAATCAAGCATCTGAATTCTCTTAACAGAATCAAGTGTTCCGTCATCAACCATACTTGTTGCAATAGTTTTTAATGCTTCCTGTGCTCCAATTGGAAGAGAATAGATAGCTTTTTCCATTTGCGAAGGAGTCATCTTTAAAATATCTCTTAAATCATTTGTCGAATGAAGAGTAGAATATAAATCATCAAGTTCTGGATGTAATGCAATGAAATCTGCATCCTGCACAACAAAACGAGGTTTAAACATCATCTTGTCACCCTTCCTTGCTGCATAATCCAAATCTCTAAATTCAATTTCCTGAACGTCATCAATATCTGCAAATGTATATAAAGTATCTGATTTAAGTCCAACATAAAATAATTCTCCTGCGGTAAGAGACACACATGGAATCATTTCTGTTGGCTCAAACTTCTTTTTTTCTGATTTCTTTTCAGCCACATCAGTATTAGTATTTTCTACTGCTTTTGTGGTTGTCTTTTTTGTATATGCCATTTATTTTTTCCTTTCTATCCAATATAAAAAGAGTGGCTAGATAATCTAACCACTCAATTTTATTTATTACTCAAGAGTCCACTGACCAAAGTACTGTGGTAATACTACCTCAACACCCATTTCTCTCTGAACTTCATATTTCTGGAAGTCATCAGCGTGTTCACCCTTCTGAGTACCAGACTCATAAATCTGAGTTTCGCCCTTATCTGTAAACCACACGAACTGTTCCTGATTCTTTGCAAAGATAAGAAGTCTCTTATCGTCAATAAGTCTCTTTGTTACATCATTGAAAGCAAATCTCTGAGGAATCTCAATGAGTTCTGTTCCCTCATATGTACCAAGGCGACCTGTCTTAGCAACATCCTCCTTCTGAGATAAACTTCTCCAATCAACTTCTGTAAGACCATTAAGTTTCTTTAATGCAGTCTTTGTACCCATAATAACAACTTCTGCGCTATTGGCTGTTCCAACATCCTCAAGAAGTGTATCAAACTTGTCTTTTGTAGAAGCAGATAAAGCACCTGTTTTTACAAACTGAGAGTTGTTAGGTAACTTAGTAGCAGCTCCATAAATTCCTGTATAGCAAAGTTCCTGAACCTTATATACAAATGCTTCTGCAATCTTATCTGTCAGTTCTGTAAAATCAATACGTCCAAGTAAAATAAGATCAATATCCTTACCAATCTTTACACCATACTTCTTAGTATGAATCTTGTGTGCTGTACCTTCATTTAAGTACTGTAAAGTCAGATCATGATGGTCGCCACTGATTTCAGCAACAGCAAGCATAACCTTTTCTTTTGACCAGAACTCTTCCTCGTCACCAAGTTTAACATTTCTCATATCTACAAAATCATTAAACCACTCAGATTCCTTAAATGCTGTATCTACCTTAAAATCAATATCAGACTCAAGTAACTCATATACTTCTGTGTGATGAAGCTCTAAAGCTCTTTCACGTCTCTTGTTGGATCTAAGATCATCTTCAGTAAGGTCACATACTTCCATAATAATTTTACGGATTGCCTTGTTTGCTTCGTGCTTAGAAACCTTTCTCTGGTTTCCGTCATCATCGTACTCATAAATATCAATTCCGTGATTTAAATTGTATGTAAGCTTCTTAAAATTTTCATACTTATCAGCATCTTCAAAAACTTTTCTTAAATGTTCTGTACTAAATCTCATCATTATTCTATATCCTCCTTTCTATTACGCACCAATTTTTAATTTTCCACTAGAAATCGTTGTGATTTCAGCTCCAACTGTAGGTGAGCCATCAAAGTTGTCCTCTGTAAGCCAATAACGATCCTGTGAATGAAGCATGTATCCACGAACTGCACCGTCTGCTGGATCGTTATAGAAATTAGAAGCAAGTGCGAGTGAACGAGGACTCTCGACATTGTTGAGTGGTTTCTGATAGATAACACCAACTCCCTTTGGATCTCTAATTACAACAAGGTATCTTCCTGACGCATCCTTCATTGCGATATAAGCATCAATTTCAGTTGCAGCTTCCATCTCCCAATTATCAAGAGAAGTCATCTTACCTGGTTTAAAATGATATCCGTTAGGTGTATCTTCTGTGATCTTTACGGATAAAATGTGCTCACCATAATCCTGAGCAAGTAAATTACCAATTTCCATCTGTGGAAATTTTGTAGCAGCATATTTAATAGCCATTATGTTTTCCTCCTTAAATTTTTGTTTTTTTGCAATAAAAAAGAACGCATAAAGCGTTCTGTGCGAAATAAAGTTATATTCAGTTTTTAATCAAATAAGTTGCCGTAGTTTTTCTTAGGCTTTGATTTCTTATTCATATTTGTAAGTATCTTAACTGAATTTGTGTTTTTCTTTGTGTCAACAGAAGAGAAGTTCGCATGTGCAGACATATAATCTGAATGCATAACCTTTACCTTTGTTTCAAAGTCTTCTACAGAATAATTATCCATAGTCTTTACTAATTCGGCAAAATCAGCATTCACATAATTTCCATCTGAATCTTTCTCTGTAAGAACAGAATAGTTATCAGCATTGATAATAGCTTCTTTCTGTGCATGAAGTTCATTCTTTTCTGCTGTCTCTTTGAACTCCTTGAGGGCGGCATAATTAGAACGCATGGATTCAAGTTCAGCTTTCTCACTTGCTGTCAAAAGCTCACGGAACAATTCTATACGTTCACCATCAAATGAAACATTATCTCCATCTTTTGTATAGTTCTGGCGGTAAATTTTGTCAGTACACCAACCCTCGTATACAAAATAAGAATCAAATACATTTGAGATATAGTAATAATCATTGTCCGACTCTTCATATGGTGCTAACAGATTATAGAGTGCATATCTTGTATCTTCATGAGAAATCTCATATGTACGAACAATCTTTTCAAAAGTCTGACTTCCACCTTCATCGTCATCTGGATCAGAAGCTCCTTCGCCATCATTGGAAGGCTCACCAGATTTTCCGTTATCTGAATTGTCTCCGTCTGAATTGTCATTATCGAACATCTCAGCGAATTTTGCTTCAAGTTCCTCATCTGACATTTCTGTATAGTCGAATGTTACATCTTCAGCAGTCTTACCATATTTGGCAAGTAACTCTTCAAATTTTGTCATTTTGTTATTTGTTCCTCCTTCCTCTGATTGTGTTTGAACAGGAGTCTGTTCTTTATTGAAATTAGAAAGTGTCTTGTTAAGATTTTCTAAGAGTTCAATCATTTTTTCATCTTTGTCAAATTTTACCGAATTGTTATTTACACTAAAATCTGCAATATCGGCACGAGAACCTTCCATACCTTCCTGAATTTCTGTGCCATCATCATGGCTTCCTAACAAAGTCGAAGCGTTTACATAGAAATCATTTAATTCAAGATACTTCTCCTTGGCGTTGTAAGAAAGTTCATCAATAAAAAGCTCGCAACTATTTTTTGAACCTTGTTTTGCACGAATAATTTCACAAGCCTTTGTATATTCTTCGCTGATATAAGCATATGCACATACATAATCTTTATCTAAATTATCATCATGTTCCCAAAATGCAGGTTCAGATGAGAAAGAACCAACTTGAGATTCAATATATCTAAGTTCTTCGTTACCTTTATCATCCTTAACGATTTCCATCTCATGTCCTTCAAAATCCCAAGTTCCGTCTGCAAGCTGATGGATCGCCGCCAACACAGGTCTGTCAGCAATTGTATTCATTGCTTTCTCAGCAGCATCCTTTGATACATAACTCTTATTTCTGTTAAGTCCTATATGAAAAATTCTGAATTTAAGACGCATCATTCCACGATGATTTTCGTCTACGGTATCGTCTATCTCAAAAGTAGTAGGTACTTTTAAAGCCAACTGATAGCCAGTATCTTTAGAACTGAATTTTGCAAATTTCTGCTCTTGACAGAATTTTAGTAAATCATCTTCAGTTAAAATTTTCTTTTTAATAACCTTTGGCATCTACTTAATCTTTTCCTCCTTTCTGACATAATAAAAGTCGCCCAAGGAAGACGACTAAAATGTAAGCATACTTGTATACTTTAATTTATTTATATCTATATTTTCTGAAAACCGAAGAGTATCAGTATTCAAAAATACATAAATACCATTAGAATTTTGCACCTGTTGATATCCTAATTGAGATAGGAGAGTAGCAGTAGGTGCATCTTGCGTTTGTATAAATTTTTGATTCATTCCATCAACTCCTATTTATCATTTAAATTCTCGTCTCTTGTACGAAGTCCCGCATCTGTAAGTTCCGAATCATCCTTCTCTTGACCACCGCCTTTATCATTACCTGTCTGAGTATAAGTGCTAGATAGTGGCTTGAATTTTGAACTAAGCTGCAAACAGTCTTCTTCCAAAAAGTTCATAGATAACGTATCTTTTTCAGACACACCATTTAGTGTGTTATAAAGAATTTTGTTTGGCAATCCATTGGTACATGATTCCAAGATTGATTTTCTAAAGTCATCTTTCTGATAAATAGAGACATCAAAGAATTTAATTTTACAGGGTTCAGATATCCAACTAGATAAAAGTCGATTTACAATCGCTTGAATCTGTGGAATAAGAGTTGAAATAGAAAATGTAGAATCTGCAAGTACGCCATATTTAAAAGCAGTAGAGTTAGAAGCGGAGTTTAGATTTAATATCTGAGCACCACCAGCCGTATTGAGAATTTCTTTTGTAGCTTTTTCAACCTTTGTAACATCACCTGTTGCATCATCTGGAAAACTAATTTCATGTAATTCACCAGGAACAATAGCAGCGGAAATATAAGGAGGTAATGCTTCTTCAAGCATACGATTGAAATACTGAATCATTATATCTGGATTTACAGCCCAATCATCTACATCATTACCCATAGTTTTCATTTCAAGCCATACTAATTTATAAATATTAGCTGCTTGTTGAACTGCTTGATAATCAGAAGCGTCCATAAGATCAATCAATGATAAAAATATAGGTGTAAGCACGGGAACGATGGTTTCCCAGTCTTCAGACCTAAATTTAATACATACATTATATTCTTCGGGAATTAGCTGATATTTTTCATTTGTACTCTGATATGTATTCCACATACTATTAAATGGTTCGCCCCAATATTCAAGAAGTTCCTGATGACTACGGAAATAACTCATATCCATAGCTCCTGCAAATGAACCATCAGGAAACATACCTGCTATTTTCATATAATCTGGATCTAATGGAAGAACAAACATTCCTTGTCCCTCTGTATAGTAAGCACATCCATAAAATACATCTTCTCTTAAAGTGATAGACGCAGCTTTACGAAATTCATAATTCAATCCTAGAGTGTCAACTATATCAACTGTTTCTTGATACTTTTGTAATGTGGATTGCACATCATTTTCGCCTGAGATTATAAATGGAGGAACTATATTACGAATTGTAAGATCAATCTGATTTGCATAATATTTACAAAGACGATAATAGATTTCTGAACGATAATAAAGATAACGAGATAAGCTTCGTAGATTCTTTTCATTAGAAGAGATATTCTTTATGTATGTTTTTACATCTTCCTTTGAGTAGTTACTGATTGACGTATATCTGGATGATTTCTGAATATCTCGAAGACTTGTAATTGCACTTGTTGCATCTTCATAACGTTCAAGTCTACTTTTATTTTTCTCATACCATTCACGCATTTCATTTGCGGTTGGCTGTTTGGAAGTAGAAGAAGTGGTTTTCTTCTGTGAATTATTTATTTTAGCAGGTGCATTAGAATTTGCATCTACTTTCTTAGGTCTAGGCATATTTGATAATGCACCTCCTTAATTATATTTTGCTTTACGGATTGTAAGCTTATTTATGAAACTTGTGGCATCTTCTGTTGGTCGCTTTTTATTTGTAATGGCTTTTCTACGTTCACACATAAGGGCATAAGAAGCCATACATGCCGTGTAAGCCCTATCATCATGGAGCTTGTTGACTTTTTCTGGTGTAAGTTCAAACGAATCCTTTCCAGAATCACGCTTTTTACGAACCATATTGACAAGCTCTTCTTTTAAAGCATCAATATTAGCAAGAGCAATTTCATCCTGCCAATCAAGTTTTATAGTTTTTGTATTAACGGATTCAATTTTCTCTAATTCTTCATTGAGCTTAGTTTCAAATTCCTTTTCATTAACTTTTTGTTTTCTGAGTTCAGCAGAAATTCGTTCTTTTTCTTTAGCCAATTTTTTCTCATCAACATCAAAAACAGTAAGATAGCCTTTATGATCATATTGTGCTGTAAAGCTGATTTTATCCTGATTCATCAATTCTATCATTGCTTCATACATTTCAGATTTATAACCAGTAGGAGACATAAGATGCACTTTGTCTACTGCATTAGGAAATTTCTTAACATAATCAGCAGAGTATTCCTTATCAATTAATCCTCTGTGAACAATACCAGCAGAATCCGTCCAATCAGGCATTAAATAATCGGCTATATTAACACCCGATCCGCCACTACCTGCATCAATGTATACACCAACAATATTCCCATATGCGTCAGCTCCACCGTTATAATCAAGAATTACTTTTTTTAGATATTCGATCTGATCTGGAGTTTGCATAGGAGATTTGATTTTTTTACCAACATCAATAAGATTAATACAGTTTACCAATCTCATTCTTGTGTCAATACTTCCGTCAACCTGTTCATATTCATAAATTTCACCAACAAGAATTACTGAATTATCTCGGCTTCTAGCAGGATCATATGTGATGACGAACTTTTTATCACCTGTGTCATTATAAAGAAGAGGTTTTCTTGTTTCTTCATTTCGTGTGATAACACCTCTACGAATAATTGCATCCGTACCAGCATCAGTAGTAAAAATACAATAATATTCACGCCTTGCTTTTTCGGGATTTGTTCTCATTTCAGATTCAACAGTATTTCGAGATAGAAGAGGAGTAACTAATTCACCTCTAAGAGTTGGTTTAAACGCTTGTTCACAATCTATATGTAAAACACAATAATCTGGATTTCCCATGATTTGTTGCTTAGAGAAGTCACGATATAATCTCCAAAACTGAGTATCAGTTGAAGATGCTGAACTGATGTAATATTTTTGATATGATAAATCTCGTGGCAAACATCTTTGACGAATTGGATCTATTGAATTACCATCTACATCTTTACCAGTTTTTAAACTTTTATTTACAACGGCAAATGCACCATATACATTCATCATTTCATCAGATAAGAAACCACTTTCATCAAAAATTACTGTGCCTCGCATACCTCTCTTGGCATCTATATTTCCGTTCAATGTCCTAGTCATAGATCCGTTATAACATGAATAGGAAAACCCATTGGACGAGTGTGAAAATCCGTCACCTGCTGCATTTTTGATTTCTATCTCATTCTTGAATAAAGAACCAGTTGAACCATAAAATGTATCAATATTATCATTAGCGAGTCGTTCCAAAGTAGTGAAAGTTTGTTCAGCCTGACCACCTGTACCGCTTGCAATATATGTCCATACATTACAAAAACACATATCTTTAGACATAATCTCAAGGTCAATAACTGTACTTTTACCATATCCACGAGTACATACAGCAAGTACATTTGGACAAACCCAACTTCTTTGTACAAGAAGTGCCTGCCCATCTAAAAGCTCTATGTTAAAAAAAAGATCTATAGCTTTTACTGGGTTGCATTGCAGATATTTTTGAATTTCAGCAATTTGAATATAAGACTCAATTTTACGAGATGAGATAGAATAACCATGTGGTTTTACATATATTCCATATTGATTATAAAAATCTTTATCATAATCAAAAATTTCATTCTGATAATAATTCATAATCATTTGCTTATTCTGATTCATTTTCAGTAACCTCCTTTGTTTCATCATCAGGAGACTCTTCAACTTCATCAAACTCTGCAAAGACAGAATATACATCTTTTAAATCTTTTAACTGTTCTTCATTTAATAGATTGTTTTCTTTTAATGTATCTCTTAAATCAAGATTTTCTCTTAATAATATTCTGTTAATTTCTTGGTAAGCATCCTTTTCTTTTCTAAGACCAGTGTTAACGACACGCATTTCAGAAACCATATCTGACCACTCAGATTCATCAAGTGCCAATTGTTTCATAATAGAAGCATCACTGATTTCCTGAACCTGTTGCATACCTCTACATGTATCAATATCAAAACCGTTGACCTCACCACTTCGCAGATTAAGACTCTTAATTTTCTTGATTTTTCCAGTCCATGTATTTTCACCTTTTTTAGCATTTTTATTATGTTTTAATGAAATACAACTATCTTGTGCAAGACTTGTAATAACAGAAGTGATCTTACCTTTACTTTCCTGTAGGGATTTAATTGTTGCAGAATTACGTTCAATATTAGAAATGTCACACATTAATTTTGATATAGTATCATCAATTTTAGATTGCTGTAAAAATCCACGAACAATAGAAATAGCAGAAGAAGTACGCATCATGTCTTCATTTGCATCTTCGCTAGAATCTAATAGCCCTAATAATTGTGAATATAAGAAAGGTTGATCGGCTATATCCTCTTTTTCAAAAGGATCATAACTAAGTAATCGAATAACATCATTTTTGTTTTTTAAGAAACTATCATATGTATCCAGTCCTGCATGTGATTCAATCAATTCTTCCTCAGTAGTTAGTTCTTTTGCCGATTCATTTTCAACTTTATCCTTAACAAAATGATCTGAGTCAAAGTATGTTAGCCCTATATAATTTGGCATAGCAATTTGACGTGCATACGCTGTCCATACATTAGATTTAACTTTTCCAGAAGCAAGATTCTCAACTTCCTGAATGCTTGAGTCCCATACCTTCTCGAGAAAAGGTTTTCCCAAATATCTAAGGGCAAGTTGCACTGATTCCCTTGTAGGCTCTTGATCAACACCATTTGTAGTTCTTAACGCTATCTTTTTTGCACAGTCTTTACAAATTGGAGTAAGACCACTTTTATTCATTGGATCAGTACTTACATAAAATTTATCCCTTGCTTTATGTGTATCACACATATAGCACCAAGCACCTTCTTTTAGGGACTTGATTTTCTCCTCCTGTGTTTCAACTTTCTTCTTTAATTGTGCAGCCGTTAATTTTGTAGGCTGTGTTTCTTTTGTCGTAGCCAAACTAACGACCACCTCCTTTTATTCCAACATAAAAAGAAGCCACTTCATACGAAATGACTTCTCATAATTTTCAATATTAAATTTCCAATGAAAGTGCAATTCACTTCACTTAGCACACCTTCTACGATTTGAACATAGACCTGACGATTTTGGAGATCGTTGCTCTACCAATTAAGCTAAAGGTGCATATAACAAAAGAGCCATCTCCAAAGGAAATGACTCTTTACTATTTTATTTAATTTCTTTATCTCTCATATATATTGAAAACATTCGTAAAATAATTATATATCTATACTTTTCATATTGTTTTTTTCTATCAAAAAATATATAAACTAAAAATAATAATATAATATTTTCCATAAGAAAAAATACATAATGAAAATGAAAAAATAGAATCATAAGCAGATTTAATAAAATTATAGATATAAACCCTAACGACAATGATCTACTCATTTCAGAAATAACAAGCATTTTATCAGCCTTGAATGATAACCCATTTATTTCTACAATGTTTAAACAATATGAAAATATTCTTGCGTTTAATTGCTTTTGTTGTTCAATATTTCTAATATTTTTGGTGTCTATATCAAAATAATCAATTAAATACTTTTTTATATTTAATGCGTCCTTATAAGCCAATTCATTATTTAGTATTTTCATATATTTATCTTTTAAAAGAAAAATTTCTCTAGGGCTTCCACCATATACATATCTATATATCCATTTTTGATCAACTATATTTCCAAGCTGTTGAAAAACTATACCTAATAAGTAACTAATTACAAAAAAGATTACATATTTTTCCTTTTCCCAATTTGTCCACCTGTCATAATATTCGAATGATAATGAAATACAGGATAAAGTTAAAATAATCACACCTGGAATAAGCATAGTAAATAAATCAAATATATTAAACTTTTTGAGTAAATTTTCCATAATTTTTCTCCATTTTTTGATATACAGTATATCATAATAAAAAAGGATTTGAACAACTTTTTTTATATATCTCTCCACATGCTGATCGAAAATATCTAAGAAAAAGTTTAAATAGAATATGTTGTTATAATAACTAAAAAGTTATAAAAAACATAAGGGCGGTAGTAAGTGTTGAGCTTACACGCCTAAGTTTCGTATGCATCCAAAAAATAGGTTTTGGCATCAGGTTTACCGCATAAAATCTGGATAGCAGGACTTGAATCTATGCACCGAATAAACGATGACCTCTGATTAGCAATCAGGTGTAATACCAACTCTGCCAATACTACATAATAAAAGAGTCACCTCATGAAGCGACTCTCTGTTACTATACAAAAAATGTATAGCCTCGATGTCCATTTAAGTATCAGCTATTTAATGATCTGTAGGAGATTCGGACTCCTGTTGCCGCCGTGAAAGGGCGATGTCCTAGACCGCTAGACGAACAGACCTTGTAGGGTGGAAGAGTACCACCCATTATTTTTACAGAATAACTTCTGTTTCACCTTCAAACTTAGTATTTAAAGCACGAATCTCAGCAAGTTTTTTACCAATTTCTTCCTGAATCTTAGTAGCGAAAAGTTCAACCTTTGCCTTACCAATCTTTTCAACACTATCAAAAGGCGCTTTAACTTCTGATTCTGGAATCTTTGTAACATCTACAGAGAATGTAATATGAAGATTTTCATCCACAACAAATGACTGGTTAATAATATCTTTTAACTCAACAGAAATAATAGTTGAATCATCAACTTCACTATCAGTTGTAACTGGATCTCCATTAGAATCAGCTTTCATATTAGATTTAAAGGATATCTTAGAATATTCGATTGTTCTAACAAAATTATGCAACATATCTTTTTCAGTAGCAGCATCGGTATCTGATGTACCTAATTCTGCGACAGAAATATCTACACTAATAACGTTTTCATCAATAGTTTTACTAATATTTAATTTCATGAATTTGTACCCTCGCTTTCGTTTGCAATTACTTGTTTATATCCGTCTCTAATAGCCATAAATAAATCACGCAATACTTCTTTATCAATAGAGCAATCTAAATTTGACGTATCAAACTGTGGATCACTTACTGAAAAATCTAATGTTCCGTCATTCCGTGGCACGAACAAAATTTCCACGTTATTGTTCAAGAGTAAAGTAATAGAATCTATTTTTTCACCATTGTTGGATGTAACTTTACGAACCTGTCCAACTTTTAATGGCTCTTGCTCAATAATCAATCTACTTGCCATAATACATACTCCTTTCTTTTATTTTTCGTTTTCCTTTTAATCATTGAATTGCGGAAGCAGGACTCGAACCTGCATACTCTTGGTTATGAGCCAAGTGAGCTTCCATTGCTCGTCATTCCGCTATGATAATCAGCATAAAGCACTAACTAGCTGATATTGGACTGTACACATCCAGTTTATAAATTAGACACACTAGGTATCCATGCTTTTCAAAATCACTTTAATCAGATTTACTCGCTAACTAACGCACGAGAAGGAGATTACTACCTGTGTCACCCAAAATATATTGCACTTATATAGTGACACTCCATATTTATCTGTCTTTCCAGATGTCAGACCGCCCAGTAGTCATTCGCTATTGTCTATCTCAAAAATTCAGAAAAGAAACTAGCGATAATTTCATTTCATATAAAAGCCTAATAGACATTGGTTTTTAATATTTAGACCACAAGCTCGAAAGACACTGTAGTACAAACTTGAATTTAATGGTTCTCATTAACGCAGAGAAGCACGATCACTTCTATGGTTGATATTGACCGTTTTAGGACTTACAATGCTATATGAATAGTAAATGCCAAAATATGTTAATCGTCTACTAAGGCAAGACCTCTCCATAACACCGCCAATAAGCAGTAGCAGTGGGAAGTTTTAGACCATTCCAAAGGTCAATAATTTCGCAAACCGACCTTTATATTTATGTCACATATCGGTCAGTGACAGCCACTTGTAAAAATCTATCAACGGATTGACAGATCACCCTCACTTCTTTTGGATGTGTGCAGCTTGTTATATTTTATTTATTCTCTACATTGTTGTCACTTCTTGGCTCAAATATCACGTTACCATGCTTTCTTGTTGAGATTTAATTGTTGATGTTAGACGAAGGCTTCATTGGGATTGCTTAAATACCTTCTTTTTCAGCTTCTTTCTGTAATTCTTGTTGCTTAAACTTTAGAATTTTTAATTTTTCCCTTAAATCAGCCTTAGAAGCAGGGCGTACATAGCTCTGTGAAGTTACTGAAGTTGATTTGTGGTTCGCCCATTGTGAGGCAAGATTTAAATCACCAGTATCTTCATATATTTTATTGATCGCTGTCTTCCTCATGCAATGACAATGAAAGTCCTCCAAGCCAATAACTTTACCAATTTTTCTCATTCGGTCATGAATCATGCCTTGTGTCCAAGGAATCCATTTGTCCTTATATTTATGAATAAATAGAGCATCGCATTCAAGATGATCATAATCATTTGTTCTCATGGCTAACCATGTTTCAAGCATATCCTTACATGTACTGTCAAACGAAACTTCCACACGATATCCTTCCTTCTCACGTATTGACTCAAATACCATATTATCTAAGTCAAGAGAGGATACAGTAAGTTTCTCTAATGCACCAATTCTATTAGCGGAGAAGAGTGCGATTTCAAATAATAACTGATCTTGTATTGTCCATTTATTATTCTCTGTCCTATACAAATCTGCTCTAATAGCTGCAATCTGTTCATCATTTAAGAAATAATGATTAAGAATCTGTTCCTCGTTAGCTTTCTTCATTCTGTCAAGTTTACCATCAAAAGGATGATATTTAACAAATCCACGCTTCATAGACCAAATATAGAATGAACTTACGGCAGAAATCTTCATATTGATTATCTTCTTATGATTCATCAATGTTTCCTGACAGAAAAGCATATATGCTTCCATAATATCAACTGCATTTTCCATAAATTCATCAGAATATAAATCTAATTCACCATAATTTTCTCCTAACCACATGAGAAAATGTCGGAACAATCCTCTATATCTCTTGTATGTTGTATCTTTTACATCTCGATTTTTGATGATATTAGACTGTAAATATTTTTCATATTTCTTCCAGTTCTCTTCATAAATAAATTTCTCTTTATCAGGAGTGAAATATTTCACCCTTGTTATTTTCTCTTTTGACAATATTTCAGCCTCCTTTTTTAGTTAATTATTTTATTAGTGGGCAGGGTGTGATTTGAACACACAATGTTTACCATGTAGGTCACGGTTTTACAGACCGCTTGCTTCAGCCATTTGCATACCTACCCATACAAAAAGAGTGTGCAACATATGCCACACACTCTAAACTGTACAATTACTTATCTTAGATATATTCCCAAATCTTATTTACAAAACCGAGAAAATCAGAAATACCATCAAGAGCTTTCTTATAGTCTTCCTCAGTAATCTTTTTACCGTTTATAGAATATTCTTCATAATCAAAATCGTCATCATTATTATCATTGCAATAACAATTAGCACAGTTTCCATCACATTCGCAAGAATATTCTTCATTGTCTTCACAATCGTCATTAATTTCAACTTCAAAACTAATTCTACTTTCAATATTAGGTATTACTTTAGAACAACAATTATCTAATATATACACAACATCTGCTTTAACATATAAATATTTGTCTTCGTACTTAGCTGGCGTACACCACAAACCATCTCGATCTAAAGCAATAACATATTCATCATTATATCCATTGATATCAGCTTCGCTTAACTCAGATATACTAACAATGTCAAATCCAAGTCTAATAAACCTTTCAACAAACTTTTTAGCTTCATTATATTTAGCAATTATATTAATGTTTGCTAAATCGTCATATATTGTAAGCTCATTGTATATATGAAAAATATTATCAGCACATTCATTTATACAATCATAATGTAAAGTATCCATTATTTTATTCATAAATTCACCTCAAAAAATTAAGCATTCTTTACAGCATCCTTTAATGCCTTGCCTGCTTTAAACTTAGGTGCCTTTGAAGCTTCTATGTGAAGTGACTCACCTGTAAGTGGGTTTCTACCTTCTCTAGCAGCTCTTTCAACTACTTCAAATGTACCAAAACCAACTAACTGAACTTTACCGCCTGCTATAAGTTCATCGGTTATTGACTTTATTACACCATCAACAATAGTAGTTAAATCCTTCTTTGATACATTTATATCAATATTTTCCTGTGTTTTTGTAACTAATTCTGTCTTATTCATAAATAAAAAAAATCTCCTTTTAATCATTATTAATATTTCTAACACTTTTCAATAATAGTGTCGATTTAATCTAAAAGAGGGTAGCAGCCAATTTGGTCTACTCCCTCAAAAAATCTTATTCAACCCAAAGCTGAACCTTATCAATATATCTACCAAAACAACCAGCATATCCGTCCTGTCCATTTACAGTTTGATCATCTATCTGAACAGGGTAATATTCGTCCATACCCTGTGGCGATACCTGTATATATAGACACTTGTATTCATAACCATCAGGTGTATAGAATACTGCTTTTAATGCGTCAATAGGTGTTCTACCGTTACCTGCGTAACCATTTTCGTCATCATTGATGTCATAACCATCAACTTCTGGAAGCCAATCGCCATTAAGTAAGTGAACTTGATATCTCACATAACCTTCACTAACGCCAATGGCAATACCTGTAATTGCCTGATCATCATTGGCACCAGCCCAATCATCTCTATCATGAACTTCATCCCACCAGCAATTTGTCTTAGCTCTGTAATAAACATTAACATGACCTAAATCATTAGATCTACCGTCTGTAGTTTCGTTGTTATCTGTGCTATCATTGTCAGAATAATCTTCATTTGAATCTTCAGATACTACTTCGCCTGTTAAAGCTTCAACTATGGCATCAGCACAAGCTTCTGCATTCCATCTATTTGCATCATCCCTATCATCAACGAAGCAACATTCTATTAAAATAGCAGGGGCTTTTGTGTTTCTAAGAACATAAAGTCCCTGATTGACCTTAAATCCTCTGTTTCTAATATTAAGTTTTTCTGAAATTGCCTCACAAATCTTCGAACCAATTTCTTCTGTTCCAGTATCATATCCATAAACTTCTGTACCACCACTAGAATCATCACCTTCATAATCATCTCTACCAGAATTGAGATGTATAGATATGTCTAAATCAACATTATGTGAATTACACTTACTAACAATTGTTGCTAAACAACCATTCTGTGACGTGTTTTCATCACACGTACAGTCATAAACAGTATGTCCAAGTGCTTCTAACTTTGCAATTACAGCATTCTTAACAATTCTGTCTTCAACAGACTCCTGTAAAATACCAACTGCACCATAAGCAGCGCCCTCATCCTGTGGACAGTGACCTGCATGTACATTATATGTAGACATTATATATTCCTCCTATATAAAATAAATAAAAAATAAAAGAGGGTAGTATAAAACTATCCTCGTAAGACCAAAATATAATTAACTAAGCTGAATATCCTTTATCATTTCAACTTCGTTATCTTTTAAAATTGCTATTGTTTGAGATGCTACACTACTACAATAAAAATTTTTGGAAAAATCATTGAATCCGCTTAAGCAGCCTGTAGAGATAGCATATCTGCCATGATTTTCTGACTGAATAGAAAAATTGTGGAGATGTCCACTAAAGATTAAATCATAAAACTGATTATCACTAGAAATAATTTTTGCAAGATTATATCTATCATTTTTATATTTATCACCATGAATGAATTTACAAGATAAACCACAAACAGTAATATTTATCTCAGAATCATTATAATTTGTATCTAATATAGAAATGCGTTCACAGCCACTTACATCAACCAAATCTTTAATATGTTCAGTAATAAGCACATTTGCGTTGTCGCCCTCATAATTCTTTCTCTTATCACCTGACATGCGATCATGATTTCCAGCAATACCACCGAATATAACATTACAATCTTCAGCTAAAGCGACTAATAGACTATATATGAGTTTAGTAGCTTTGTGTATTTGCATTGATTGCAGAAATTCACAATTATGTGCTTGTGTTTCTCTCATATATGAATTCTCAATCATATCACCTGTTGATATAACTAAAACCTGACGGATATTATACAATTCAATATATTTTTTACATTCAGAAATATATTTATTTATTCTTTCATTGGCAATTTCCCAATTAAAATTATTACCATTACAATTGTTAATTATATAGCCAATATGCCAATCGGTAATATGACATATCATAGTATAATCAGATTCTTCTTCAACAGAAGAGTACATATATTTAGGAATTTCCATTGAGAAATTATTATCTTTCATATACTGTTTTAATTCGTCTGCAACTGTAATACAAGGAACTAAATCTCTTTTTAACTTATTGAGTTTCAATCTATCATTATGTATTTGCTGTTTAACAATATATTGTTCACCTAATACTTCTTTAGCATCATCAAGAGTAGTACTTTTTTCTGTTATGTTTTTAGCTTTTAAATATTCTCTAACAAAATAATTGCCAAATATGGTCTGACTAGCCTTTCTGACGCTATCATAATGACATTTTATATCATATTTATCCACTATTTCTTTCCAATCCATATCTGATATTCCAGACATTTTATTAGAAATTTCTTGTAAAACCTGTTCATAAGTTGATTGGGTTAGCCCATATTTTTTTAATTCTTCTTCGAAATTATAAATATAGTTCACCTACTCTCTATTCTTCATTAGATTCAACAGGTTCATCGAGTTCACTTTCCTCTTTTACCTTCACATTTATTTCAACACTACCACCATTAAATACTGATAGAAGAGTAGCAAGTTTCTTTTCTCCACCATCTACTTCAACAGTCATATTATCTGTGTCAATGATACCTGCAATCTTCATAGAAGTCTGCTTGGTTTCCTTAAAAACAAAATTTGCCATAATCCTTTAAATCCTCCATAAAATTAAAAATTCCCACCAGAACGCTTTCTGCCAGGATTGTAATACATTTGTTTACTTTTATTCTGCTTTACTTTAATATACTCACGAATCTTCCTAATATAATTTTCATCATAGCTTAATCTAGCATGTGATTCTAAATAATAACATCCACAACGAGTAGGAATTTTATTTGATAATACATTATCTATGAGCCTATATGATGGATTAAGATTCGAGAGATGGGTATGCTTTTCTGTATCTTCTTGTCTACAGATACGATAGCCATTTTCAGTCTTGTCAATATAAAAACCTTTATATTCAATTCGATTTTTCATAGGCAGAACCTACTTAACGTATTTATCTTCAATGTAACGCTTTCCACCACAAGTTTTATAATACCCAATATGTTCGCCTCTGCAATCTACATATCCTCGTCTTGTGTTCCTAATTATACCTTCAGATAATAATTTTTCAATTTCATTTTTTGAAATGTACTTAATAATTTTCACTTCTTTCTTGATTTATTTCCTGCCTAATAGCAGAAGAGAGTGAGCCATGTGGGGTTCGAACCTACGACACCTAGATTAAAAGTCTAGTGCTCTACCGACTGAGCTAATGGCTCAAAGAAAAAATCGGCAACCATACTACAAGAGCTGTAGCACAGCCACCGATTATAGAAAGGTAAGGTACAATATGAATTACAAAATCTATCGGATATTTAAAATAGAACTGAAAATGTCCTCATAATTTCAATCAATTTGATATATCTATACGAATATAGATAAGCTTTATAATTATTAACAATTAAAAATTGTTCATTCTTTTATAATATTTATATATCACTAATTATACTTTCAGTAAGTTTTAATTTTATTAAGAATCTTCATGACACGTATGACAAAATATCAAATTTTCAATATATCAAACTGACAAAATTACAAAATAACAAAGTAGCAAATAACAATACATATAACGACCTTTAAAGTAATTTTCCTCAAACATACAGGAGACTCAATAATACAATATTTATGAAATATTCTTGATTTTTGTTTATATGTAATATTTTGCATTCTAAACAATGCATGATTTACTCTTTTTAATATTATATGGCTAATATCCAGCCTTGCAGCATTATAGTTCATCTGCATCTGAACCGATTGACAATTATAAAAATCAATCTCAGCCCTATTGTAAATATCCGATAGAAGATTAGTGTGGGAATTAACCCACAACCAAATCCTCAAAGGAATCATTTACATCAAATAATGGTGTAAAATTAACCTGTGTTGTGATTTCAATTTCATCAAGTTTTGAAGAAATCTCATCACATTCTTTATTATATTTCTTAATCAGACCTTTGACGCTGTTTCGGTCAAAATCAATGGATGTTTTAGAAATAATCTGGTAAGAGTAAGGTTTCTGCTCATTATTAATATCAAATTTATAATCCTTTCCCATTGACTGTGTTTCACTAGGCTTAATAGAAACGATTGAATTTAGTGTATTCACAAATGACTGTTTCTTTTTATTCATAGCAACAGCATTGTCAATATTAATTTCTGTTCTCGCCTTTGCATCTGCGATTGATGAGAAAAGTTTTTCCTTCTCATTAATAACCTTAACCACAAAGTCGATTATATCATTTGGCTTAAAATCTACATCATATGGTTTCTGAACCGCAATTTTCTCATCCTGTGCATCTGGATTAGCCTTAGAGCGTAAGTGATTTTGTTCTGTAGTTGTTACAAATCCTTTATTTCTAAGATATGTGTCTGCTGTCATTAACAGACGGTCAAGATAGTTTGCATAACGATATGATTCCTTTAAATTCATGTTTATTTCTCCTTTTGTTCCAATAATGTGTTTACTTGTTACACTATTATATTCTCTGTTTTATCAGCCAAGAAAAGCTGATTTCATTCTAAATCTGCAATGCCACTCAAAAGAGCAGCAAAGCAGACATACAAAGATTGTCGGTTTGTTTCTTCCATGACAATCGTTTTTGTATCTTGTTTTTGTGAATATTTCACTATATCTACATTTAAGAAAATCGAATTTTTTGTGAAAAAGTGCCAAAAAGCCTTATAAATCAAGGATTTTCGAACTTGCTTGCTTCGAACATTTTTGTGTTTCTCAGTATTTTCATACGTTCTTTAGCTTTATTTCTATCAATTTCTTTTGAACATGATGGGCAATAAATACGATTGTGTATTGTATTTTTTATCTTTTTACCACACTGCTTACACTGTTTATATCCCTTTTTAAAATTTCCTATGTATTGATTACCAATATTCTCAAATTGAGTTACCTTATAAGCAATATTATCATCAGTGTCTCCTAAATCTATTTTGATATTAAGATTATTCACCTTTTTCCCAAAATGAATATAACCATTACTATATAACTCATGCAATAATTCATTCTTTTTATCAGATGAGAGAGTAACATTGGCAAGTTTAAAGACTTCTGAAAGACCTTTCGAGTCTTTTTTATTTATCCATCCTTCACTATTCATATATCTTGCAATAGCAAATAATGTAAACATAAATTTCTTTTGGCGATCATTTGGAAGAGATTCCACGACTTTTAATTCTTTTTCATAGATAGGAACATACTCAAGCTCCCTAAAGAGATTTTTTGATTCTGAATCATATAAATCAATACATGTTTTTTTGATTTTGTTAGCATATCTATATTCCTGATATCCTTCAATATTGAATTCAAGCATCTTTGCTTTGACTGTATCAATTAGAATATTTGGATCTTTACCTCTATCAAAATAATACTTAGCAATCAATGTTATCAGATATCCATTCGAGATATTGTCTGGTTTATTACCAGACACTAATATCTCTCTAATATATTCTTTTTCATTCAGTATATACAACTTCTTCCTCCATTTCTTCTAAACGTTTAATAATCAGTTCTCCAATACAATCCCAACAAAACTGTCTATTACCTTTATATCCATAAGTCATATCAAGAATGATGTTCATACGCTCATCATCATTTGGACATATTTCTTCAGCTTTCTTCTTAAACATTTCAACCATACTTGCACGTTGATAATATTTGTCGAATTCATCCTGTTTATCAAAGATATCAGTTCTATTTAGCTGTATTCCTTTTTCTTTTCCCTGTTTCTTTTTATATTCTTTAATGCATTCACAATAATATTGTTCAAGTTCTCGCAGAGCTTGTCTGTGTTCTTCAGTACAACGTCTTTTAACCTTCAATGTATTATAATCAAATGAAGAGTCCTTATGTAATTGAGATTTGTAACCATCTAACTGACTTTCAACATATTTACAAATCTGATTCATAGAACAATTTCCTGTACCAACTGGCATTTTTCTCTCATACCAAAAAAGAAAATCTTCTTGTTCTTTTGTAAGGGTATCTTTATTATGTAAATCCTCAATAGAACATTTATAGATAGCATAGCATTTAGCATTACTTTCTTTAATGTACTGCTTGTACTGTCTTTTTGTTTCATCGTAAACATAAATCATAAAGTAGGGCTTTCTGTATGCGCAAAGCGATTGCAAATATTTATTCTCTCCGCAAGCACCTAAATTATACCAGCTACTTTCCATTGGTTTTGCAATGATTCCCTTAATTTTGTCCAACTCATTTTGTTGATAGAGCTGACCACATTCTATTCTATATTCTAATTCTTTATATTCAGGTGAATCTTTCTCGAAATGAGATTGGACTTCCATCATAGATGTGACATAATTAGTGATTGTTCCAACTTGATTTCCCATACCTGCTTTATTTGTCTTTTTAACGGCAGCTTCAGTAACAACAATTTTTTCTGCATTTCGCTGAACACATTCGATAGCAGGTAAGTATCTATAACGTCTTTTCATAACTGGATTATTAGTAGAAAGGTTCAGATCCGAGTCCCAATCTTCCCCATTCTCAGCCATGCAGAATGAATCCCAACCGTTTATAATCATGATAGTATTCATATATTGATACCAATACTGACATTCATTCGAATTATTGATATTACACATTCGAATATTATTATGGCTTGTCATTGGGCTTCTAAAGAGTACAATTTCATCTTCATTTTTATCAATCCAAAATTTTGAATAACATTCATTTGCTTTTAATAAACCTGTAACTTCCAATCCACAAAGAGATTGCATAAGAGCAAATGGATCGCCACTTGCAATCTGATAATTACCATTTACAAACAATTTGCCAATCTTCGCATCATTTATTTTTTTCTTGATATATCTATGTACAGAGTCGATTATATATGGATCTCCCAACATATATTCGCTTGTATATAAAGCACGTTGCCATGAATTTACATCAGTATTTTCGTTAATACCAAGAAATTTAACGGTAGAAGAGTAGTCGCCACACATAGCATCTTTTAAATAGTTGATTGTTGGTGCGCACAATTCCTCAACATCTTCGTCTGTAAATTCATAAGACTGAAGATATTGGTAATTCAATTCTCTCTGTTCTTCAAGAACATGTGGTGAAATTTTTGTTACAGAAAATCCGTATCCACATTCCTTATATGCATTCACATATTGCTCAATATTATCATACGCTCCCCATAATTTAAGAGAAGACTCTGTGACAATCATTTCACATTGACGAATATCTTGCATATTTCCCCAAATATCTTCAATCATATAATTACCATTATTGTATTTTTCAATAAATTCATAAATAGGAAACGGATAGAGCATTCCTTTGAGCCATGCATTTCTCAAACACACGCCGCCAGGAATATAATCAAGACCTAAAGATTCTGCTACTCGCTGCATATATTGTATAGTACAAAGATTAAAACCGTCAGATACATTGTTTTCAAGAGCTTTATCTTTAATAATTTCTCTTGTTGGTTCTTTTGAATCGCCACCATCATCGAGTGATATAACATCTGCAAAATATTGTGTAATACAATCTTTTACGACCAAAATTCCATGTGGATCACAAATCGGTTGTGATGCAGAACATGTTAATGCTTTGTAAGCTTCATATTTTGCAGGAACTAATTTAGTATCTGGATTTCTCTTACATTCACATAATTCATTTAATTTATCAATGTATTGTGAATTACAGAAGAGAAGAGTATTATTTTTTAATCCACCAGTAGTTCCAACGAAGCGTTTATAATTAACACCATTTATGGTAACACCTTTTTTACCAGTCACTCTTGCAAAATCAGATTTTTTATCAACAACTACCTGCATAAATATCTTTGAAAAATCAATACTCCAAATAGGTTTTTCTAAAATCTTATTTGCCATTATGCGGAACTCTTGAGCTTCAAACAGTGATATGAGTTCCTGATATTTGAAAGCCTCTTCTTTGGTAATCTGTAAATCCCAATTAGAATACTTTAGTTTATTTGTTCCAATTTTAAAAATCTCATATTGAGGTACGCTAATACCAGCCATAAATCCTCCTTTTGTTTATTATTAATATTTTCTAAGTTCATTTAGCATAAATTCCACATTATCTCCATGTAATTCAAGTGAAATTTCTTGATAACCGCTATACCACGGATTTGTATAACAATCAAATTCAGCACATATGCCAATGATTTTAGATTGAATTGTATTTCGTTTGAGTTCTAAAAATCTTTTCCTTTTAGTTGTATAGCATTCATATATTTTTCCAACTTCATCAGATCTTCCAACCATTATTTCATGTTTTTGAACTGTCGCAGTCAGAATGTAGTCGATGGCTTCTTTGTAATATTTCTTTACTGTTCCATCTTTCTTTTGAAAACAATACACTTTGAATCCTCCTTTTCTGTTTATCTTTTTATATATTCTCCAAATGAAATTTCTATTCACTTACACATTATTGAAAATAAACAGGTATTTTCCCAACACTAAATCTTTTCATAATTAGATAACTTATATACCCATCAACTAATTCAAAATTCCTGTCAATGATAATAGGACTAAGCTCACCATACTTAATAAAATTATTAAGTTTTCTTCTATACTTAAAATAACTAGGTGGGGTAGCAAGAAATATATTCTTAATCTTTATTTCACTAATAGGAATCCAATATTCAATACTTGTTTTATAATCAATATCAAAAAATATTCTTAATTTATTAACTATCATAATATCCTTCCTTTCCCATTTCGTTAAAATCATAACCTAACCAATTAACTAAAAAATCATAGCTAAATATACAATCTCGATGAAGATATTCACCTTCAGAATTAACTATAAATTCATCTCCATTAAATATTCCCTCTTTACAGTAACAACATATGTAATTACTTTTCCTATCTTCGTGTAATGGACATCTTTCAGCATGTCCAGAATCTCTTCCGCAATATTCACAAGCCATTTTCATACCTCACATTTTATTTTCTCATAGCAAAATCCATAATCTGTAGTATAATAGATATGCTTAATTCCTAAATCTTTAATAGCTGCCATACAACTAGAGCAAGGACGACACATACCAAACTCTTTATCAAATCTTGTTCTGAAAATATACAATTTTACTTTGGAAAAATTTATATTCAGATGACGAATAGAATTAAGACAATTAATTTCGGCATGTAATGTTGGTTTAATGCCGTTCTTATTCCAAGACTTTCTATATCTGTTATAATATTTCTGTATAGGATGTGTTTTAATTGTATTACAACCAATTCCTATTACATTTCCTTGATAAACGGCTATACAACCTATATGTGTTTTTTTATAATCTGATAAATCCGCAGCTATTTTTGCTTTCTCGTAGTATTTATAATCACTTTTACTTAACATTTAACTTTTCTTTTTCATATAATGCATTTCCACGTTCAAAACAATCAAGTTCATACTTAGTACGATTAACATAATAAGTAAAATCAGTATTTTCAACATATTTAAGAACTTTCATACATAATTCTTTTTTATTATCTGTTTCAACACTAAGAGCAAAATCTATAAGATCAAATCTATCTATGTCATTCTTCTTAATGTATAAGGTAGTGTTATACAATCTTTCTTCTTTATTCCATCTACTCATTGCAAGTATTGAATATCCATTATGTAAATCTATTATTATTGATGTATCTCCAATTATTTCGTATTTCATTAAGCTATTTCCTCCATTTTCTTTAAATCTCTTACATCGCATTCCTTTTGCATAGCACGATCAAATTTAATATCTGCAAAAATTCTTTCAGCAATATCTAAATCAGTTCCACCAAAATCTGCTCCTGATTTTAATAATAATGGTGAGCAGATTAACTTGTTGCGAGTCTTAAGTTCCATAGTTCTTGTCATTACATGATTCTGTGTTTCATTTGTCATAAATATTTGTTCTCCTTATTAAATAAAAATTTTTATTCATATCATCGCTAGTGTGATACGGTTTATGTGTTACATTTATATATTCCCTTATTACAAAAGGGTTTTATTAAAATTTATTCTTAATTGCCGTTTTTAATTTCTCCAAATGAATCTACATTATAAATCTCCAACATCTTAGCAATAGCCCATTCGATTTCTTGCTCATATCCTTCTTTATTAAGTACATATATATTTGGTACATTTTGTGGTGGTTTCTTTGGATCAGGTTTAATGCTGCCAACTTTTTTTTTTATTAAGAGAGGTTCTTTATTTCCAATAGAAGAAGTGAGACATTGAATACATTGATTAATTGTATCCTTTGACATAGAAAGCTCTTTTGACATAGATTCTATACTTCGCCAAAAAGCTTCTGGCTTAGATTCAGGATTATACATGACATCTTCATCATCTTTATTTTTAGGACGAATAAAGATATATGAGTTAATATATAAAAAAGCCATTAGTATATTCTCTTTATTGATACTAGATTCATTCATCATAATAAAATCAAGCTGAGAGGATGTGATTTTTGAGAATTTGTCAGCAGCATCAAAATTTTCAGGAATGATCTTAATTTCAATGCCAGTATCATATCCGAGTGTGTCAAGATCCTGTTGAACTTCAATCATTTTGTTATTAATCATATATTCCAGTACATCAAGAATTTCTTGAAATGCTTTTGGTTTATGCTTGGTTGTTTTATACCCATAGAATTCCATTACTTTACGAATAGTAATCCAACTATAGTCTTCATACGATCTGTATTTATCTATAAGTATGTATGTGATATAAAATTTCCTACTAACTCCATATTTTGTTTTGATATTCCCTTGAATATAGCCATTTGGGAAACGTGTAAAATATTCTATTTTTTGTTGCAATTAAAAATCCTCCTTTATATGTGATATTTATTTATTCTCTGTTTCTATTTAAAGAGAAACGCCTTTACGAGCGTTCAGTAAACTACACTTTTATGTATGTCCAATTTTAAAATATGAGAATTTTGACTACACTTTTGTGTAGGTCAACTGAACTGAAAGAAGATATATAACTTATTTAATAAGACAGACTATTACGCTTGTATTTCGCTTACGCTTCATACAAGCTCTTTAATTTTTTGGTTGATTATTATTTATTGGTTGATTTAGGTACATGGTGTTTTTGATTAATGCTTTCATTTGTGTACGTATATGATATACCTATAATTTTATTCTCTTAAATTATTTCTGTTAATGTTTTATCTGATTCTTTTAGTATATTTTTATAGTTTTAATTTTATTAAATAATCTTGTTATTAAATTTATTTATTTTCTCCTTCCAAATTAACATACCTCTCTTTAAAAATATCCTCTACAAAAAATACTGGTAATTTGTTATGGTACTTTTCATATAATTCCTCATCAGAAATACGAGAGTAGCATCTGCCTATTGGTGAATTAACTTCTCTGATATAATCTTTTACAATAGATTTATTTTCCTTGAATCGCTCATTTATTTTTCCACAAATAGTACAGTAGGTATATAAACCTGTATTAAGACAAGTCTTTCCTGCAAATATGGATTTGTTTTGAATCAGACATTCTTCATAATGATGTTTGTGCTTTGATTTGCGATTACTCTTGGAGATATTACTTTCTGTTGACTTGAGATATTTTGGGATTTCGTTTTCTTGCATCATACTTAATTCCTTCTTTAATGTATTATTCTCTCTTTGATTGTCTACCTAGAGATGTTCTTTTCTTGCTGACGCTGCGAAAAGACCGCCCTTATCAAAGGGCTACATCTTGTGCTTACGCACATACTATCTTTTTGAATTTGTGTGTAGTTTTCTCATACCCCTATCTGTGGGTTAAAAATGAGTTTTTGAGGGTGATTTTCAATTTTTATGTCTTAGGTGATAACTTATAATGGTATGAGATAAAAGTGGCTAATTTTTCTATGAGGTGTGATTTTGTCCCTAAATAGATTAAAATGCAATTCTGCCGACTAATTCATCAAATATATTTCTATAAAAGTTACATGATAAGTTATTAAATGTTTCTGTTGTAATATGTTAAATTGCTCATAATGAGTCCTCCTTTAAATTTATTATTTTTTTTGTTTGGTAAGAGTAGTGTGATGATTATTTACAATAGATTTTTCTCTTATATGACTTTGAATTTATGAATTTTTAGTATTGTATGGATATGTTAATTAATAAAGAGAGTTAATATAAAATTCTTTACATGGAATATAAGGAGAAAAATGTATGATTTTGAATCTATTTTAGATTTTTATATGTCAAGTGGCTAGTTGTTAGGGTAGAGAGAAAAATTGAAATTTGAGTTGTGAGAATGGATTTTTGTATAGGTGTGAGAATTGATAATATTATTTATAGTAAATATGATGAATATATATAAATAGTTAATGTAATTTTGGGTGATGTAAAAAATTGACCTTGTATTTTGAACATTTAGGTGGGTAAAAATGATTTTAGGTGTTATTGGTAGAGTAGAATAAAAACGCTGTGTATGGGTGAGATAGAGGGGTTAGATGAGAAATGGGATTTTTTGGTATTGTTATAGTAGGATTTTTTAATGGTTTATATTGGATTTTTGGTTATTTTTGTGAAGTATATAGGTAATTTTTGGTTTTTCTGGTGTGGTTTTTATGTACCCCCGTATTGTAGATGAGAGAGTTGTAATTTGTGTGATTGATTATAATGATAGATTTTAGATTAAAAATGGTTATCGGTAAAAGTATTTATAAATAAGGAAGATTTTGGATTTGTGAATGAATTTTTGATAAGATGGAAGTTTAATTTTTTGGTCGTGAAGTGGCTGAAAGTGGCTTGGTTAGTGGGTTTGAGCGATATGGGGTACGATAAAGGGTTTGAGATGGGAAAATTAGAATTTTGCTTGATTTTGTTGGATTTAATGGATTGGAGAGAGGGTTAGATTTTTGAGTTGGTGTAGAGATGAATCAGCTATAGGGTTTGCTGCATTTCCAGTCCATCAAGTTGGTTTTAAGTACCCCCAGTCAGTCTAAAACAATGGCTAATAGATATATATTATACATTCTTTTTTCTGGTACTTTTGAGCAAAATTGATATAGTTTTTAAAACTATGTCAGATAGTATTGATATTATTATAATATATAGTTTTAGACTATGACATATCGTTTATTATAGTTTTTATTTATATCTAACAAATTATAAAAATTATTCAAAAAACACTTGACATATAACTACAAAGCCATATAATGTAAGTATAAAGCAATACACTTTATATATCATTTATAGTACTTTGAAAATAAATTAAAAATATTTAAAAAAGTACTTGACATATAAAGCATAATGCTTTATAATGCAAGCATAGTAATTAATTTTTACCATCCAGGAATACAAAAAAGTTTAGTCCACTAAACAAAAATAAAAAATGTTTAGTCACTAAACAAAACAATTAAAAAAAATAATAAAAAGGAGGTACTTAATTATGAGTACAAAAAACACAACAAACCAAGGAGCAAAAAATTCAATCATCAATGTGACTGTCAACGGTATGACAGCCAACGACACAATCGACAGCGTAAAGTCACGGTTAGAAACTGTGGAAAAATCCGCATTTAATATTGCTTTACTTTGTGCATACGGTACGGGAGTAACAATTCCTGAATATACTGATAACAAAGGTAATGTACACGGGGAAGCAACTTGCGACAATCCTATTAAACAGAATGATTATATCAAGTTGGTAGGAAGAAGTAAAGCCACATTAAGTCGTTGGATTAAGGCTATGAATTTAATCATTGAAAACAATCGTTTTAACGACTTTGCAAGTGGTTTATATCCATTTTCTTATGATAAAATTATTGATATTTTCGAGAATGCTGAAGTATTCAATGGCTGTATATTTAAGGATTTAATGGACTTATCAGCTAGTACACTTGCTACAATGATAAAAGATTATGTAAAGCCTTCTGAAGAAAAGGCTGAAGAAGGTTCTGAAGATGAGACAGCGACAGACAGCGACAGCAAGGAAGAAGAAAAGACTGAAGAAGAATCATCTGAAGAAACTGCGGTACTCACATACCAGGGCAAAGATTATACAGTCAATAAGGCTGTATTTGAAAAGTGGCTTGCTGAGAACGCCACACTTGCAAAATAATCAGCACTAACACTAAAACCAGGGCGGTGAAAATCCGCCCTTTTGTAATGCTATCCGGGTATGTTACCCGGTTTTTTTTAATGCTTTTATAGTTTAGTGACTAAACAAAAAACAATAATCTAAATTGTTTAGCGACTAAACTATAAAAAATATAATCAATCAATTCCAGGAGGTATGAAAATATGAAATATTATGATGTGGCAATAATAAATAAAAGCGGATGGTTTGAAATAGTTCAAAATGTGCTTGCATTATCTGAGGTAGATGCTATGCACATTGTAGAAATAAAGTACGGAATAACCGCAAAAGATGCAGTTATTTCAGAATAGGAGGTTTTGCGTTATGAATATTGAAATTTGCAAGGATAATAATACATATATCTGGGGTTTCCATGTGCCACTTAATGCGTGGTATGGTCAAGATGGCGATAACAGTTGGGATTGGTGGATCTGCACAGTACACGGCAAGCCTGAAAATGATAATACACTTGAACTGCGTAGATTTAATGGTGAGTGTTGGGTAAAAGTGAGTGAGAACTCCGACACCACACAAGCAATCTGTCAATGGGCTACAGCTCTGCGTTTATGGTGGACAAAATGCCAATGGTTCAAAGAAGAAGATAAGCAAAAAAGTTTAGCGACTAAACAACTTATAAAACAAGAAAGACATATAAACAGCTTAAAAAATCTAATGAAGCACGATAGAAAACATAAGTCAGGCGGTTCGGGTATTCGTCTTGATGTAGAAAACTTTCGTGCTGATAAAACATTTACAGATTATGAATGCACTAATAATCATAAACGATTTCATGATTTTCAAAGAAGCTATGTTTAAGGAGGCAAAAATAACTATGTTTAACACATTAGATATGTATGGAATTTGTTACGAAATATACCGTGACTTAAAAGGCAAAAACGCCTACTCCGAAACTGATGAAAATATTCTGAATTTTATTTTCAGACTATATAACACAACTGAAATTGACTATGAAGAAATAAAATCATTATGGATAGAGTGGCTCACAAAAGGCATTTTATCTGTAAATACGCAAATTCAGAATGCAAGAAATAGGAGATATAGCCATGCTTAATATACAAACAATAATTCATTCAGATATCGAACGAAAAATAACATTGTGTTTTGGATAAAATGGAGGTAAATTAATATGACTTATAAACAGACTGCAACTACAATAATACGAGCAACGGAAATCTTCAATGATTTCTTTAAGCGTGATCCAGATATGCACAATACAAATGATGTAATGGAGTTATTATGTATTCAGGCAGATGTAATGTATGCAATGGAAAATATACAAATGCGTAATGAAAAGGCAGACTAACAATCTGCCTTCCGTCTTACGGTGTAAGTCCGTAACCGATGAGCAGAAGCGAAACGGAAATTGAAAGGAGGTTGTTTTTATGGTAACATTGTAGATAGGTACAGTGTGCCTAAAAATAGGAAGGAGGACATAATATGTCCGAAAAAGCAATAGTTCATAAAGTCCCAGAAAATGTCAGAAGGCAAAGTATAGAAACTCTAAAAGTACGTAAAGAATCATTGGAGTATCTGCGTAAGAATGGATATAAGACCATTGACGATATAATTGAAAGGCAAAATGATATCCCAACGGAAATTAGAGGGAATATCTATGCTTATATTATGTTTGGCATGGAGGGATAAGGCAAATGTTTAGTGGCTAAACTGAAATCTGGTTTAGCTGCTAAACTTGACAATGTAAGCATAAAGATTTATACTGTAAGTGTAAAACTTTGAAGGGAGAGTGATAACAAATGTTTACATTTACAGATAATGAAGCTTTAAAGAAAGAATTAAAATTATTTCAAGTTGCTAATAATTTTGATAATATAACGGAAATATGTAAAAAAATGGAAATTATACCACAAGCATATTACAATACTTTAAAAAAACAAGGCTTATCATTTAATGATATAAAGCGAATCTGTGATGGTATGGATACAGATTTATGTATAGAATTTAAAAAACGAAATTCAGAAAAGGCAAACGAAGAAAAGGCAAAACTTGAAGCTCAAATAGCCGAACTTCAGGCAAAACTAAAACAAATGTGAGGAGGATATCATGACAATAGAAGAAATGCGTAACTCTATGCTCAAAGCAGGAGTTTACACAAAAGCAGATATAGATAAAATCTGCGAACTTGAAAAGGCATATCAAGATGAATGTCAGGAAATAGCCGAACAGTGCGAAGCTGAAGGTTATCCATCCAACGGAAGCAACTATGAACTCCGTTGCGAAAATGCAAGAGCTTATTACGATGAGCAGATTGCATATATAGATGCAAAATATAGTTTTGAAGACTAACTGTGTCGAATATAATAACACCACGCACCAAGCACCCAACACAAAGGGTGCTATTTTTGACTTGACAAATACAACAAATTTGATGTATTATAGGTGTATAAACAAAGGAGGAAATAAAAATATGACACGAACCTTTATTGAAACACCAATTTTTACCGCTAAATGGCAAGACTTAGGATTAACTGATAAAAATTTAAAAGACTTACAAGAAATTTTATTAGAAAATCCGAAATTAGGAGATACTATTTCTCATACAGGTGGATTAAGAAAAATCCGTATCCCAATGGAGAATAAAGGAAAAGGGAAACGAAGTGGTGCAAGAGTAATTTATGTAGATGTTGATATAAAAGAAACTATATATTTTGTCAATGTCTACTCAAAAGATGAAAAGGCAGACTTAACGCCTGATGAAAAGAAAGCTCTAAAGGCAGTAGTAAAAATTTTAAAGGAGGAATAATCATGAGCAAATTTTTTGATGATACAATGCAAGGGTTATTAGAAGCTGTTGCAATTGACCAAAAGCAAATTGCAGTTCGAGAAGTAAGTGGTTTACCAGCCACTACTTTTCGTGCAGAGGATATAGAGAACAACTTAATTGATAATGTTGTTAAATTACGGAAAGAGTCTAATATTTCTCAAAAGGAATTAGCCGATTTAACGGAAAGCAAACAGCAAAGTATCTCACGGTTTGAAAAGAAAACACATAGTCCATCATTAGTTTTATTTGTGAAAATTATTGATGCGCTTGGTTATAAAATGGAACTTGTAAAAAAATAATCTCATAAAGTGTCATATTTATATAGCATCTAATGGAAATAAAAATCTGTTAGGTGCTATTTTTATACCCTAAATTAAGGAGAAAACCACCATGAAAAAGAAAATAGTATATGTCACACTAGCACTTGCACTAATTGCAGGTGCTTTTTTATTAGGTAGAAATATGCCTAGCAAATATGATTATTTGAATTTAAACAAAGTAACGTCAGTAACACAAAACGGAAACAGCATAACAATCTATACAGATACAGATTGCTATGATTTCACAATAACAAAATAAAGAAGGGAGAATATTAATATGTCAGACAAATACAAAACGATTCATAATGCCTATTGCAATTATCAGGTTGCAAAGGCAAGTAAACCCTCACGAATTTACTCTGTAAAGACAGAAATAAAAAGCAACAAAGGAGTTAAGACAACAGGATTGTCAAAAGCAATGTTGGCAAAACAGTTGTCGATGCTGATTTAGAAGGGAGAATAAAGATTATGTCAAGAGAAATGTATAACTACAAACGCAAAGCGGTACGGATTGCAAAAGATTTTCGTTATACAACGGAAATTATAGAAGCAATTCATAACGCCAAAACGGAAAATGAAATATCACGGATAATGCGTGATGCAAGATTAAAGGAGGCATAAGGTAGAATGGAAGCATTTAATTTTAGAATTATAAAAGCAGGGAACGGAACAGAGGTGATTGATAATACATTGTCAACACCTTACAACTCATTAACGCCTTTGCAAATGTTGGATTATATCAACATTGAAAACAGCCTATATTTTGCAGAAAGGCAAAAGAGATGGCAGAAGGCAACCGAGCCAACAATTATTGACAAGGTAAAGAATTTTGTAAGTAGGATAATACATGAGGGGATATTATAACGGGTTTGCCTATATAGGATTTGTACCATCAATAGGCAAATATCAGCAGTTTGAAAGCGAAACTGCATATAGAAATTATTTAAAGGAAAGAGGTGAGATGTAATGAAGTATGTAACCTATGAAGAACCGCTGAAAGGTAAAACATTTACAGAAAACCAGATGCATGAAGTCTACAGAGACTTAGCAGACAAGGCAGAATATCCAGACTTTGAGTGTTGGAAATCAGACATGCTCAAGTCAGGAGTGTTTGAAAAGTTTAGTAACTAAACGGCAAGCGAAAGCAAGCCGTTATTTTTTACTTAAAATACATATTAAAAATATTAAAAGGAAAGAGGTAGTTAATTATGTGCAAAATGTTTGAAGTAGTAACAGGAAGAAAGTCAAAGGGAAGTGTTGACAAGTTAGAAGGGCTTACAAAGGCATACACTGATATGCATGAAGACATTGCAATTATCAGAATACCTGTTGAGTTAATGGAAGTTGATTCACGGTATCAGACAGACGAAAGAACGGAGAGGGATTTAAAATATCTCACTAATAATTGGGATGAAAGAAAGCTCATGCCTTTACTTGGTGTACCACATTGGGAAGAAGGTAAAGTATATATAGTTGATGGTTATGGAAGATGGATTGCAAGTCAGATTGTTGATAAAGACAAATACAAGGATTTAAAGGTGCAGTTAATCTTAAATGCACCAACGGAAGATTCTGAAAGAGTTGCATTTGAAGCTGAATTATATGCATTTCAGGGTGTATCAGTTAGAAAGGTAACGCCAATTCAGAAGCATGGTGCAATGCTTGTATTACACGATCCAGCAACGGAAACACTTGAAAAAATGAAAAATATCTATGGCTTTAGATACAAAGAGACAGCAGGTAACAGAGGAAGCGGAGTTCTTGGTTCATATACAGAAGCATTAGGTCTTTGTGCGATTGACAATGGAGCTTGTGCAGAATATGTATATGACATAATAAGAAATTCTGGATTTGACAGAAAGCATAGTGGATATGTAAGTTATGTAACTCGTTCATTAAGAGATATGTATAAGTTATATGCACAAGACAGAAGCGAAACGAAAAATTATCTATCTAATGAGTTCAGAAAAATTACACCAGAAAATTTAAAGGCAAATGCTTGTGTAAAATATCCTATTTTGGATTTTAGAACAGCGGTATCTCTTTATGTTGAGGATATGATTGTAGAAGGACTTGGACTTGAACAGTCAAGAGTAATTGAAGGCACAAAGGTTGTTTTCATCAAAAAGAGAACTGCATAAGAGAACATATACATATAAAGCTGCACTATCAGGCTATACGGGTAACAGAAAGGAAGTGAGATTTATGCACAATTTTAGAAAATCAAAGCGAATGCGTGACTTTGATGTGATCTTACGGAAGAACGGATATACACCGACAAGGTGCAAGGGAAGTCATTTCGTATATATCAACAGAAATACGCATAGGATAATGCCTGTTAATAAGGATCTAAATGATATGGTAAGGCAGAGATTGATTAAAGAGTATAACTTGGAGGTGTAAGAATATGAAATGGATTGAGATTTTACGGAAAGATAAATATGCTCTTTTGCAAAGCGAAAGTGATATACAGTATGCAGTTGTAAGTGGCTATGATCCAACACAGCCAGAAAATCAACAATGGTCAAGTGGAACGTATTTTACTTATTCCCAGAATAATCCTAAGAAGATGCTATATCTTCAATCAGCTTATGATTGCTTTATGGAAAAGGTAAACGTAGATTTTATCCCACGTTGCAGACTTGAGGAACTTGCAACACTCTTTAAAGACGGACTTATTTCTGATGATAGAGATTCAGCTCTTGAATACTTTGATGAGTGTTGCGAGATGTCAGAGAAAGAGAAGTCTTTCTTTGGTATTGAAGAAGATTCACCTATTGCAAATACTAAATTTGAGAATCCTATGTATAGCAAGGGTTACGATGACGGATTTGCAGATGGGGCAAACAGCATAGAAGAGTAAATGGATATTTCATAAGGAGGTAAAGCAAATGAAACATAAAAGACAGTTAAGATGTATAAAGGATTATGAAGAAGATTTAACAGGCGATGATGATTTTGCTACGGTTTGGACGGCTGGTAAAGTATATGGAGCAATTAAGCATCATGACGGAACATATACAGTTGAAACAAATATGGGTACAAAAGGAATTGTAGGTGTTGAATATTCATGTACGCCAGATTATTTTGAAGAAGTGAGTACAAACTAAATGCGTGTTTCCTTGGATTAGAAAGGTGGGTAAATATATATGAACGGAATGCAAATTTGGGAAGTAAATGGAATTGATGACTTAGAAGGCACTTGTTTTGCACAGTGTTCTACTAAAGAAAAGGCAGAAAAGGCAATCCAAATTCTTGAAGAAAACGGTTTTGAAGATATGCTTGAGGTTGAACAAAGTAGCTTACGATTAGACCAGTTATTGATTGAAGATAAATTAATTCAACTGTAAAAATTCGTGTTCTCTTGGAATGGAGGTAAGAGAAGATGATTGTAAATGCTTATTTAAAAGTAACTCAAAAACAATGGGAAGACATTAAAGAGAAATATGTAGAACCGAATATGTATCATATTGTAAGCAGTTCAAAGCGAAAGTGCAAGCGTTGTGACGGATGCAGTGCGTATAATCCTTGTACAACTTATGAAGGATATTGTACAGAAGTAGAAGGATTAGTTGACAGAAATTCTACTTGCGAAAGTTGGCACTAAATATGTGTTTTATATGGAGGAGAAATTAAAATGAATGAATCATTATTAGCATTATTGAAAAAAGAGGATGGTCTTGTAAGAGATGTACGGTTAAATAAGGAAACTTATGAGATGTTGAGAGATAAAAATAAGCATCTTGCATCTGAATACATGGAAAAACTAGAAGAGTCTAAAGAGGTTCTTTTAGAGTGTCGAAAAGAAATCTCGCAGTATTTGGATTTTTTGGAGGTTTTAAAAGAGAACTAAATTCGCATTTCTTTAGAAGATTGGAGGAAAGATTATGACATTTAAAGAGATGATTTTTAAAGGATTATGTGATGGAACAGTAAAGATCATCAGTAATCCAAACGATGATTGTATTGCTTGCCAGATTGGAGAATTTTGGTTTTACTTTATTGGAAGTGAAGATGAAGATTTAACACCTGATGAAGTGTATGAGTCATATACCAAAGAACAACTTGTAGAAATGATTTATTCAACATTGCAGGATATGGAAAAGAATGAATTTGATGAAGTTGAATATTATAAAGCATTTTTGGAAGAAAAATATGCATGTGATAAAGAGAAATCAGATGATATGAATATGATTTTATGGAACGAACTAAAGAAACACAGAGGACATAAGGTGAGTATTGTATCATATGGAGATTGGGATAATCCAGAAGATGTATGCTTAGAATGTGAGGATTGTGGAGAAGTTGTACTTGATGCAGAGATTTATACATTATGTGCAAGAGAAGATAACTGATGAAACTAAGATTTCTTGGGAAAGGAGTGAAGAGAAATGATGAATGGTGTTGATTTGATAAACAATCTAATTAATGAGCTTGAAAGAGCAAGGGATTTGTTGTATTCGCAGAATCCCGAAGAATCATCAGAAGAAGCTGTTTTGGTTAATGATATTGGAACAGATCTTGATAGATATTATGATATGGCAGATGAGATTGATGATGCAGTGAGATATATTGATGTTTAGCAACTAAACAAAATAACGAGTAGACACAAAGGCAGTTAGGAGAATAAATACCTAGCTGCCTATTTTTTATTACAAGGAGGAACATAAAATGTTAAAGGTAAATGACAAAGTGAAAGTGCATATGTACGACACATGCAACAGAGAGATCAAAACACGGAACTATGGAACTGTATTTACAGTAAAAGAAGTAAATGGAAAGCTTGGTATTGATTGGAATACAGAGAAGTCGCCAACAACTTGTGATGGTGAGATATTCACACCATTTGAAACATTTTCATATTCAGTAATTTTTGAGAATGTAGAGAACGGAAAGAAATATCATTGGAGCAACGCAGAAAACGGAATTGTAGAGGAGGTTTAATATGAGCAGATGGTTATATGATCCTGAAACGGATTCACGGAACGGAAAAGAGTTTACTTATAACTCACCAATACATGAAAATGACACATTATTTAATGGCTTCTCATATAGAGAAGTTATGGATGTTGTAATTGCAAATTACGGACATGACATAACAGAAAAGCAATTCGACAAGGCACTCAAAGAGTTTATGGATATACGAATTGAGGATATGAAAGAGAACTTAATGATGTGCAAAGCGAATATGCTAAAAGAAATTAGAAAGGTGTGATTGTATGACAAGGACAGAATTTGAAGAGAAATCATTTGAAGATGTAATGAGCCAGCTTGATGAAGAGTTAGATGAGATTACAACACTGGATAGATTAAAAGAATTTGCAAAGTTAAAGATAGATGAAGGGAATTATCTACTTGCCAATCACATTATTGAAGCATTACAAGCAGGATATGATGAAGATTGGTGGAATTATGATTATTGTATGGGAACACTTGATACGCCTATTCCATTAACAGAAAAGGCAGACGTTGAACATTTAATTGATGATTAGAAAGGCAGGTGTGATTAGTATGAGAGTAAAATTTGTAGGATTCGGTGGGTATATGGAAGTTCCTTGTTATGAGGACGAAAATGGAAAGTTGTATTTTGATGAAAATAATGGTCGAAATGGTTTAGATCTTTATACAGGTGCTTACAAAGAAGAATTGGGAGAAATTTGTGGCGAACCGAATACAAGAGTTACAGAAGAAATTGAATGTGACGAGCCGTTTGTAAGGCATCCGAGAGAATTTGATTATACGATGCTTGGTAGATATGAAGCAGATTGTAAATATTTCTTGGGTAATGGAAATGGATATGAAGGTCATTTGTATTTCAAATCAGTAGAGAGACACTGTGATGAAATGGAAAAGTTATGGAATTCATTTGCAGATGATGAAAAACCTGAGTGGTTGACATTAGAACAAATACATGAGTATAGAGAAAAAATGTTAAAGGCAAGGAGGAAATGATTATGTTACCGCAGATTCAATATGATAAAAAGTTTCTTGGAAAACTGAAAAGTAATTACTTTAATGCAAAAGCATTATATGAAACCGTTAAAGAGAATGCAGAAGAGATTCAGAGAAAAGTTCTTGCGGAGAATGAGTTTTACGAGACAGAAGATATTGCAGAAAAGATGCAAAAGCGAGGTGGTGATGGTAAGCCTAATCGCATCCTTGATCCAGATTTGACATATATGATGGATTTAGAAAAAGAACTGCCACGATTTCTTGATTTATGTTATCCAGAATATGTGAAAGCAGGAATTGCAGATCCACGAGGAAAAGAATATATACCTGAAGCAGAAGAGAAAGAATTGTTTTATGAGGCAGAGAAACAGCTTGTGGAATATGGAATTGATATTATTCCTGATGAATTTGTAGAAAAGGAAACTCTTAGAAAAGCAGTACAGATGATTAAGTACAGAGATAAAGTGCTTGATTTAGTACTGAGATTAGAAAGTGGTGAGATTGAAAATTATGCACAAAATAATTAACAACGCAATTTTATCAGATGGAACAAAAATACAGCTCGAAGATTGGCATAGCGAAAATTCAGAAAAATATCCAGACTTATATGGGTATATGATAGGTGTTTATCCGAAAGCAAAAAATACAGGGAAATGGGGTTGGGCTAGAACAGGTGAAACTTTTAGATTGAGCATTGGTAGGAACGAGTATGCAAAATATACAGATGATATGGTACTTGCTGATTATGAATCATTAAAAAATGGAACGAAAACACTTGCTAATCTACGAGAACATTTTAATGATGGAGCAAAGCATGAATTTTACTTGGGCTTGATTGATAAAGAGCCTGAGTGGTAAAGGAGCGTGTTTATATGGCAAAATATATTATTGATAAAGATAATACATTAAAAGCATTGGGAAGCATTAACACATTATTATCTCAGTCGTTACAGATAATAAAAAAGGTAAATGAAGATGAGCAATGGGATTTTTGTACAGATGATGTTTTAGCAAGGCGAGTTAATGATGCTGAAAGATTGATAAAAGAAATATCAGACATTGTATTTCAGAACTAAAATGGCAAAGGAAATTGTAATTTCCAAAGGAGTGTGATTGATGTGAAAATAATAAAATGCTATGAAGATTATGCAAAGTTACGAAAAAAGTTAAAGTCAAAACAATATGATTTAATGAATGATAGTATCGGTCAATACAATACAGATGGATACAGCGTAGATGTTACATTAAGAGATTATGATGGAAACTGGTGTATTGATTATGATGTGTACAAGCCAAATGGAAATCCAAACTATCTTGACGGTGGCAAGGTATGTAATGTATCTAAAATGCCATTGACCGACAAAGGATTTTGGAAACTGATAAAAAAGAAATTTGAAAAGCATATAAAATAAGAAAGGTTAGGTAAATATTATGAAAGTAAACGAAATTAGAAAAACAGAAACAATCGAGAAACTTGTAAGAACAGAGTACATTGCAGAGGATGGAACTATATTTAGAAGCGAAGAAGAGTGTAAGAAATATGAGGAATCAGCACTATTTGCAATTAGTAAAGAGTTGAAGAAGCTTGATAATGAGAAAAATGGAGCTTCTGAATATGATATTTATAATGAATGTTCTGATGAATGTCTGGTAGAGATTTTCAATGCAGAAACAGAAAGAGATATTGAGAATATCAGAAGATATGTATATCTCAAAGCACTTTCAAATAGTTCATATGCAAATAAAGCAGACGTTGACTTACCTAATATCACACCAGGGCATGAAGTAATTATTCATTGGAACTATGACGAGGATAGTTGTTGGACTATTGGAAATGGAAGTATTGATGCTTTCTGTGACTATATTAGAGATAATCTAAGGAGTTTAATTACCCCAAAGGAGGAAAATGCAGATGCTTAATATAACATTTAAGTACAGAGATGCAATGAGTAATTGGGAATGGAGAACACAAAGCTGTACAGTATCATCTATTGAAGAATGTAAGCGAATTTACGGACTTGACAATGGCGATGTTGAATACGAGATTTTAGAAGTCAAAGAGGCATAATACAGAGAATAATAAGGCAGACGCAAACATATGTGTCTGTCTTATTTTATTGGAAGGAGAATGTAAAATGATTATATTGCAAAGAGATTCACGGTATGAGATGGGTGATCCTGATTGTGTGTTTAAAGTAAAATCAGGTGACTTAATTACACCAATAAAGCGAATTGGATATAAAACTACATTTGATGATTGGGAAGATTACGGAGAAATCACGGATGAAGATATAAAAGATTTATATATTTTTTGTTGTCCTAACGATGAAATTCAAACAGAAGTTTATATTTCAATTTGTTCAAATTGGGATTTGATTTTTGTTGGCAGATATAAAGGTATTTTCTTTGATAATACAGAGGCTATTACAGCAAAAATTAATGCATGGATTAACAACAATATGGAGGTGTGACTATGAATACATTAGAAGATATTTTAGTAGCATTAGGAAGTAAAAAACCATTCTTAGACAAGATAATAATTGGTGAAGATGGTGGAAGGCAGCCATTCACCAAAGGCGGTGCTAAAGCATATAAAAAATTGACAGAAATCTTATATGCGGTTGGAGAACTTACTAATACAGATATGAATAGTATTGTTGAAGAATTAGATAGTATAGCGAATCAGGATATGTAGGAGGTAAGCGAAATGGTACAATTACGGCAATACAAAATGGTTGAAGGAATTGGAAGTCATTGGAATAAACGATGGGAAATCCAAGAGAAATATAAATATTTTGAAAATGGAGAATGGGTTTATTCCTGGCATTTAGTATTTTGGAGCAGTGATAAAGCGAGATGCGAAGAAGTGTTTGAGAAATATAAAAAATTAGGAGGTAAGCGAAATGATTGAGTTAAAAGATTTATTGGAAGAAAATGAAACACTTGTAACATTTCATCTTTGCAATGAATATTGGTCACGGAATGCAATCACAGTAAAAGGAAATGATGATATTTCTGGTGCATTAGAAATGACATTACATAGAATACTTGAAGCTGGTGGAACAGAAGATGATGTAAAGCGAATTATGGGTGCTGAAATTCCAACAGAAGATGAACTAAAAGAACTTGAAGAGTTTGATGAATTTAGTTGGATAGATTTAGGTTATGTATTACCTGGTTTAATTGATTTATGGGAAGAAAGCGAGGTTGATTGATATGACAATAGAAATATTAAAAACCAGAATAGATGAAATATTAAAGAAAATGTGGGGTGTAAATGAAGATGGTGGCATCGAAATTTATACTGACTACAGAGAAAGAGAACTTTCTGATAGTTTCTTAAAAGAGATATTTGAGCATGATAATCCAAGAGAGGCATTTAATGATGAATTAGCTGATTGGGCTATGGATTATGCAATGGAGTATGGAGAAGATGAGTTTGAAAAGGATATTCGTGAAGAAATGACGGATGAAGAGGAAGAGTATTTTACAGATAATTTTAATGAGATATGGGAGTATGTAAGAGAAAATACATATTTTTATTACAACGCCGAGGATTTTAATAATGAAGTCAAAGTAAATATTATGGTGGATTGTGGTAATTGGAATTACGATTGCGTTTGCGATAATGTTCTGAATTGGTATGGAAATTCAGGAGATGGAAGTATTGACAAAGAATCATCTATGCTATGGTTAGCAAAAACACAAGGTAAAGCAACTGCATTAAGAAAGGCATGTAAACAAGTACATAGGGATGATGGATATTATGTAGATAGAGATAAAAACAAAGACAAATTTATAGAAAGCTGCATACAGGAATTTGAAAATCTTCCATCACATATGGCAACTGTAACATTTCTTGTAAAAATGCCGTTATTTGATTTGTTTGATTTAATCGAATTACAGAATAAAGAATATGACGAAAAAGGAAAATATGATCCACGAAAGAATGAAAAATCAAAATCTTATATAGTTCTTGGAAAAGAAACAATGTGTGGGTTGTATGATTCTTGGTCTGGTGGTGGTTCTGTATTAGAAGTAGAACTGGATAAGGATGTTAAACTTCCTATTAAATATGCAATCTTTTGTGTAGAGGGATGTAAGATGCATGGATATGATATTGATGAAGTTTATGGACTGATTGATAGTTGTTGGAAAGAAACAGTAAAGGAAATAAAAGAGGTTGCATAAAACCAAAGGAAAGAACTGTTTACAATGAATAGGAGATAATAATTATGGAAGAAAAAGATATTAGAATTTGTCCAGTATGTAATAAGGAAGTAGAAAGAAATGATATGAATTTCACAAGAGACTGTCATGGAATCACTTTTAGATTAGTGTGCAATGATTGTTGGGAAAAATTAATGAAAAAGGGATATGATGGTCAATATTATAGTGAAGCGGATGAATGTATTGATGAAGATTATTAGGAGGTAGCGTAATATGACATACTACGATACAAAAATAGGAAAAATAATCGAGGAAGAGTTCGATTCACGAATGGAAAATGCAGTTGTTTCTTATATCATGGACAAAGGTATGAGCAACGTAAAAGAGATTACTGACGAGCAGATTGAAAAACTCGAAGGCAACGGATTAATGACTCAAGATTTTATCCAATCATTAGTAAGATGTGCAAGACGTATATGTAATGAATGCAAATGGATTGAACTGATAGAGTTCATTAGATTGTATTTATTGTGTGCTCCAACAGTACATAATGTGTATTTATATAAGGAAGATTTTACTGATGAATCGTTTGCAGAGTTACTTAAAGATTTGGATCTTGATGAAAGCGAAGTGGAAAATGAAATTAAGTTATTTGCTGTTGTTGATAAGGATTGTTTAAAGGAGTGATTGAATATGTTAAATCAGAATTGGTTTCAGGATAAAAGATTTGTAATGTTTGAGGGCTTTGCGGAAAGTCAGAGTTTCTTTGACACAGAGACTAAGAATATTTATGTTGTATCAGAAGAATATGGACAGAAGGGAAGTAATATTATTCAAGAAATTACACCTGAGTCATTTGAATACATGCCTAACTATAATAGATATAAAAAGTTTATAGGAATTAAGGAAAAATATAGAGTAACTTATACTGCACAAGTCGATCAAACGATTGAAGCAACTTCTTTAGAAGAGGCAAAGAAAATAGCGAAGAATGGAACTGGTGAATATAAAAATCAAGCTTTTGAAAGTATTTATTTATCAGAAGTCGCTTTTATAACAGATGAAGACGGAAACGAAGTATAAAGGAGGTTTAAACTATGAATGTATTAAGAGTTGAATTAGTAAGAGAAATTGGAAATGTAAAAACATATAAAATTACATATGAAGAAAGCAAAAGCATTGAAACAAGACTTGTAGGTAGAACATTTAATTATGATGAAGATGCAGAAAAATTTCCAGAATCTGTATTAGATTTTGTAGAGAATTGGATTTTAGGAGATTTATAAAGGAGCGTGATTAATATGATGACAAGAGAAAGATTTAAAGAAACAAACTGGAAAATGAGTTATGAGGAATATCAGAAATGCGATTGTACTGAATGTAAAAAAGAAGAATGTCCACACAGAGGAGCGTATAGAAGAGTGCCTGAGATTGATGGTGGACTTGGTTTGTGTCCTAATCTGAAGGGAGAATAATAGAAATGTACAGAGTATATCAATTAACGGATGAAGAGAAAGATAAAATTGTGCGATGTCGTTGGGATGGAGATACACATTACTATGATGTATTTGAATCACAAGAAGAGTGCGATGAAGAACAGAAAAGACTAGATAAAATTGAAGCAGAATATAAAAAACAGAAAGCTGATTATTTGAAAAATTGTAAAGGAGAGTGATTGAAATGTTCAAATATATTATCAGTTATGATGGCGGTCAGTTAAGAGACAGCTCCGATTTTGAGTGGGGATTGTTTGATTCCTATGGTGAAGCCGAAGAAGAAGCCAATGATGCAAAAGAACAATACATGAGAGATTGGGATATTGAAGGCAGCGAATATGATCCTGATGATTTCTGTATTGAGATTGTGGAGGTGTAGGTATGGCAAATGTAATAAAACGAAATTCAAAAAACAGTAATCTTTACAGCCATATGCACAATGAAGATTTGTTAAAACTGGATTTATAGTGGGATTATATTTAAAGATTGGAGTGATGTAAATGAATAAAATTATAAGTTATTAGGTAAATTAATAATTAAAATAATATTTTAAACTAATTATTTTTAAACAAAAACGATTGACTTAAGTATAAACTTTGTATATACTAATATTAAGGTATATCCGTTGTATATACATGCAGGAGGACAAAATATGAGTAACATTACGCAAAGGAAGGAAAGCATATTCATTTCACAGACTTTTATAAAAAAATGGGGGAACAGCCAAGGCATTAGGTTACCAAAAGAAGTAATTAATATGATAGGTTGCAGAGAGAACGATAAAGTTGAAATTAGTGTAGACAACGGAAAAATAACCATAAAAAAAGCAACAAAAAAATATGTAAATTTAACGGAAAGGCTCGAAGCATTTTATAGGAAACCAATTGAGAATATTTTTGTTGAAAATACTCAAGAAGTTGATGTAGGTGCTCCTGTTGGTGATGAATATTGGTAAAATACAACCAAGGTGATATAATCATTATGAATTTTAATCCACAATCAGGACATGAACAGTCAGGAAAGCGACCAGCACTTATTATAAGTAATGATGTTTTAAATCATCATAGTTCAATGGCAATGGTCTGCCCTATAACGAACACAAATAAAAATCATCCTTTTCATGTAAAGCTGGATGATAGAACAGAAACAACGGGCGTTATACTTTGTGATCAAGCAAAAATGCTTGATATTAGTGCTCGTGATGGAAAATTTAAGGAAAAATGTCCAGATGATATATGGAATGATGCAAAAGATATTGTGACAAGTTTTTTATAATAAAATAATAAAATGAATATGCAAAAAGAGAGAATTGTACACAATTTGTACAATTCTCTCTTTTTTTGGAGAATATATAGGAAAGAAAATATTGTAAAATAGCAATTTCATTTTAAGATTGGAGAGTGATTATATGTTAAAAAAGAAATTAAAAACTGGTTCTGTTGTTGAAGCGTGGAATTATGATACTGGAATTTATACAGGAATGTCAATTGGAGCTTATGATAAAATGACTTGCAATTCAAAAGCAATAGTATCTGTAGAAAGTGTTGATAGTGCAGATGGAATTGTAAACAGAATTGTTATTAATAAAAAGAAAGCGGAAAAGTATGGATTTAGAATTGTAATAGATGAAGAGAATTAGAAAGGATGGTTGATTTATATGAGATTACATCTATTTTGGCTTGATAAGAATTGGAAGAAACGTGGTGATTGTGCCAACAATTATAACCTTATTGTTAATATGGAAAATAAAACATATAAGGTATATACGAATGCTTTTTATGGATATTATCATCCAGAAGATATTGAGGTTAAAAAGAAATCAGATATTGAAGATTACATAGAGTATTTAAAGAGAAATGGATTTACAGAAATGGAGCGATAAATCATGACAGTGAGAGAATTAAATAGAGATCAATTAACTGAATTAAAGCGTATGTATTATGTACAACTTGTCAATGAATGCTTATTTGCAAAAGTAATGGGTGTTGATATTGATGAACCATCATATGACATGATAGAGAAAGTCAACGAATATGTCTCGGATGAAGTTATTTTCGATGCATATGATAACACTGTGTTTAAAGAAGATGATTTCTTCTGTAGTGTGGAAAGGAGTGCTTAATATGTTAGATATTACAAACTTATATGCATACAGAATTGAAGAATTGGCTGTTGGAATTGTAAAGGCAGAGTCATATGAAGATGCAAGAGAAAAGGTGAAAGTAGCTTATTTGAAACACAACGATTGCTTTGATTCTGAAAGAAATTTTATTGAGTTAAAGGAAATTGCAGAAGATGATTCATGGTTTAGTGATAATCCTGATGTAGTTGAAGTTGATGAATTAATATAAAAACGGAGTGATGATATATGTACAAATGTGGAAATTATGTAAAGTCTGAAACAGATGATTGCAACTACAAAGATGATAGATGTTGTTATTATTGTGATAAGAAATGGGATTGTAAAGCAAAAGCAAAATGTGAATTTGATTGTTGGGATGATGACAAGGATAACAAAGATGATGTAAATGCTTATTGGGAAGATGATAAGGAGTGATAAGATATGAATAAATCAGTAGAAATTAAAAAAGATAAGAATGATGTTGTTGTAATTGATAATGGAAATGAGGTATTTAGAAGAGTAGCAACAAGGCAGACAATAGCGATTGCAAATGATATTTATTTTGCACACAAATATGAAAACGGAAGATAGGAGTGATGAGATATGTATAAGGAAGAAGCAAGAGAAATTTTAAAAGAATTCTTAGAAGATTGTGATAAAACGCAGAAAGCAAAAACAAAAACACCTTTAAGAAAAGCTTTTGATTTAGCTTATGGTGAATTATGTAAGAGCAATAATAATCCTTGTTTTAGACAAGAAGAAATTGATAAAGTGTGTCAGGCTATTATTGATAGCCCAGTTGATACATCGAGAGAATTACAGGATAGAGTGTTGAATATTTTACAAAATAATAGTTATTAAAATAGCACAGTAAACAAGAGTTTCTTTTGAAGAATGGAGGAATAAATATGTGCATGTATTGTGAAAGAAGAACAGACATAAAATTTGGATGGGAACAACCGAAACTTCCATACCATAGTAATAATCTAAACGAAGGTAGATTGAATGGAAATGTATTAGAAAATGAAAAATGGGACGGTGTTATTCATGATTATCAAACTGCTACTCCAGAATTAATTCTCACTTGTCCTGGTTATTTTAACGGAGAGGGTGTTGGTTCTATTTACATTCCAATAAAATATTGTCCTGAATGTGGAAGAAAATTGGGAAATAAAAAATCATAAGAACTGAGGATTTACTAGGAAAGAGAGGCAAATAATATGGTAAGAAAGATGAACAACAGATTATATAAAATCAATACATATGCTTCTGCACACATTATTGAAGTAGATGATAATTATGATGAAGAAGTACAGAAACTAAGAAAAGAAATCCAACTTGACAGTATTGGATGCAAATTGAACTTACTTGCATATCTTGCCACATTAACAGTACAAGGCTATGCGATTTTAAGCGTAACGGAATTTAACATTGATGGAAGTAAACCTAGAGTTGCTTATGCAAGTAGCAAGGATTTTAAAAAGATTGTTAAGTATTATCTTGGGAAGAAAGCCTAAGAATCAGCGATTTAGAAAGGAGAATTAAAAATGAAACAGAATCATTATATTGTAACTTTTAACAATGGGAAAACTGTATTTGCATCTGGGTTTAATACGGAGGAAGTAGAAATCCTTGCAAAAGCCGTAATGATAAAGAATGGATTATCTTATGACATTAAAAGTGTTAAGACAACAAGTAATTTATCTGATATGGCAGATACAGATTTTGTAGCATAGGAAACGGAAATTTCAAAAGGGGGAAGATGAAATGACAATCAAGGATGTAAAAGAAGAATATAAAAATAAATATATAGAATTAGAAGTATATGAAGCAGTGAGTAATGGAAAATATTATCCTAGTAATTTTCATACGGATAATTGCAGATCATTAGGAGAAGATTCACCATATGGAAACTATACTGAGGATATGGAAGTAGGTCTATATGAGCTGATGGATGAAGAAGAATACAATAATACTATAATGGCAAATTGTGATATTTATGCAGATTTTGAAGATTGGTATGGTGATAAATATGCAAAAGTATTATGTGTTATGATTAAGTAAACAATTAGATACTATTAGAAATGGTGGTAAAATTTATGGATAGGAAAGAATATTTATTAAGACAGGTACTAAAGTTATTTAAGCAACAAAAAGAAAGTCGTTATGTTTTAAATATTGAAGAGATGACTGTTATATACGATGGAACTGAATGTGATGGAAGTTGTCTTTGTGATGATATTATGGAAGAATTAGGAATTGACAGCTTAGAAGATATTGAGGATGAGAAATAAAGTGTGATATAATATGTAAGAAAGAAGGTTGATGAATATGGCAGGATATAGCGGATGGTCAATGAGTAACAATGCGGTTGATGCTTATTCAAATGGGGAGAAACCATTAAGTAAATGGACAAAGGCAGATATTTTTGATACAATAGAAGAACAGGAAATTGAATTAAAATGCTCAATGGAAAAATTTAAGAAACTACCTGTGAAAGTTTTAAAAGAAGTTTGTTTGAGGTATTCTTCGTGGCATCATACAAGTAATCATTATAATCAGACAGATTTTTATTCTTTGGATATAAGCAGAATAGAAAATTTAACAGATGAAAAAATTGATAGATTACTTGCAGATTACAAGGCAGAGAAAAAGAATGAAGAAAAGCCTACTGAAGAGAAATGGAGATGTGCTTTTTTAGAATGGTCTGGAACTAGAAAACATCCAGTTGCAAAAGAAATAGTCGAAGAGGGTATTGTAAAAGGCGATTGGTTCTATCGTAAAAATGGAACTAAAAAGAAAACAACAGCAAATGGGTTTGAATTTATTAAAAAATTGGAGGAATGATAATAATGGCATTTATAAACGAACAAGGAATAAAAATTAGTTTTGAATGTTCAGATTTAATCAAAGAACTTAAAGAAGATATTACTGAATTTGGTGGCGACACAGTTGTTGCTGTTTGGTGTAAGGATAATTCAGGAGTTACATTATATGTAAATTATGATTTTATTAATGAAGAACAGCCAATAACTGAAAAAGAAGTAGACAAAGATGAATACATACAAAAAATGACAATGAGTGCATTATTAATATTACTAGAAAAACAAAATGAAATTTTGTAATTAAGAATAAAATATAATATTAATTAAATTGAGACGGATAATTATATATTATCTGTCTTTTTTATTGGATTGGAGTGATATTATGAGAAGAGAATTTAAAGTAAATAAAACAAAATGTGCGATAGTAAATCGTAATACTGGCAATCTGGAAATTAACAAATATAATCAAAAATATGAAGTTAGGTGTTTTTCACAAAAATATAATGGTTGGATTAGGTTGTGTAGTTGTGCAACTATCTCTGAAGGAAGAGAAAAGGCTGTACAAATATTATCATTGGCGATATAATATGTATATAATTATTTTTGGAGGTACAATATGACAAAATTGGGGTTATTAGAAGCGTTTCAATATGCTGTCGAAACAGTAAATGTTACAAAATTTGAAGAAGCTTTAATAATATTTTCTGTTGAGTATGGTGTTCAGATACCAAGGGAGGCGGCAGAGTTAATTAAAGCTCAAGATGATAATTTGTCAAAAGAAAAATTAAAGGAAATTATGCTAAAGATACAAATGCCTATCTATAATTATATTAAGACAAATGGCAATGTTAATGAGTTAAAGTAACAAATAGAATAATAGAGAATATAGTAAGAGACTTGTAAAAGCAAGTCTCTTATTTTTATGGAAAGAACGGTGATTACTATGTTTGATTACAAAGAATTTAAGAAGGAAATGTGCAAAAGAGGACATGAAGTACATAAACATGGAGATTATATAACTATTGAACCCAATAATAATTATGAAGGATATAATAAAGGATTTTTATATGCATCAGATGTCATTAAAGGATTTGAGCATGAATTAAGACTTATTTATATGCATCATTTTAACACTTGGATATATAGTGCAAGATTTAAAATTGTATGATAGAATTAAAATATAGTAACTGTGGGAACGGAATTTAAAAACGGAGGTAAATATTATGATAGAATTAATTAGTGTAATTATAGCTTGGATTGTTGTATTCACAATTCCAAACAGATTTCTAAGTAAATCAGAAGCTAAGAAGAGAGAAGAAAGATATAAAAATATGTAGAAAGGAGGTTGATGTAAAATGTTAGGTGCATTATTAGCATTAGGAATTTTTGGTGGAGCTGCTGCAAAAGCAGCTTATGATAATTATGATATGAAGAAATATTCTACAAGGTATGATGAGAATGGAAATCGTCACTATTTTGATAGACTTGGTACTGATTATATTAACGGAGAAAAAATTATAAGTGGTGGTTATACAGATACTAAAGGTATTTATCATAGAACGGAGACAGGTTTAAATAGTAACAAAGTATATACAGATTATGTGTGTCCATCTGAACAGCTAAAAAAGAAATATGATGAAGAAGATAAAGAATATTGCCGTAAAAATGGATTCCCCGCATATCCAGCTTATAATCCACGATTTAAAAGAAAAGTAACAACTGAATTTGAAACAGGCAAAGTGGTAGCTGCCGTAGTATGGTTTCATAATATATTTACTCAGGAAAATCATTGGGTTAAGTTTTATGTTAAATCTGATGCAAAAGAGTATGAATATGATACACCAGGAGAATACGACAAAGGAATTGAGATTACTAAAGAGGAAGCTGAGTTATATGATAGAATATTAGGTAAATCTCACAGTGGTATGGTATTCGGAAACAAGATTTGGGATGGATTTGACACGAGAAAGCCTGAAGGATGGGATGAAGCACATAGGAAGAAATAATAGTTTACTTGCAAATGGAAAGGGGAAAGTATTATATGACTCAATTAGAAGCATTAAAAGTAGCTTATAAGGAATTATCAAGTATGATGCCAGATGGTGAAAATGATGAAATTTTTGAAGCTGCCGAAGTAATTGAAAAAATGATATACACAAAAGAAAGACAGACTCAAAAAAGTCAACTTAAACATGCACCTATGAGCAGAGCCGATAGGAAATATAAGCGTGAAATAAATTCTATGTTTAATGACTTGTTTGATAACATGTAATGTCAAGTAAATTTAACTTTCTTGCGATGATTGGAGGTAGAAAAATGGAAAATAAAAATTTAGATAGCTATGGATATTTATTAAATTGCCCAAATGAAATGCTTGGATATGTGAATAAAATAATGAATGATAAACAAGCTCCCATAAATTGGAATAAATTTAATATAGGTGATTATTTTTATACAGAAAAGTATGCATATAAATGTGTGATAGCAGATCATCCAATGAAAAGAATAGTGTTTGTAACAAAAGATGAATATGATTTTAATTACAAATATAAGTTGAAAAATAATGGTAATTTGGTACAGAAATTAAATTGGGATATGCCATTTATAAAAAATCAGTGTATGTTTGTATATGCTGAAGCTGATTTAGATTCTAATCAAAAAATGCAAGAGCCACTACAAAAACTGTATCAGTATGAAAATCAACCAGATATGAGAGAAAAGATAAGAGAATATATTAGTGAGCTTGATACAGAAATTAATAGGTGTGAAAATGAATTGCAAAAATATTATAAGAGTAATGGAGATATAGGTGTTATAAGTATGCAAAACAGAATTCAAGTTTTAATTGAAGTAAAGAATGATTTGCTTGGAAGAATGGAAGAGGTGGTATAGTGAAAGAATTTAGAAGTACTGATGAGATCACAAAAGAAGACCTTGAGAAAATGTATAACGCAATTGCTAAATTTGATAATTATATTTCATCAGCAACAAGGAAGCCAACAGATGAAAACATTGGATTATATGAACATTGGATTGATTGCAGGTATGATATAGAGAATTTAATTGTAACTGATAGATAAGAGGTGAAGTAAATGGAAAGACTTGATATTTATAAAACTAATGATGGGAAATCTTTAGTTCTTTTAAACAATGAAAATGATTCGAATGGATATATAAATTATTTACCAATTACAAATAATGCAAATGGTATGAGTGTTAATACAAAATCTGGCAATCCTGTTATTATAGATATAGATAATGTATCTATAATTAAGCTGAACGAGTTAGAGTCATACATTGATCATGTAATAGAAAGTGATTTTGATTTTAAAATTAAGTGGTATATTGATGGTAGGCAAAGAGAAGAGGTAAAAGATTGAGGTGAGTAAAATGAAAGACAAACCAAATAAAATAAAAGCGAAACTCATTGTAGAAGTAGAAGCAGAATTCTATGATGATGAGTCTTCAGAAGAAACATTGAGATATTGTGTTGAACAGGATTTAGAAGATGCAGGATTAAATGTTATTGATGTGTCTGTGATGGAATGAGGTGATACAAATGGAATTTAAGAAAGGTGATAGAGTATTTCATAGGGGCTTAAAGGTTATAGGAACTTTTATGGAATATTCATGGAATAGTGATGAAGAAGCTATTGTGAAATTTGATAATGCTGACAATCCTGATGATTGCAGACATATATCTGTAAATCAATTACAGAAATATCCAAGTAACGAATAAATTGGTGAAAGAATTGCGAGGTATAACAGTGGTAAAATATATGGAATGTTCTAAATGTGGTAAGTCATTACTTGAAAATTCAATTATTGTTGTACGAACTGGGTTTACAGATAAATATTGTTCATATGGTTGTGCAGCAATTGGTAGTGGACTTTTTGAACATATAAAATTAACTGATGAAATTGTCCAAGAACATAAATCTTGTGATGGAAAAGATTGGCTAATAGGAGATTGAGGTGATATAAATGTATGAAGAAGAAATAAATGCGGCATTGATCTCCATACAACAATTTAAAATTGCATATAGTAATGAAAATGGAGTTATAACTGTTGGTGATATTAAAGATTTAATGGCTAATATAGATACTATAGAAGAATGTGTAAGAAAGCAAAAGAGAATCCCAACAACTAACGAAAGAGAATTTGGCTTATTAGGAAAATCAAAAATTGTACATCAGTGTAGTATTTGTGGTAGTAATGTATATTCTACAAATACATATTGTCCTCAATGTGGGCAGAAATTTTGTATGTGAAGTATTAGATTTAATTAAAGAATTGATGAAATGAGGTAATGTAGATGAAAAATAAAAAAACATTAAAATATTTAAATGATATGAAGAATAGTAAAATGCCACCATTTGATAGTCAATATGAATTTTTCTTTGTTACACTGGAAGATTATTATATTGCAAAATCAAATGGTGCAAAGATAATAAAAGAGGAGCTTATGGAATGGGATTCTGAAGCACAAAAAGAAATTGTTAATATATTGGCTGATATTATAGAATCTGATGAATTGATTGGCTTTGATAGAAATGATATTTTATCGTTAGCTGATTAAATGACGATTTCTTGGTAAATAGAAGGAGATGATTAAATGGCGAGAAAAAAAGTAAATAAAGAATTAACCATAGAAGAACAGTTACAGCAAGAAAGAGAAAATGGATTAAACTTTATTAAAGATGAAGTACCACATCTGAATGAGCCAACCTATAAATTTGAAGTAGGAGATAAGGTAAAATATGGTGCATTAAAAGACTGTACAGTAAAAGAAGTGTTGTATGATGGAAAGGTGTATGGTTTACATTGTATTTCTACTGAAGAAAATTATGGAAATCCTTATGATAGAGAAGTATATAGAGTTGCTGGATGGACTAGCGTTAGACCACTTACTAATGGAAATTCAAAGTTTAGTAAAAATCAGAATGTAAAAATTAATTTTAATAATTCAATGGTTGAATCTCTTATCCACAAGTATTATGCTTTTGGAGTAGATATGAACCCTGAATATCAGAGAGGGTATGTTTGGGAATTAGAAGACAAACAGTTACTTATAGATAGTATTTTTAATAATATTGATATAGGTAAATTTGCTTTTATTCATTTAGATGATAAGAAATGGGCTGAGACAGGTAATGGATATGAAATACTTGATGGTAAGCAGAGATTAAGCACAATTATTGATTTTTATGAGAATAGATTTCCATATAACGGAGTTTATTACAATGACTTATCGGCTAAAGATAAAAATGTTTTCTTAAACCATCATATTGTGCAAGGAGAAGTAAGAGAAGCAGATAGAAAGGCAGTATTAAAATATTTCTTAATGCTCAATAGAACTGGAAAGTCAATGGCTCAGTCACAGCTTGATAAAGTTGAGAAAATGTTAGAAGAATAACCCAAAGAAAAATTGCTTTCAATAGCAGAACGGAGGATGATAAAAATGGGAAGACAGTACACTGTAGAAATGACAATAACGGTTGATGACGAAGATTTGTTTCATGGACAAACAGTTGATGAATTAGTTTTTGGATAGCTTAGAAGAAGCTCCTTTCCAAGTTGATACTATAGTGGTAAAATAAAGACAGTTGAAGATTGTTTTCAAGAGGAAAGTAATTATATGGAAATAAATATAGGTGATAAATTTGGTGATTGGACTGTGCTTGCTTTGTCAGATAAAACAGATTCGTCACACAATAAGTATTACACATGTCAATGTGTGTGTGGGACAATTAGAGCAATTAACAAAGGAAAATTAATTTCAGGAAAGTCTAAATCTTGTGGTTGTAAAAGAAAATTAGATATGACTAGGAAAATCGTAAAAGATTTATTGTTTTTAGAGCCTTTTGGCTATGAAAATGGAAAAGTTATATGGAAATGTAAATGTCTAAAATGTGGAAGAATGTGCTACAGAACGGTATCTGAGGCAAAAAAGGTTGGTACTTGTGGAAATCATAGAGATGGGAAAACATTAAATGAAAATAGAAAAAAGCGTACACAGGTCGATGGAACGATTGTACAAACTTTAACTCAAAAAGTTTCAAAAAATAATACTTCAGGTATAAAAGGAGTTTCTTTTGACAAAACCAGAAAATTATGGGTTGCTCAAATTGGATTTCAAGGAAAGAATTATAGTCTCGGTAAATTTAAAAAAATTGAAGATGCAGAAAAAGCTAGAAAAGATGCAGAAGATAGATTTTTTAAACCGATTATAGATAAGTATAAAAAAGACTGATTTGAAAGGAAGGAAAAATGCCAAGAATTAGAGATTGTGTTATTTGTGGTAAGAGGTTTACAAGTTACCATGGAATAAATGTATGTAGTGAACAATGTAAAATAGAAAAAAAGAAACGACAAGATGAAAATTCGAATAAAAGAAGATATAGTAAGGAATCGAATACACCAATAATTAAAATCTGTCCTATTTGTGGGGAAAAGTTTGAAACACTTAGAAGAACATATTGTTCAGAAGAGTGTTCTGAGAAAGCACATAAAATACATGTAAAGGAAATTTCAGATCAATACTATAAAGATCATAGAGAAGAAATAATTGATAAAGTAAAAGAAAGAAATAATAAATATTAATTATAAGGAAGCAGAAATTGTCTGCTTCTTTTTTTGTTACAAAAAAATGAGGTGAATAATGTTTGAGTAGATATAAGAACGGAAATCCAAAACATGCAAGTCGATTCATATGTTTAAAATGTATGCAAGAAAATATGTTAGCAAGAGGAATTCAGCGTAAGAAACAACGTGAGAAATTTCATATTAAAGATCTTACTTGTATATTATGCGGTGGAATTGAAACTAAAAATATGGAAGTAAGGTATTGTGATGATTATAAAGAGATTTATACAAAAGCATTAGAGAAAAGAGAGAATTATTATACAGGAGATTTTAGAAAGGTGGTTGATAATTATGTGTTATAAAATAGAAGTCCAAAATAAAAATGCAGAGAAGCTTAACAGGAAGTTGGATGAGTTGAATCTTCCTATATATACGAGAAAATATTTCACTGTTAAAATTGAAAGCAAAGCAGGTGCATTAAATTATCTTGGAGTTATTGTAGATTTGCTCAATTGGTTTATTGAAGAGAAACTTATTAATAAAACAAATATTTCAGATATTGAGCCATCGGATTTTACAGATATCATGGCAGAAGATATTACATTATATTTAAAGACAAAAGAACAAAATGGAATGTCGCCAACTACATTAGAAACAAGGAAACATATTATAAGTAGCTTTTGGGATTATATGAGTAGAGTAAAGGGAACTGAAATTAAAGATGGATTCTTTAAAGATGTAACCTATAAGGGAATTCCATCTGGAAATAATTTAACAAAAAAACTTCCAACAGAAAAGCAGCTTAATGATATGGAAGAGAAAATAATGTGGAAAAAGGATGAATGTGTAAGAAATAGGAATATTGCTATCTTTCGAGTGTTAAGAGGAACTGGAATAAGAGAATCTGAACTTGCAGGTTTAGATTTGTCTAATTTGCATTTAAAAGAAGAAATGCCATACATTACTATTCTTGGCAAAGGTGTGTACAGAGAACTGCAAAATAGAACAGTATATCTTAGTGGATCTGCTTTAAAAGCATTAAGAGAATGGTTAGAATACAGAAGTACATTGAATAATGTTGTAGACAAAGAAGCTGTGTTTATAAATAAAAACGGTACACGTACAACAGAAAGAAATATTAAACAGATATTTGAAAATTATGGCAATGGCATCACTCCACATATGATGCGACATTATTATGCCAGTATAATGAACAGAAATGGAAATCTTGCATTTGTACAGCAACAGCTTGGACATAGTAGTGTAAATACGACAGTTAATAATTATGCAAACGGAGCAGTGGGAATGAAAGATATATTAGACAATATGTGATATATAAAGGACGATACAGATTAATTTGTGTCGTCCTTATTCTTACTTGCTTTATTAATTTCAGTTGCATAGGTTAGTAATCGCTTCATTTGATAGTCATCAGTATCTAATATTTCGAGTGGCGAACAATTAAGTTCTTTACAAATTGCCTCTAAAATATCAAATTTAATTGAAGTTGATTCACCTTTGTAGATTTTGTCAATCGTTGGATATGTTACGCCTATTTTTTTAGCCAGTTCGTAACGTGTCATATTTTTTTCTTTTAATTTGTTTTGAATAGATAATTTCATGAATGTAATCCTCCTATATACATAGAGTACCATATATAAAAGAAAAAATAAATATAAAAAATAATTGTAATAATACTTGACAATATATATAGTGAAGTATATAATACAAAATATCAAAGGAACAAACAGAGAAAGGAGGGCTAACATAGTGGAAATTAAACGTGGTGAAATATATTTCGCTGATATAACTAAATATGATTCTAAAGGTTCAGAACAGAGTGGTAGAAGACCAGTACTGATATTGCAGAATGATATTGGCAATAAGTTTAGCCCTACCACTATAATTGCCATCATAACAACAAAATCTAAAAGGGAATTGCCAACACATGTAGAAATACATAAGAACAAGCTTAATGGGTTGAAATATGATTCTGTTGTGGCATTAGAGCAGATTTCGACAATTGATAAAGATAGGATTCAATTTAAAATTGGTGAATTATCTGCTGAAGATAATTTAAAGGTTATGGAAGCAATGAAAATTAGTTTGGCTATGATATAAGAGTGAGGAGAGAACATTATGAAGACAGAAACTTATGATTACGCAAGTATAGATGAAGCAATTGAAAGATTACAAAAGTTAAAAGCTGAAGGTAAAAATCCTAAAAATGTTGTTATATTAACAATGGATTTTGATAATAATACCTCTTCAAAGAAAATCACAACTCCTGATGATGGATGTTTATTAGTAAGAAAATCAAAAACAATTATTGTGAACGAAGATGCTTATATCCCTCATATGCAGCTATTCAATACCGAACAGGATATAGAGAATATTATTAAAAGAGGAATTATGCATGACATTCTGTTAAGATAATTTATTCGAATATTTGTTTGGTTTTATATTGACACAAACGTATGTTTGGAGTAATATAATGGAAGAGGAAATAAAAAATGCTTGACTAGAAAGTTGGCAGCTGGCTAGTCAAGCAACATACAAAGTCTATTTCTTGGGGAAATAATCAGTATGCATTCAAATTATACATAGTAATAGTTATAAAAGTCAATTGCATATCAGCAAAATTTCCAATTTTTTATCACAATTTAATAGCATTTTTAATTTTTCTTTGGTATTTCCAAGGCTTATTAAAGTGCGCTAAAAATCAGAGAGGAGTGTTGTTTTGTTTATATTAACAGATGGAAAGAATTATGTTATGGAAAATCCTATGAAGTCAGGTGAGTATATGATAACGACTTCGAGTTCTATGGCAAAGGAGTTTACTTACAAACAAGCGAGATCGTTAGTGCAAAACAGTAGAAAGAAATATTCATGGATTAAAAAATATAATCTTATTGATGTGGATACAGGACAGAAATCTGATAAATCTCTTTATTATAGAGGAAATGCAAATGTCTATACAGGAGATGAAGGTAATTTCGATTATGCTTTATTAGATAAGATTGAATCAGAAGCCAATTCTATCTTAGGGTTAGCAGGTTGGGACGACAATCAACTTATTACATATAAAAATTTATTAAATACTGAACTATCAAAGTGCGATAGCGCAGAAAGTGATATTAATCATGCATTAGAGAAGTATAAGAAAGTACATAATGGTAAGAAACCACAAGCTCATAAAGTAGCAAAGATAGGATATTTGCTTGATGATATTCGTGATAAACATAAACGAATAAAGCAGTGTATAAGATATGTTCAGGTTATGCAAGATGCGATAGTCAAAGGATATAACATTGAGAAGATAAAATTAGAACTTAGTAAAGTCACTAGCGATGATTACAAGGGAAGAACGGAATATTGGAAAATGGCTAATGATATATTGGAGGATTGATTATGGTGATATGTAAAAACTGCTTAATTCCAATGGTAGAGATTATGAGTTTTCAACCAAAAGAAAGAAATCGACATGATAGATATTGTAAGTGTCCAAAATGTAAAAGAGAAACTAAACATATTAAAGTTATGAATTCTGAATTGTCTTTTGGGGAATATATGAATAAAGAATTGCGAAAGGCAGGTAGATGAAATGATCAATAAAGAGATGATGAGGATTATTAATAGTGATCCTGAGATGATGGCTGTTGTTAATTCGTATATGGAAAATGATATGAGAAAACTCAAAAAAATATGTCATAAAGTTTGGTATGGGAAGTTCGATAGAAGTGATTATGATGAGTTATATGATGTAGCGGTTGATTGTCTTATAGAAACATTAATTACATACAATAATGAAAAAGCTCGTTTAGAAACATTTCTTGTAGGAAATATCATGAGGAAGACAAGCACATGGATGCGAGATAATAAATATAGATTAAAACGCCAGAATCTCTTAAAAGACGAAAATGGGAAATTAATTCTTGATGAAAAGGGTAATCCTCAAATTGTTATGAATGTCTCATTAGATATGAATACAGATGAAGTGATAAATACTAAAGACAATTTACCTTCAAGAGAGAATGTAGAAAGAGAAATATTCACAGAAGAATATACTGACAAGGTTGAGTTATATTTGCAGCAATTACCAAGAAAACTGGAACGAGTAGCAAGGTTGTTATCTCAGCAATATACAAAGGATGAAATAGTAGAAATATTACATATAACCGCAAGCGAATACAATGATTGTTTAGCAGGATTAAGAAAATATGAATACATATCAATTTTATTTTAATTAGGAGGAAGCAAGTTATGACAATGATAGGAAGAGATAAAGTAAAAAGAGATCAGATGATGTTGGGAACATTACTTAATCAGTTTAGAAGAGGTCAGATTAACAAAAATCATCCTTTGCAGAGAAAACCTGATCAGTGGAATGACGAAGCACAGTCAGGGCTTGCTGCTTCTGTTATAAAAGGAGAAGATATTGATTCTATTAAAATATGTGAACAGATTTTAAGTTCATTAGAATTCATTCTTTGGCTTATTGATGGCTTACAGAGATTAACAGTTCTTGAATCATTTAGAAATAATGCATTTGCAATTAAAACTAATCTTGAAATGCCAATTATGTATTATCAAGGAGTTGACGAAAATGGAAAAGTAAGTGTTATTGAATATGATCTTAGAGGTAAAAGATATAAAGATTTACCAGATGAATTAAAAGAAAAATTTGATAGTTACCCTGTAGATATAGTCAAACATCTTGATTGTACAGATGAAGAAATAGCCTATCATATTGCAAGATATAACAGACAAACAAGTATGAATGTAAATCAGAAAAATATTTTGGTTGCTTGGAAGATAGCACCTGAGATAAAAAAACTCGTCAGCAATCGTTTCTTTAAGGATTGTGGAAATTACAATCCGAAAGAAGACACAAAGGAAGTTTTCAATAGAATTGTATGTGAGTCTATTATGACAATGTTTCATCTTGATAATTGGAAAAAGGCAGCAAAACAGATAAGTTTGTACCTTAATGACAATGCTACAAATGATGAGTTTGAAATATTTGAAAGCGAACTAAATAGATTATATAAAATAATAAACCAGGATACAGTAGGGCAGTTATTTAATGCAAAAAATTCATTTATATGGTTTGCAGCTTTTCATAAATTCACTGAGTTTGGAATTGAAGATATAAGATTTGCTAATTTTCTAGAAGAATTTCAGAGAACATTACATAGTAAGATATTTACAGAATATGAAAACGAAAGTTTTGATACTTATGATGCTAACAAAGGGACTAAGGATAAAAAGGTTGTTAATGCTAAGTTAGATATGATTGAACAGCTTATGAAGGAATATTTACATATAACAGATGTAACAGAAGATAAGAATGAAGCTACATATAATAAGGAAGGAACATATTCAGAACTTAGCGAAAACAAAACTGAAACAGAGAATAATATAAAGTCTTCTGATAATAAGGTAATAAATGTTAATGAATCTGAACAGAATACGGGTTGTGATGATGAAATATTATCATTTGTTAAAGAAAATGTTGCTGATGATATAGAGGAAGTTGATATAGACGAATATCAGGAATTTGTGGATGAATATTTAAAAATAGACAACCCTTTATATATACAATGTAAAGCTGCATTAATGGCATTAACAGCATATGCTTACAGAACTGAAAAGGATGTTGAATTAGCAACTTGGTTGGAAAATTATCAGAAGAATGCTACTGATAAGAATTATAGTCCATCACAAGATATTAATTATAAGTATATTAAGATGGATTTTGATAATTACATAAATTTCTTAAATAATTCAAAGAAAGGAGAAATTATAAATGCCTGATATAACAATGTGTACAAGTTCAACTTGCCAGAATAGAGAACAATGCTATAGAGCTATGGCTAAACCAGATAAATATCAGTCATATGCTGATTTTACAAAATTATGTGCCGAGAAAGATTTTAGATGTCAATGGGTTGTCACTGATAGAGAAGTGCTTGCTGATGATATAAATTGCTTGTTAGTAAGATGCTAAAATACAGGAGAATAATAAAATGGATAAAGATACAAATAAGCGAAACGAACTTAGAAAACAGTTACAAGCCTTATCAAAGGAGCGAATTATTGAATTATATATTCACTTATTCATGAATTTTGCTAATAATAAGGATGAAACCGATTGGGAAGATATTAAATAGAAGAGAACAGATTGCAAAAGTTTGCCGACCTAAACAATCTGCTCAGAGAATAAAATATAGGATAAACTATATTTGTTCTATTGTAACAAATCTATTTGGCTAATTCAAGCCAGTTTATCCTATAACAATTAGTCTTTTGACTACGGGCTATTTTGAGTCCGAATAGTGAGGATTATGTCACTCACTAAAAAGTATGTAATTTGTATGTAATTTGAGGTTTTGGAAGTATATGAAATTACATACTAACAAAATTGTAATACTGGTGTTAATAGAATCAGGTTCGTTTTGGAAGTATATGAAATTACATACTAACAAAATGTACCTCAACTGGTTTTATCATTGAGCAAAGTTTTTTAAGCATATGGAATTACATACTAACAAAATATCTGGCAACAGAGAGGAGATGTTTCAGTTGTTTTGGAAGTATAGTTACATACTAGCAAAATTACATAATATATATCGACATAAGTTATAAAATTTTAGAAGTATATAAAATTACATCTCATTAAAAGAATATATAAATGAAATTAAAATCAATTCTATTGCGGTAGATTTTACTGCCGAATCGTGAGTGTAATGCAACTCATGAAAATCTGTGTAATAACTTTGAGGTTTTAGAGATATTTAAAATTACATAGGTATAAAACGAAAGTCGGCAAAAGTACCATATTACAGCCGTTTTAGAGATATTTAAAATTACAAAAAAATATAAAAGGAGATTTACAAATTATGGGAAACGATAGAATGACAATTTGTAGAAAAATTAAATTATTTCCAGTAGGAGATAAGGAAGAAATTAATAGAGTGTATGACTTTATTAGAAATGGACAGTATGCTCAGTATCAAGCTTGTAACTTACTTATGGGACAGCTTATGAGTGAATATTACAAATACAATCGTGATATTAAGAATAAAGAATTTAAGGCAAGACAGAAAGAAATAATGACAAACTCTAATATCATTTTAAAAGATATTGATTTTGCAACAGGTGTAGACACACCATCAGCCGTTACTCAAAAGGTCAAGCAGGATTTCAGCACAGCTTTAAAGAATGGATTGGCTAAAGGTGAACGAACAGTAACTAATTATAAGAGAACCAATCCACTTATTACAAGAGGTAGAAACTTAACTTTTTATCACGAATATGAAACTTATCAGAATTTCTTAGATAAGATTAACGATTCTGATTTAGCAGTATATATTAAGTGGGTTAATAAAATTTTATTTAAGGTTGTGTTTGGCAATCCGCATAGGTCATTAGAGTTAAGATCCGTTGTACAAAATATATTAGAAGAGAATTATAAAGTGCAAGGAAGTAGCATTGAAATTGATGGCAAATCAATCATTTTGAATCTTTCAATATCTATTCCAAAACAACTTAGAGAGTTAGACGAAAATACAGTAGTAGGTGTTGATTTAGGTATTGCAGTTCCTGCTATGTGTGCCTTGAATAATAATCTTTATGAGAGATTGGCAATTGGAAATGCAGAAGACTTTTTAAGAATAAGAACTAAAATGCAAGCTCAAAGAAGAAGATTACAGAAGTCATTACGAAATACTTCTGGCGGTCATGGTAGAGCAAAGAAACTAAAAACATTAGAAAGATTACAGAAAGCAGAGGCACATTTTGTTGAAACATATTGTCATATGATAAGTAAAAGAGTTGTTGATTTTGCTTTAAAACATAATGCTAAATACATAAATATTGAGAATTTAACAGGATATGATACAAGCGATTTTATCCTGAGAAATTGGAGTTATTATAAGCTTCAAGATTATATTACATATAAAGCAGCTAAGTACGGAATTGAAGTAAGAAAAATCAATCCTTGTTATACATCACAGATTTGCAGTGTATGTGGTAATTGGGAGTTTGGTCAGAGAAAGTCACAGTCAGTATTTGAATGTGCAAATGAGAATTGTGATAGTTATAAAAAATATGAGAAAATTGGTTTTAATGCCGACTTCAATGCCGCCAGAAATATCGCAATGTCAACTCTTTGGATGGAAACTGGACAAGTTACTGAAAAGAGTAAGCAGGAAGCAAGAGAATATTATGGTATCTCTAAAAAGTATGAACAGAATAAGAATGATTCGGAGAATAATAAAGTAGCCTAAGTGCTACTTAATCAATCGAAAGATTGCAGGTGATTTTGCACCTGAATGGTGAGGTTGTTAAATTAACAGTACTCACCAGAATCTATGTTAATAGTATCTGTGTGATTTGAGGTTTTAGATATGTTTAATTTAACATAGATACAAAAACACCCGACTAATGGGCTGTGGTGAAGTGGTCAACACAACAGATTTTGATTCTGTCATTCGTGGATTCAAATCCCACCAGCCTAGTCTTGAATCATTAAATCAGTTGGTAGAGCATTTGATTTTTAAGATGTTGGAAGACAGAAATGCAAAGAAACTAATCAAGATGAAAGTAACGTAGCATTTCAGGAGGTAGAATTGTATGAAAAAGATAATTAAAAGCTATATGGAATACGGAAAACATTGTGGAATTGCGAAACAAGTCGAAGGAAAGGTCGTTGATGCAGAATTAGGAAAAGATAATCTTTGGCATTTTGAATTTGGTGGATATAAATGGGTAGCAAGCGACTATGCATTTAAAGAGTAAAATTCTTTTCTTTGAATTATGAGGTGAAATATGGAGATACAAGAAATGGAAGTACATCAAACAGTAAAAAATATATCTTAACAGAGGACGAATATCATAGTTTAATAAACCAAAATAGAAAATATGGAAGCAGAAAAATTAAAGAGTATATTATTTTTTGCATAGAGTATTACAAATTTGAATTAAACGTTCGTGGAATGCAAGAATTAATTCAGGATATTATTAATTTTGTAGAAGGAAACAGAAATGATATTCCGAATTTATATGACAAGAATTTTTTTAAATGGTTGGATGAAAATAGGTAAATGATAACAAGAATTAAATGTCCGATTTTTTTTGGAAGAGAGGTAGAAAAAGATGTTTAGAAGAAAAACAAAACTTGAGAAAATATTAGACAAGAGAATAAATTATGTGACATTTAGAGATTTTTTATCATCGTTATCACATAAGGAATTACATATCTTGGCAGAAGAAATAATCTGGAAAGATTATGATGGATATAATGGTTCATCTTGTTATATGGAACAAAATCATTATGACTTAATGGATAGATGGCAAAAAGAATTTTATATAGAGGAAAGAGAGTATTTATTGCCATATTAATGTTAGGTTTCATAGGAAGAAAGGTGAAAAGATGCAAATAAATATTAGTTATACATTATATACAGACGGTGATTACAGTTTAAGGAATGCCGAAGATTTTGGCTGTACTAATAGAGACGTAATAGTTGATGATTCTGAATATTATGATTATGTTGGTTCTATGGAATTTAAATATGAAGATGAGTGGCATTGTAAAAGCGAAGCAAAAGATTTTCTTTGGAGATTTTTATGTGATGGAATTCATATATCTTATACACATCCTTGGTTGCTTAAAGATTTTTATGATATTATGAAATATTTAGAAAATGTTATCAATGAATATCAAGAGGGAATATCTGTAGAAAAAAGGCAAATAACAGGTAATTATGAAGGTACTGAAATTAAAATAGAAATATCGAAGTAGAATTTTTTTGAAGAGAGGAGAAAAGATTATGGAACAGATTCAGGAAAATGAACAGTGGAAATTGAATGGTAACTGTGAAAAATGTAGAAGAAATAACTATTGTTCAACGCCATGTACACGTCACAATAAACGAATAAGAGCAGAATTTAAAGGTCTTGTTGCGGATACAATGAATAAAATGACAGGTGGAGTGATGAGAGAAGCCATTGACAAAACGGTAAATGGAATTTGGTAAATTGGAAAGGAATTTATATGGTTACAAAGACATTATATACTTGTCAGTTCTGTAATACTGATTATGCAGATAAAGAAAAAGCAATGGAATGTGAGAAAAATCACAAAGTTTTAGAAACAGCAACAATTGTAGGCGACTATAAATCATTAAAATCTATCCCAGATGGATGTCCTACGAAGATTAAAGTGAAGTTTAAGGGTTCAGATAGGTGGATAGAGTATAAGAGATAGTTAGGAGGAAACAAATGGAAGTAAATGTTAATACAAAAGCAATATGTACTATAGATATTGATTTAGCAGAAGCATTTAGAATTTTATGTGAAACTTTACATATGGGTTTAGTTCTTGATGAGGATACTGATTACTTTGTATATAAAAATTCCTATGGTGAATTAAATGTATTTAAGACAGTTGATAGACATGATTCATGTGTAGATGAGAGAGGAGATTTGTTTGTAGCACTTCGTAATGTTGCTGTAAATATGTTTCCAAATACATTGTTTAGAAGTGCTGACTATATCTACAATAAGTGACAAGAAAACTTCGATTCATTGGGATTTTAGAAAGGAGACAATATGTTAAATATAGGAGATTGCGTAGGACAGATTAACAAAGATTCATCTGGTGTATGGAAGTTATATAAGGATAAAATAAATAAAATCACGACAACAAAGAAATATGGTAGAAGATATTTTACCAAGACAGTGTTTCGACCATTAGACGCAGATGACGTAGATAACAACACAAAAGAAATGGAAGAGTCGATTGGTAAAGGATATATACTCACAAGAGAAGTGTTTGGATTAAATAGTAAAACTGAATCTTATGCTGAAAGATGGATAAAATGGGCTAATGAGAACCCAGATAAGGCAACTGGTTTGATATAAACGGAGAATATAACAGTAGAAACAATTAACAAAAATAAATATAAGAAAGAAGAGGTACAAAATATGGATGGATTTATGATGTTTAAGAAGGCATTACAGAAGCACTTCGATGAAATGCAGAAAGAGGCAACTCATTTATTTGAGGTAAATGTAGATAAGGATCAATTATGGAATACATATCTTAATAGCTTCCCTGCTGGTACAAATGAGATTTTCAGAGAGCGTAGAGAACATGATTGTAGTTGTTGTAGACAGTTTATTAAGAATATTGGTTCTGCTGTCACTATTAAGGACAACCAGATTCATACGATTTGGGAACTGAATCTTGGCGATACAACATATCAGCCAGTATGTGATGCACTTGATGCTTTTGTAAAAACTCATACAGTAGTTACAGATATTTATACAACTAAGTTCCCTAAGATTGGTACAGATTTTAACTTTGAGGAAATCAATGGAAAGTCTCATCAGTGGGATCATTTCTTCTTAAAGCTTCCAAATAAGTTTGTAAATAGAAGTAGTCGTTCAAATGAGGAAGTTAAGGGACAGTTCAGAGACACAAGAAATGTATTTAAGCGTTCTCTTGATGAGATTACTATGGAAGCACTTGATACAATTCTTGAACTTATCAATTCAAATACACTTTACAAGGGCGAAGAGTGGAAAGGCGTACTCACAGAGTTCAAGAAGTATAAGAAGGAATATGATAAGCTGACTTCTGATACCGAAAAGGACTTATATGTTTGGGAAAAATCAGTAACAGCAGGCATGGCTATCGGTAGAATTAGAAATCATTCCATTGGAACACTTCTTATTAATGTAAGTGAGGATATGGATCTTGACACAGCAGTTAAGAAGTATGAGCAGATTGTTGCTCCAACCAATTATAAGCGTCCAAAGGCTATTTTTACAAAGAAAATGCTTGAGGATGCAAAGAAGACCATTACAGAACTTGGATATATGGATTCATTACAGAGAAGATTTGCTAATTTGAATGATATTACTGTAAATAATGTACTGTTCTCAAATAAGAGTGCTGCAAGAAGAATGGTTGGTGCAGATGATATTTTTGGGCAGATGGAAAAGGATGTTGCTGTAAGCCCTAAGAAGTTTTCTAAGGTTGAAGAGATTTCGGCACAGGATTTCATTGATAAGGTACTTCCAACTGCAAAGGAGATTGAAGTTTTTGTAGAGAATAAACATGAGAAGAACTTTGTTTCTATGATTGCACCTGTTAATTCAGATGCTAAGACAATGTTCAAATGGAATAACGGATTATCTTGGGCTTATTCAGGAAACATTACTGACTCTGAAATTACAGAAAAAGTAAAAGCTGCTGGTGGAAGAACTGATGGTGTTTTAAGATTTTCACATAGTTGGAATTATGATGGAATGAGAAATGCTTCTCTTATGGATTTACATGTATTTATGCCTGGTTCAAATCAGAATGTTGTTATCAAGAATGGAAAAGAAATTCATGATAATTATGGAAATGATGAAAGAGTTGGATGGAATCATAGAAGACATTATGCTTCTGGTGGAGTTCAGGATGTAGATTATACCGCTCCTGCTCCTATTGGATATGTTCCAGTTGAAAACACAACATTTCCTTCAATTGATAAATTGAAAGAGGGTGTATACACTTTTAAAATCCATAATTGGAATTTTAGAAATCCGACAACAGGTGGCTTTAAAGCAGAAATTGCATTTGGCGGTAATGTTTATAGATTTGTAAGAAGAGAACCATTACAGCACAAGGAATGGATTACTCTTGCAAAATTAGAATTAAAAAATGGCGAGTTTAGTATTCTTGAGATGGCAGAGAATGATAGTACACCTATTGAAAAGTGGAGTATCAAAACGAATCAGTTTGTTCCTGTATCAGTAATTAGTTACAGTCCAAACTATTTTGACGAGCAGGATGGAATTGGTCATAGACATTTATTCTTCTTCCTGAAAGATTGTGTGAACAACGAAAGTCCTAATGGTTATTACAACGAGTTCTTAAAGAGTGATCTTGAAAAACACAAGAGAGTATTTGAGGCTTTAGGTGCTAAGTGTCATGTAGAAGATACTGATGATCAGCTTTCAGGAATTGGATTTTCTATGACAAAGAGAGCAGATTTAATTGTTAAAGTTAAGGGTGCAACAGAGCGTGTAATGAAGATTAAGTTTTAATTAGAAAAGGAGATTATTATTATGACAAACAACGAATTATTTATTAATGCAACAAGAAATAACTATCAGTTTCCGTTCAGAGGAATGATTAACGTAATTGATTTGTGGGATTTATCTCTCACAAATCTGGACTCAGTGTTTAAGACACTCAATGCAGAAGTAAAGAAGTCTGAGGAAGAAAGTCTTCTGAATACCAAGTCAAAGGAAGATGAGGAGATTTCTAATAAGATTGAAATTGTCAAGTATATTGTAAGTGTGAAGCTGGACGAGAAGAAGAAGAGAGAAGATGCTAAGAAAAATGCTGAGATGAGACAGAGATTGCTTGAAATCAAGGCTAAGAGACAGGATGCAGCACTTGAAAACATGTCTGACGAGGATCTGGATAAGGCACTTGCAGAATTAAGTGAGTAATTGTTACAAATATACCATATATAGTATTAAAAATAAGCAATATATACTATATGTGGTATATGTTTTACATTAGAAAGAAACGCACATTTCTTGAGAAATTTTGGAGGTTAAGACATGAAAAATAGAAATAGTTATGAACGATTAAAACGCATTCAGACATCGTTATCTGAATTGTCAAAGAGTCTTGACGAACAGTATTGCAAGATGCGTCAGGAATGTATGGATGAAATTATTGAGGATAGAAAAGAATATGTGACAAAGAAAAATGAAATGTATTCACTGTATGAGAAAATTTCTGAAAGTGATTCTATGAGAATGACATGGATTAAGAATAAATTACCATGGTATATTACAAAATTTTGTAAGATTTCAAGTACAGAAATATCATTGAGAGATACAAGTATTTTAATTGGTGTAAATTTTGGAAAATCATATAGACCAAATTGTTATATTGAGATTACACCAAGAGATATTGGATGGATTTAAGGAGAATAATACAATGTCAAACTTATATGTATATCTAATATGCTCTCGTAACAAGGATAATAAGGATATTCCAAATTTCAAGGAACGAGCCGAGACAATCCTTGAATATAGAGAAAATGAAGATAAGGTAATTGATGCTTTTAAGAGTTTTGCAGTCAAAGGACTTACTGGCGAACAGACAAGGTTATACAGGTCAGTTAATTCAAGAAATGAAGAAAAAATCAGAGAAGAATTTATTATCCGTCTGTTGAGAGACAAACCAAGTATGACACAGCTTAATCGTACATTAGCATCCGTTGCACAGCAGGTACAAAATCGTGATGAGAGTAAATGGCTGTTTGATTTTGATGTGGATGATAGAGAAATGGCGGCTAATTTTCTTTCTGATATTAACCATTTTTCGGGAATTAAGCTCATTGATATGAAATGTCATAAGACTCCTCATGGCTATGTTATTGTAGTTCCGCATGGTTTTGATACAAGAAAACTTATGGAAAAGTGGAAAGGTTATGATATTACATTAAAGAAAGATGGGCTGTTGTTTTTGGATATGATAACGAATAAGTGAGGTAAAATTGATGAAATATAGAGAAGAAAATAAAGACTTGTTTACAGTACCAGAAGATTATTATTTAGCACATTGTATTAGTGCTGATTTTGGAATGGGTAAAGGAATTGTAGTTGAGTTCAATAAAAGGTTTGATATGAAAAGAAAACTACTAACAAAATATCCAGATTATCTTAATCAGTATACTCATAAAAGAATTGATAGTGACTGTCTTTTAGAAGGTAGAGTATTAAATCTCATTACAAAAGAGAGATATTTTCACAAGCCAACAATTATCACAATGAGACTTGCACTTGAAAAAATGAAACAGATTTGTTTAAAGAATAATATCAAAAAGATTGCAATGCCTGTAATTGGTCGTGGTTTAGATAGGTTGAACTGGAATGATGTCTCAGAACAGATTAAAAGTATTTTTGCGGATACGGATATTGAGATTTTAGTATGTAAGAGGTGAACTATGGCAGTATTTGTAACAGGCGATATACATGGAAATCCTGTAAGATTAAGTAAAGATAGTTTCTATGAACAGAAAGATTTCTCTGGAAATAAAGATGAGAACATTGTAATTATTCTTGGCGATTTTGGTCTTGTATGGAACAGAGATGGTGAAAGCAAACAGGAAAAATATTGGTTGGATTGGTTAAATCAGAAATCATTCACAACTATATTTGTTGACGGAAATCACGAATGTTTTCCAAGAATCTATAGTTATCCTATAAAAGAGTGGCGTGGTGGTAAGGTTCATGAAATTAGATCCAATGTATTACATTTAATGCGTGGCGAAGTGTTTACCATTGAAAATAAGAAATTCTTTGCATTTGGTGGTGCATCAAGTCATGATATTCAGGATGGCATTCTTGATTACAATGACGAAGATTGGAGAGAAGAAGCCAAGAAGCTTGATAAGCAAGGTAAGTATATGTATCGTATCAAGGATTTATCTTGGTGGAAAGAGGAATTGCCAACAGATGAAGAAATGCAGTATGGACTAGAGGTTTTAAAAGAAAATAACAATATAGTTGATTATATTATTACACATAGCCCTTCTACATCAGATTTGTATCTTATGGGTGGTAAAGGATTATATGAATCAGATATATTGACTAATTATTTGGAAGAAGTGAAAGCTACAACTGAATACAAAAAACATCTGTTTGGTCATATGCATTTAAATAAGGCAATCAATGACAGAGATATTTGTTTGTATGAACAGATTGTTAGGATATTGTAAAGTGAGGTGAGAATGTGAAAATAAAAGATAAAATACGAAATAAATTAAGAACTTGGTTCTTTGAGACTGAATTAAAGGACTTGCAAAAATCTACTATACAGATGCAAATGGCACGAAACCAATATTCAGACGCATATAGATTAGTCAATGATTGTCATCAATTAATAAATTCAATGATGGATGTCGGAACTGATATTCATTTACATAGCGACTATTCTTGGGCTGTTGTATGTATTAAAGGTCACCCAGAGTACGTATCATTTATGCCATTATCATCTGGTGATGCTCGTGATGTAATCAGATTTTTACAACAATTCAAATATTCAGATAGGGTGATTGATTCACCTTTTGCATTTAAAAATATGATTAATGACCATATTATGGATAATCCATTTGTAAAGTAGAGAATAATCTAATATAGAAGTAATTCTATTCAAAGGCTGGTCAGCCAAATTTTCCAAATAAAAGTAACAAGAAATATTTTTTTCATTCGGTTAGGCAGACGTGCCTATTTTCGAGTGATTTTTACAACAAAATAATATTAAAACGAAAGGATTTAACAGTAACTCCTGGGTAATTATGGTTACGTAACCTCTGTAAAATAGTGTATTTTGACAGAGAATAATGAAAAAAATAATTCTCAAGGGCTACGAGTATTAAGTTTATGTGGTGGCGTTGAAACAGGATTGTATGCGTTACAGCAGCTCGGAATACCTATAAGAGAATATCATACATATGAGATTTTGCCAGAAGCAATAGCAGTTTCTCAGTACCATTTTCCGTTTGTGGTACATCATGGCGATTTATATGAAGCGGATTTTGAACAGTTCAAAGGATTTGATTTACTGTTGGCAGGAACTTGTTGCCAATCACTTTCAAGAGTGCGAATTGAAAGTAAAGAGGTCAATAATGGTCTTGATGGTAAGTCGGGAATTTTCTTTAAAGCAATTGAGTGTCTTAGGGCAATTCAGCCCAAATATTTCATGTTTGAAAATGTAATACCAAGTAGTGACGAAGATCTGAAGACAATGACAGAATGTATTGGTGTTGAACCTATTTTGATTGATTCAGGAAGATTTTCGTCTCAAAATCGTGAAAGATATTATTGGACAAACATATCATTAGGTAAATTACCTGATGAATCTCCATTAGTTTTAAAAGATATTATGGAGAATGGTGTAGATGAGAAATATTTCTATAAGAAAGATTTTGAAATCTTGGATATGAACAAACGTGTATGTGCCGAGTTAAAAGTTAATTCTATGGAAATGAATAGAAGAATTTATAATCCAGATTTTAAGTGTTGCACATTGACTTGTATAAATGGTGGATATCATGAAAAGAAAGTATTAGATAGTGGTAGACCACGAAAACTTACAGAAGTTGAATATGAAAGATTACAGGGATTACCTGATAATTTTACAAAAGTTCAGCTCAATGGTCGTTGGTTATCATACTCAAAAAGATGTAGTTTGATGGGCAATGGATGGAATGAACCTACTGTTGAATGGATCTTGAGTGGGTTAAGAGAATAAAAGAAAGGAGTAAGAGGTTTGGTATACCGAAAACGCAGCGTTTACTCCTAATACATAATGATTTACATGGGAAGTAAAAATCGGTTATCAAAACAAATAGTACCGATTATACAGAATTACATAGACAAGGGATGCAATGGTTATTTAGAACCATTCGTAGGTGGTGCAAATATTATTGATAAAATTGAATGTGACAATAAGATAGGAAGTGATATTGATAAATATGTAATCTCTGTGCTTATTGGTTTGCAGCAAGGAATTGAACCACCAAAAGAAGTATCGAAAGAATTTTATATTGATGTAAAAAATAATCCTGACAAGTATTCTGATTTTATAACAGGGTATATAGGATATGAACTTAGTTTTGGAGCAAAGTGGTTTGGGGGTTATGCAAAGCGTGATGATGCTAAACATCGTGGAGATATTTATTCTTACAAATCATGTATGAAGCAAGCTCCAAATCTTAAAGGTATCCATTTTAGAACAGCTTCATTTTTAGATTATTCTAATTTACATGGGTATGTAATATATTGTGATCCACCGTATAAAAATACAACAAAATATAAAACAGGTGAATTTCCATATGAACAATTTTATCAATGGTGTAGAGAAATGTCTAAAGATAATGTTGTCATTATAAGTGAATATTCAATGCCAGATGACTTTGATTGCATTTGGGAGAAACAAGTTAAGATTACATTTGATAGCAATAGAGAATGTAATAACATTAAGGATTTTAGAAGAGAAAAGTTGTTTATATATAAAAATAAAAATTCCAAGTAAAGCGGAATTTCTTGCGATGAAAGATGGAGGGAGAGAGAATATGTATCCAGAATACGATGATTTTTATGAGCCAAGTGAAGGCGAAATGTTTTTTGATGAAATGAAAGAAAAGTTCAGAGAGATTTTACGTGAAGATGTAAACTCTGAAATTAACAGATTAACAAAAGAAAATGCAGAATTAAGACAGAAAGTTAAAGAGTACAATGATAAAAACTTAGATATTTCTTGTAGAGAAAGAGATTTGCAGTACAAGATCGACAATTACAAACGAGAGGTAGAAAACGATTTTTACAATAAAACAATGGAAGAAGTTTTTGAGAAATTATTAGAAGACTCAGAAGTTTGGTATGCAGAACGTGTCCCTCATGAGAAACCAAAATGTAATTTATGTAACGAAGAAAGAAAACTTGTTGCAGTATATCCAGATGGTGAAACTGTGACTAAGGAGTGTGAATGTTCTCGACCAACATATATTTATGAGCCAGTAATTTCATTGAATAAAGAGATTAAGTTTCATAAAGCATATAAACCAAGGTACAGTGATAAAAAGAAAGTTTATTTTACTAAAAATTACAAGCCAAACAAGGATTATGCAGATGCGTATGATTATTACAGTGAATTCAGAATAGAAAATATTTTTGATGATTTTAATGATGATGTAATTGCATATCACGATGGTAAAAGATATGAAGAAAAAATTGCATTCAGGAGCAAAGAGGCTTGTCAGAAATATTGTGATTGGCTTAATGAGGAGGATAAGTAAATGAGTAAAGCTGTTTTAGTAATGGATATGCCAAATAGTTGTGATAAATGTCCATTATGCTTCGATAGCTACGGGCAATGTGATCTTTGTGCTGCAACAGGTAAATTAGATAAATGCGGAGATATGATTTATGAAGAAGTAATAAAAAATGGTAATAAGCCAAATTGGTGTCCATTAAAAGAATTGCCAGATGAAACACATAATGATGAATATATGGATGAATATTGTGATGGCTATGATGATGGTTGGAACTCATTAAGAAAGAAAATTTTGGGTGAAGATGAGGAGGATAAGTAAATGGCATATATAAAAGAATATTGGCAGAATAAAGAACAAAGAGCGACAATTGCTCGTGAACACACAAAAGAAATGCGAAACAAATATGGTCGTTGTATTCAGACTGCTATTTCTGCAACAAAAATTTATGATACAGATTCATTTAATAGGGATTTTGAAGAGGATATCGAAGATAAAGATACCAAGATTATTGTAGAGAATATTGATAGCGTAGGTGCTGTAATGAAATACGGCAATCCAAGTACAGCAGTTCTTAATTTTTCTTCATATAAAAATCCAGGTGGAATGTTTCTAAATGGTAGTAAAGCACAGGAAGAGTGCTTATGCCACGAATCATTCTTGTACAATGTGTTGAGTCAGTTTGTATTAGAGTTTTATGATTGGAATAATCGACACAAGAATAAGGCTTTATATTTGGACAGAGGATTATTTTCTCCTGGTGTTTGGTTCTTTAGAGAGAATAACCATGTAGAGTGTAGTGTTATTACTTGTGCTGCTCCAAATAAGTCGGCTGCTCAGAAATATCAGAATGTGTCAGACGAAGAAAATACTAAAGTATTAAGAAGTCGAATTAAGTTTGTTCTTGATATGGCGAAGGATAATAACGTAAACACTCTTATCTTAGGAGCATACGGATGTGGAGTGTTTGGACAAGATGGGACAGAAGTAGCGAATATATTTAAGGAATATCTGACAACTACTTATAAGTGCTTTGACACTGTGATATTTGCAGTTCCAAGTGGTAGAGATGGCAACTATGAAAAGTTTGCAAAAGTTTTTGAATAGTACAAGAAACATAGATTTCTTGAGGATTTTTAGGAGGTAAATGATGGCTTATATAGAGAATGTTGTAATAGGAAAACCAATAGCAGAACCACAACAGATGTTTGCATTAGACGAAAATGATTGGAACAGAATTGAGCAGGCAAATACTTATTATACAAACGAGAGGTTTCTTCCTAGAATTCTTGTGGAATTAGGCATTTATCCGTCAATCAGTGAGATTAGACGAAATAAGCCTAATCTTATGGTAAGTTTAGATAATGTCGATTTTATTGATAACTTGAAAGTCAGTAAAAAACGAAGACTGTGGATTTTAGTAGGAGAATAATATAGCAGGAGGTGATGCGATGAGCAAGATATACGATTATGAAGAATATCAAAATCAACGAGTAAAAGTTACATATACTGATAAAAGAAAATACAGAGAAGAAAACATTGTTGGTCTATATGGACAAGTTATTAAGACTACAAGTGGATCAATAGCGGTTCAGATTGATGGAATGTATAATGCAGCAAGCTCCAATGGATTATATTGGTTTAAGAGAAGTGAATTAGATATTGTTAGAGATGAAAGTGAGGATAATAAAATGACAGGATTTAGTAAAGTGGCGATTGTAAATTTAGTAGATGATTATAATCAGAAGGATTATGGATTTGCTTTATACGATGAAGATATTAATGAAATTGTTAAGTATGATACCAATCATCCATTATATCTGATTGTAAATGCAAGAGGAAAAGACAACAAAGTTGTTGGAATTTTAAAAGAAATTAAGACAGTCGAAGAGTATGGTAAAGGTGTGACAGCTCAGGTTGTCGGTGTAGTTAATATGAACGCATACAATGCAAGAATTGATGAGGAAAATCGTCAGAAAGAAATTGCAAAGCAGAAAGCTTCTATTGAGAAGAAGCTAAAGTCTGAGATTGAAAAGATGAATAATATTGCTTTATATGAAAAGATGGCAAAGGAGCATCCTGAAAATCCAAGACTCGCTGAACTTGTTAATGCACTAAAAGAGTTGGGAGAATAAATCATATGAAGAATAAAATTTTATATAGTTTGGCTTTACTATTAGCATTTATGTTTATATTAACCGGCTGTGCAAAATGCATTAGCACCGAAACATCTACGGTTCAAGTAAAAATAATAGATGAATATCACAGGACTGCTTATACAACAATGCATTATAGTCCTACGACTAAAACGATGATACCACAATCGCATCCAGCAGTTTATAGAATTACTGTTGAATATAACGGTATAGAATATAATATCTCTGGTAGTAATACATATAACAAATATTCAGACAAAATTGGAGAATATGTTGATGGAATATTAGAAACCAAGAAATATGACGATGGTACTGTTAGATACAATATTGTTGACTTACCATAGTAAATAAATGATATTACAAAAGACACAGTAAACCGAAGTTTCATAGGAAGTTAGGAGGTAGAAAATGTATATAGCTTACAGAATTGAAACGTATGATGGGATTGATTATATGCAACCAGTTGATATTTTTAGAAATAAGAAAGATATGAATGATTTTAAATCAATATCTCCAAGCAATTTGAATTTTGAAAAAGTTCCAATGGTTGATATGAAAAAAGTATATCCAATTAGATATATAGATTATTCGTATTATAAAGATGGAAGCTGTGGATATTCATGTGGTGTAACCAATTCGTTATTTGTAAAAGACGTTGAGAAATATAATAAAGTATATGTTATTAATGGACATTTAAAAATCACAAAGGTATTAAAAGATGATGAAGATGGCAAAGTGATTTTTGAAAAATTAAAAAAACTTTCTCCAAAGCTTTTATTAAAAAAAGAAATAGATGAATTGAAAAATTCTGATGAAAATGGTTTTAGAGTAAATAGCTTGTTTATTCAGATTGATGCTACTGATTTGTTAAATAACATATAAGAAGAGAATAATACATTGAAAGGAGCAAGAGATTTGCTGCAGCATTAAATCTGGATTTGCTCTGAGTAAGAAATGTTAGAGATTAATAAAATATACAACGAAGATTGTCTTGAAGGTATGAAAAAGATTGATGATAAATCAGTCGATTTTATACTTGCAGATCCACCTTATAATACGACTAATAATTCTTGGGAATGTGAAATGCCGTTAAACGATTATGTGGAGTTATCAGGTCAATATTTTTATAAAACAGATTTGTTCAAGTTGGCTCAAGTAACAAATAGCAGTCTTGAATATACAAGAGATTGGTTTTACGAGAACAAGAAAGATGGTTTATGGACTCATTACAATCGAATTATCAAAGATAATGGTTGTATTGCATTATGGGCGCAGTCACCATTTGATAAGAGACTTGCTTGTAGTAATGAAAAGCTATATCGCTATGAATGGATTATCGAAAAGACCAAAGCAACTGGTCATCTAAATGCTAAAAAGATGCCTATGAAGGCACACGAAAATGTCTTGATTTTCTATAAGAAACTCCCTACTTACAATCCACAAATGACAGAAGGACATACACCTGTTCATTCTTATACAAAGCATACGACAGATGGTAACTGTTATGGTGCTACAAAGACTGGTATTTCAGGCGGTGGTAGTACACAAAGATATCCAAGAGATGTTCTGCAATTTAAGTGGGATACTCAGAAAAGTAGCTTACATCAGTGTCAAAAGCCTATTGAAGCGTGTGAGTATTTTATCAAGACCTACACCAATCCAGGAGATTTAGTTCTTGATTCGTGTGCAGGAAGTTGTACAACTGCAGTTGCAGCTTTGAACATTGGTAGAAATTACATATGTTTTGAGAAAGATAAGGATATTTTTGAGGTTGGAAGTAAGAGAGTAGCTGAGTATGTTAATCAAGATTTATTGATGAGTGCAACTTAATTAAGAGAATAAAATAATGAAAGGAGACGAGGTTCGTGTACACAAGAAGGAATTCCTTACTCCAAGTAATTTATGAAATATATGGGTTCAAAATCTCGTATAGTTGATAATATTTTACCGATTATTCAAGAAAGATTGCGAGATTATAATATCAAAACATACATAGAGCCATTTTGCGGCGGCTGTAATGTAATCGACAAAGTTCAATGTGATATAAAAATCGCTTCTGACAATCATAAATATCTTATTGAAATGTTCAAGAATCTAAATCAGATTCAAAATCTCCCAGAATTTATTACAAAAGAACATTACTCAGATGTAAGAAAGTGTTTTAATAAAGGATTATCCAATATCCAGATTGGTATATTGGTGCAGTTGGCTTTCTTTCAAGCTATAACGGAAGATTCTTTGATGGAGGTTACTCAGGTATCGTATATACAAAAGCTGGAACTGAAAGAAATTATTACGATGAAGCTAAGAGAAATTTGTTAGAGCAGATTCCAAGGTTAGAAGATATTCAATTCCAATGTGGAGATTATAAAGAGTTATATTCTGATAAAGTTGACTGCTTATTTTATTGCGATATTCCATATAAGGGTACGAAACAGTATGGATCAAGTAAGAATTTTGATTATGACAGATTCTGGAATTGGGCTGAGAAGATGAGCGAGAAAAATATTGTCTTAGTCAGTGAGAATGAAGCTCCTTCTGGATGGGAATGTATTTGGCAACAGGAAGTCAAGAGAACGATTGACAATACGAAGCGAGTTAAAGCAGTAGAAAAGTTATTTGAAATAAGAGAATAAATATCCGGGAGGTGACAATTTGAATGAACCAAAGTTTTATGTACAGGATTTAATATCTACGGAATATATGGACAAAAGAGTTTTAATCCTATATCCATATGAACTTAGCAATGAGCCGATATTAAAAGATAATATTCCCAAAATGACAAAAGTGATAAGAGAATATATAAAAGAGTCTGAAATGTATAGAAAGTGTGTAGATACAATTCCAAATATTATATGGGATTCTCAAAAATTATCTATGCAGAATGAAGCTGATGAACATCAAAGAAAAGCTGATGAACTTGCAGAAATAATGAATGAAGGTATCAGTCCTTATGCGTGGTATGTTAAAGGTAGGTTTGATGGAGAGATAGGTGGATTTCATTACAATGTAGATAATATAGTTTATTTGGATAGAAACTAGCAAGAAATTTTGGTTTCTTGGCTTGTCACGAAAACTATACAATATTCAGGACAAACAAGAGAATATAATAACGTAATTATAATTAAAGAAAGGAAAATGTTCACATGTGAGTAAAGCTGCGCAGCTACTATTGGTGAACACATATTGGCATTAAATATTGGATATTTAACATCAGATAAGGAAGATAATGAGTTATATACGCCCTATTATGCAGTAGATCATATCATTAAGTATCTACCAAAAGATAAAATTATATGGTGTCCATTTGATATGGAAGAATGGTCGGCATTTAGTGTGAGATTAAAAGAGTGTGGGTATAATGTAATTTCAAGCCATATTGAAAAAGGTCAGGATTTCTTCAATTACGAACCTGAAAAATGGGATATCATAGTTAGCAATCCGCCATTCTCAATCAAAGATAAAGTCTTAGAAAGACTCTATTCATTCAATAAACCATTTGCGGTTCTTCTACCGCTTAATTCCCTACAAGGTAAAACAAGATATAAATATTTCAAAGATGGTATTCAGATTCTTAGTTTTGATGCAAGAATTTGTTATCACGATAAAGAGCATATGGATTCTGTAGTAAAAGGTAGTCCATTTGCAACGGCATATTTCTGTAGAGATTTATTACCAAAGGATCTAATTGTTGAAAAATTAGTTACATATGAAAGACCATTAGGAGAATAATTATATGAGCAAGAAAGAAGAATGGATGGTTCATATTTGGGGTGGTGCATGGAATCACGATGCCAATCCATCCATCGAGAAAGATTTAGGTATAAAAGAGGGTTATTACTATTTTAATACTGAAGAAGAAAAGAACAAGTTTATTCAATTAATCAGGAAGGATAAATACGAGAAACAAGGACTGGCAACTGATTGTAAACATGGAATTATGACTCATAAGAGGACAATTTTTGTTGCTACCCTCAAATATAAAGATAAAACATTTGTCATTCATTATGACTTAGGATATGAATATCCAGAAGATAGTGCAATTTTCTATTTCACAGAAGGTAATTTTGGTTGTGATTGCAATAGAAGTCTTGCTATTAGATGGGAATATGGAGAAGATGCAATTCCTGAATTACCTTGTGGAAATGAAATTGAAATGGCAGATTATCATATCGAGTATCAAGATTAATAGAGAATAATAAAAAGTAATCTCTGAAATGCTCTAAAATCAAGGCTTTCAGAGGTTGAAAAAGCCAGGGAAAACCACGTTTCATTTGAGGAGGTGATTGAGTGGATACATCATGTGAAACTTGTAAATGTAATACCTGTAAGATGAATGAAAATGGTGGCATTTATGGTGGATGTTTCGATTGTGAAGATTGTAAAGAACAAGATTTATACTGTGAAGATTGTTCAATGTATGAATATGACAAAGATAGACTGAGTAATTAGGCGAATAATAGTATGAATAAGAGACAGAAAAAGAAATTCATTAAGAAGAATATGACTAAGCTAAGGAAGATACATCCAAGCGAAGGTGATATTATAGTTCTTCGGTGGAATCCAGATAGTGAATATATAGATTTTGACACCATTGTTGAGTTTTATAAAGTTTGGAAGAATGCAGGAATTTTTGATAAATGTGGAGTTGCTATTGTCCCATGTGATTTTAAGATTTTCAATAATGAAGAGGCTCAAATATATATTGACAAATTACAGAGTATTGTAGATCAGATGGGGGAATAAGAATATGGGTAAAGTTGTAGATATGAGTAATTTTGATCCGTTATTTGATAATTTGGAAAAGTATGTGAATAAACAAGGATGTACTCTCGGTAAAGACGCTGAGAGATTACAAAAGTTATTATATTCAATTCAGTATTGTTATATACATGGGTATTAACAGATAGTCAAAATGAATCAGCTTGTAAGAAATTTAGAAAACAATTTCAGAAAGCTTTATATGAGAAATAAGAAAGAAGCATTTCCTGTTAATTTTGTCTAAGAGCATTTCTACACACGGTTTTCCAAAATAAAAAAGAGAGAATAACTAAATATAAGGAGGTATAGAACTTGCATATAAGAATTGTTGGGTTTAGCGACAGATATGATGATTATAAACTTCTTGGATATACAGAAGTGGAGAATATATCAGAAGTTTTTAAGACGCTAGATTATATGAGAAAAAACGAAATTCCATTAATAATCAATACTAATGATGTCATTGATACAGACGGAGAAGAATATTACATAGATAGTATTACAATGGTATTCCCAAAAGTGAGTGGTGAGATTGGAAGTTGTATTACTGTTTATGTGAAAGATGTTTAGGAGAATAAATATATGAAGATAGAGTTAATCAAATTAAAATTCAATGATACTTGTGCATATAAGCATAAGCCATTCACTTATTGCTGCGATGAAATTCAAAATGATAAAGCTATTGTATTTACAGGTGAAGATTTGGTATGCAACGATACTTTTGGATTAGTAGTAAGAGATTCAGATGACTATATAATTCCTCAATTTTGTACTTCACATACAGAAGTCATTACATCTTATGAAGACGAATGGGAGCAGACAGACAATTATCCAATCCAGTTTTGTCCTCACTGTGGCAAAAAGATTGAGGTTTCAGTCGTAGACGAGATTGATGTATCTGATAAGTACAATGAATTATCTAAGCAGCGTGATGAATTATGGAAGAAGTGTCAGAGAACAGATAGTAAGAAAGAAGAGCATGAACTGAGAAAACAGGTTAGAAAGTTAGATGACCAGATAAACGGCTTCTATGAATTGGGTGAGTGGAAAGGAGAATATTAAAATGGAGAACAGATTATTACTTGAAAGTGAAGTGATTAAAACAGTAGATAAACATACAAACGATGAGAATCAGTTAGATAACGACATTAGCTGTATTCTTGAAGAAGTAAATCCTGTCGTATTGGTTGGTTCAAAAGAAGCAATAGATAGCTTAAAAGTAGAAACTAAACCAGTCCAGAAACAGAAACGAGTTGAACTATTCGAGAATGAAGATGTCGTTTTAGAGCAACGTGGCAACAGATATTACTTGTCTCTGTACGATAAGAAAGGAAATTTCCAGAGAGAAGTTACTATTGATGTTAAGGACGATTACAAGGTTGGATTTGGAAATTGTAAGTAAAGGAGATTACTATGGCGGTATTTAAAAAATTTAAAGATGATGAGTTGATCGTAAGTTGTAAATGTGGATGTGACGAAGGTATCCACTTTAAGATTCATGATTATGGTGATGGAGACTACGCTTTCTTAACATATACAAACGGTAACTTTTACACTCAACAAAGACCGTTCTTTGAGAAGTTGAAGAAAATTTGGGCGATTATCTGGAATAAAGATTTCTATTATTCTGATATTGTGTTGACAAAGGATGATTTCAAAGAATTTAAGGAATGGATTAATAGAAAGTAGAGTAATAAGAATTTCAGGTTTCCTTTGGTAACAAAGAGAGGATATTAAAGCAAGAAGGTAAAAAAATTGAAGAGACAGATTAGAAGAGGTACTTTTGAAACTAATTCAAGTAGTACACATGCGATTTGTATTACAAAAAGTGAGTATAGACTTAATTCATTTAGTCATATTGATTTTGAAATTGGCGAATTTGGTTGGGAAAATGATGAATACGATAGTTTATATAATAAGGCTTCATATTTAATTACTGCGATTTTAAGTTTTAACAAAGATGAGGCAGATGAAAATTTACAGAAGTTAAAGGATATTTTAGATAGTAATAATATTGAATATACTCTTCCAGAACTAAAAGTAGATTCATGGGAATATGGTGGTAAAACTAGATATTATTATGATATTGATGGTTATATTGATCATTCAGGTGAAACAAAAGATTTTGTCAATGATGTCTTATCGGATTCAGATAAGCTATTTAGATACTTATTTGGTAATTCGGTAATTATTACAGGTAATGATAATTCAGATGGATTTAGTGACAGAATGTATGTCAACGAAGGCGAAGAAGAAACAAATTGGGGTACTTATACAAATTACGGTGGTTTAAAGCCAGAATTCGATAATTATGAAGTTTATATGAAAGGAAATTAATGATATGAAGAGACAGGTTCGTAGAGGCGTTTTCGAGACAAATTCAAGTAGTCAGCATTCACTTTGCATTATGAAAAATGATGAACACTATACACCAGACGAGATTACAAAGGATTTTTATTTGTGGGATGACAAGAAAACTGGTGAGAAAGATTGCGAATGGCATATTGGGGATAGTGATATGGAGTTTGGTAGAAGTCCATTTAGAGCATTAGGTAATTTTCATGACAAGTGGTTGTATGCTTGTGCTTCATTAGTACATGAGTATAATGATGAGAATTATAAGAAGCTTGAAACACTTGCATTAAAATATGTTCCTGGTCTTAAAAGGATTGTTATTCCTATGATTTCAGATTCAATCGCTGATAAAAATCATCCAGAGAATAAAGATAGTGAATATGCACAAAAGTATGGTAAAACAGAGGATGAACTTAATGAGTGGCTTGAACAGAAAGAGAAAGATTGGGGAATTGATACAATCGAATATTGGGAAGGCGATAATGGATATTTTCATTTTGATAAGCCATATACAGGGTATGTTGATGAAGATATGCTTATTGGATTCCTTAAAAAAGAGAATATATCATTAGAAGAATATCTGACAAATAAGAAGTATGTTGTTATTCAGGATGGTGACGAATATTGTTATTGGTCAGATATGAAGAAAGCAGGATTAGTAAATATGGATGCTATTGATCATGAGTATCCAAGAGCATATGGAACGGAGGATTAACTTATGAAGAGACAGATTAGACGTGGAGTTTATGAAACTAACTCATCAAGCACACATTCACTTACAATGTGTAGCGAGGAAGAATTTGAACAGTGGAAGAATGGCGAACTTCTTTTTGATAAATGGGGTTCTGAGCCATTTGTAAAAGCAAATAGTTTATCAGATGATGATAAGAAATATGCAGCACAAGACTATGAAAATAACAAAGATGAATTTTCTAAAGATTGGTCAGACTTGTCAGAATCTGCGAAAGAAAAGTATTATACCAAATATGCAAAAGAGAACAATATTGTAGACGAGGATGCCAAAACCTATGAGGAATGGCAATATAGTAGTCTTGAAACATTTGTAGATAGATATACAAGTAAAAGTGGAGATAAAATTGTTGCGTTTGGTGAATATGGATACGATGGTTGATTTAATTTAGGAGGATTTTAAGAATGGAATTATTAGGAAGATACATAAATGGTAACTTTAAAACTACAATTTTGAGCGATGGAACAAAGATTAGAGAAACGGAAGATGATGAGTTTGTGCCAGCTTTTGCAGAAAATATGGATATAAAAATTTGTAATTTTTGCGATATGGGATGTCCATTCTGCCATGAAGGTAGCACAATAGAAGGAAAATTTGGAGATATTTTGAATGAGAAATTCATTAACACACTTCATCCATATCAGGAAGTTGCTCTTGGGGGCGGAGATGCTACAAGTCATCCTGACTTAATTCCATTCTTACAGAAACTCAAAGATAGAAAAATTATTGTAAATATGACTGTAAATCAGATTCATTTTGAGAAGAAACAGGATTTAATCAGAAAGCTTGTTGATGAAAAACTTATCTATGGTCTTGGCGTATCGCTTGTAAATCCAACAGAGAATTTTATTGAACTAATTAAGCAATATCCAAATGCAGTTATTCATGTAATCAATGGGGTATTAAAACCATCGGACGTAGAAGCTTTAGAGAATAATAATCTGAAGATGCTAATTCTTGGTTATAAGCATTTAAGACGTGGTGATGATTTTTATTCAGAAGATCATGAAAACATTGTTGTAAAGCAGAATTGGCTATATGAAAATCTTGCAGATATTATTGAGAAATTTAAAGTAGTTAGCTTTGATAATCTTGCCATCGACCAATTGAATGTTAGAAGATTGATGTCTGATGATGAATGGAATGAGTTCTATATGGGCGATGATGGAACAGTGACTTACTACATCGACATGGTTGAGCGTAAATTTGCAAGAAGCTCAACAGCAGCATTTGATAAGAGATATGACTTATTGGACTCAGTAGATGATATGTTCCAGAAGATTTTATCTGAGTAACTTCACAGGAAAGCAACTTATCATCTGGTTTTATGAAAAAGAGGTGTTAAATGGATAATTATAAAGTGCTTATTAATTCAACCGAATTACAACAGAGAGTATTGGATTATATTGCATCGGAAGAATTTGATAAGATGGTTGATTCCACGGTGTTTAAAGATAATAATCAGTGTAAAATGGCTATTATTCACGGAATGGCTATTGCATCTATGTTGACTTGTAGATGTGAATCATTTTGTATAAATTTTAAGGAAGAAGGTCGAAAGCATGGTCATTGGTTTGTATTAGATGAATGTGCAAATGAAGGTGTATATTGTTCAGTTTGTAGTAAAAAAGTATATAAACTGTATTATGCGAACCAGAAGTTGAAATCAAAATATTGTCCTAATTGTGGTGCAATTATGGATGAGAAAGATATTACTGAAATTAATGAAGACGACAACAGACCACAATGCTGTATAGATCATGATAAGTATTTCTCGACATGTGATACTTGTGAGTTTGGAGGTGATTAAGTGTTAGTACCTGCGATTTTATACAAAGAACAGATCAAGAAAGAATTTCAAAAATATTACTATACAACAGATATGTTATATGAAACTGGTTGTATATGCAATTGGAGTCCTGAAATTGCAGAATGTCCAAATGAGAGTCAATTCCAATAAGCAATAGTTGATAAGAACGAAAAACTCATTGGCTACTTAGGATATTCCGTTGATTGGTATGCGTCCAAAGCGTATAACTTTGGATTATTTTCATTTGACAGAGGAAATATCTTAGTTGGTAGGGACGTATTTGATAAATTAGAGGAACTGATTAAAACATTGCATAGAGTTGAATGGCAAGCTGTTGGTGGTAATCCTGCTTGTAGGGGATATGATCGTTTTATCAAAAAACATTATGGAAACAAACATATACTAAAAGATTCAATTAAAGATAAGAGTGGCGAATATCACGATGATATTATTTACGAGATTGTAAGCGAACAATAATACATTGGAGGCGAAAACATGATAAGTAATCCTAAATATGGGTGGTGTGATTTTGATTTGAAATCATTTCACGGTACACCGAGCTATTTAACAGATGTGCCTGTAGATTTATTAAATGTTTTTATTCAATATCATGCAACAGGCACAGGAATTGCATGGTTTGACGAAGAGGGTACTGAGTTTACTTTAGTTATTACTCCATATTCCCTTTTTATTATAGAAGAAAAAGATAAACCTGTATTACATGATTTCTCTGAAATAAACATAGGCAATTTGGAGAAAGAACTTATAGAAGATATTGAGAAAGATTTAACTGGATGGTCAGAATTCATTACTGACGATGACAGAGAAGAAGTTATTACACATAGATATGAGATAAGAAATAAAATCGCCATGTTGAAAGAATTAACTTCTAAGTAAACCAATCTTTCTTGTGAAAATTTTTAATCATATCTAAGCCATTCGGCTATGGGAATCCCAATAAACAAGAAAATAAAATATCAGAAAGGTGGTGAAAAGTAGTGCATCCAAGTGATTTTTTTGAAAATTGCTCATTAAGAACTGGAATTGATACATTTGAAATTTTTGATGAAGATTTGAAACAAAAATTAAAAAGTATTCATCCTAAAAATTTCTTAAAAACAAAAATTACCCTACCAGTTTATAAAATAAATTTGTCTTATGTGACAGAAAAAGGAAATTACAAGACAGTTGATAGATATACTGTAATGGATTCAAAGTTAGATGATGAGGATGTAGATTTTTGGACAAGCATGTTTATTCGAGATTATAACAAAGATAATCCAAATCATAAAATGACAAAATGTGAAGTCAACAGTATTGAACGAATCTGCGAGGCTGTGCTACCACTTGGTTAGCTTTTCACCATATGTATTTAATACCTTTGATTAGCAAAGGTTGTCACAATGATTCATAAAACGGATCATTGGTTTATATGAATCGAAAAAGTAATGTGATAGTGGCGTAAAAAGACACTCACTAAGTATGGCTTTACCTCATTGAAATGAAATAAATTTCAGTGAGGAAAGTACATATTGGTACAGAAAGCTAATACAATTGAAGAATTATTACAGGATTGTCCTGTAAACTCAATAATAGGAGACAATTTAATAAGAGCGTGGTCAAAAATTAACAGTCACAAATATAAAAAGATAGTTTGCTCGATTTCAGGTGGATCAGATAGTGACGTGATGCTTGATATTGTATGGCGATGCGATAAAGACAATAAAGTTGATTATGTTTGGTTTGATACTGGTCTTGAATATCAAGCGACTAAAGAACATCTAAAATATTTGGAAAACAAATATAATATAAAGATAAAACCATATAAGGCAATTAAGCCTATTCCAATATCATGTAAACAATATGGTCAACCGTTTATAAACAAACAAGCTGCTGAATATATAGATAGACTTCAAAGACATAGTTTTAAATGGGAAGATAAATCGTTTGATGAATTATATAAGGAATATCCAAAATGTAAAGCTGCTTTGCTGTGGTGGTGTAATTTAAAGAAATCGAATGCTTTTAATATTGCAAATAATAAATGGCTTAAAGAGTTTATTATTGAAAATCCACCAACATTTAAAATTTCATCAAAATGTTGTCAGTATGCAAAAAAGGACGTTTCTCATAAATTAATAAAAGAAAATACATATGAATTAAATATAGTTGGTGTGCGAAGAGCAGAAGGTGGTGTTAGAGCCACATCCTATAAGTCGTGTTTTAGCGAAGGCGATGATGGATGCGATAATTATAGACCTCTATTTTGGTATAAAGATTCTGACAAAATTGATTATGAAAACGCTTATAATGTTGAGCATTCAGATTGTTATGTTGTTTATGCCTTACCAAGAACAGGTTGTGCAGGTTGTCCATTTGGAAGAGATTTTGAGAATGAGCTTGAAATTATTCAAAAATATGAACCAAAACTTTATAAGGCTGTTAATAATATTTTTGGAGATTCTTACGAATATACAAGGAAGTATCGTGAATTTGTAAAGAAAATGAATAAAAAGTAGAGAATAACAAATTAAGAGGTTACGAAAGCCTTGAAAAATAAGGCTTTTAAAACCTCAAAAGTCGAAGGAAAATTTTTTTTCCTTTGGACAGATTGGAGGTGTGATATGAAAAAGTATTATAGACAAACAATCGCATTTTTTTGGGTATGGTTCTGTAGTGGTGTAACGATGTATTCATATCAAGTAGAAAATAAAATACTTGGAATTACTTTTACATTTTTAAGTTCTTTATATTGGTTCATTATAGACAAAGATGATTAGGAGAATAAATACATGACACAATTACCAAAAACGAGTTGTAGTATTCCAATGCCAGAAGTTGCAGCTATTTATAATCCAAAAGTCATTGCAAGAATTAAGCTCTGTGGTGGTGCTGTAACGATTAATGTTGATGAAATAATGGCATGGAAGAAACCAACTGATGAGCAGATTAAAAACTTACATGATTTATTTTGTATTGATGTTGAGATATTAGATAGAGGAGAATAACAGTATGAAAGCATATTTAGTAGAGCGACCTACAAGTGGTTGGTGTCAAGATTACGCAATGGTAATTATTGCAGAAGATGAACGACATGCTGAAAGAAAAGCAAGAGTAAGTTCAGATGATTTTAAGAAGTGTCAAGAGATTACCATTACAGAAATTGATATGAACGAAGAACAGTGTGTTTTGACAGCAAATACAGGCGCATAGGAGAGAATAAATATATGAAACTGATTAACAAATATGCGAATTCAAGATATTCAAAAATGAACGAATATTATTGTGAAATTACAACAGAGCTGGACAAGCTTGCTGGACTTGATCCTAATGGACACTGGAAACATTATGTGCTTTGTGATTATGAGGATGGTTGTTTGCCTATCAGAATTCCAGGTGGAACACTTGGAAGTATTGAGTATGATGAGAATAAGATTATTACAAAAATTCATGTTTGCACTGATTATGTTGTGAAAACTTATCCTGATAATGTAAATGAACAACTTCAGAAGTTTATTGGTCAGAAGATAGAAATGGGAGACTAACATTATGAGACAGTTAATTGATAAAACAGTATTACGAAAAGAATTATCTAAGCTGCCATCTGAAATGGGATTTGTAAGAAAGTCTGATGTAATGCAAACTCTTGGTAGTCAGAAATGTGCTTGTGACGACAAGACTTCTGGCATATGTGAATGGGTTATTGATGGCGTGTTTTTAGTATCACCACATAATACATTTTACAATTGTGTGTCAGATGGTGGATATAGATATACATTTTGTCCTGTTTGTGGAAAGAAAATTAAACCAATAAAAAGCGGTAGAAAAATAAGAGCAGTAAAGAATAAATAAGAGAATAAATTAACAGTAAAGATTTGCTTCTTTAGGAATATGGAGATAAAAAATGGAGAAATTTTATATTGTAACAAATGAGAAATTCTTAAAAGAGATTAATGATTATAGAAAACATGAAGAAGAAAGAAGAATAGTAGCAAATAATTTTTTTGAGAACAAAGGTATTGTAGGGGAAGAATATTATATTAGGGGAGATGGATTTGTAAATCGCCCATTTAAAGAGCATGAAAAGAATAATATCAGATTATATATATCTGATTGTAATGAAAATGATCAGAAATTTGGAAAAGAGTTACTGAAGCCAACGAAACTATTCAGTGATTCTGATGTGTTAATGAGAAAGTTTAGAGCTAACAGCAAGACTTTAAAGGAGTTTCAAAATTTATGCATCGAAAAGAATATTGTCATTAATAATCATTCGATTCGTGAAGGAGATTATTTTAAGGAACTACATTTAGGGGGATATTCAATTTCAAGATTTGAACATGAGAATAAATTATATTTAAAAATTTCTACAACAAAATATGAAACTATTACACCAGATGATAATACAGGTTTTACAGAAATTAAAGGCAGCGAATTCTATAAAGCACTTGAAGAATTTGAATCGAAGAATGGGTAAATATCGTTTCCTTTAGAAATAATTTTGTACAAAGAAAGGAGAGAATAACAAAATGAACAGTAGCATTTTTGTTCCTAAAACGATAAATGTTGGATATCAAAATCGTTCAGGAACTTACACAGGAAAACTTGCTTATGTTATTTACTATGATGAAAAAGGTAAGTTGCGGAAAGAAGCTTCATGGAACAGTTGGCGTGACGATAAAATTCCAAATGATGAATTTGAGAATGTTCCAACAGAAGGATTTGTACTAAATAAGAAAGCTGGCGATTACTCTACAGGATGGGATCACAGACATGCTTATTGTAGAGTATATGATCCAAGAGGATTTGAGTTTGAAATTACCATTGAAAATTTATTATACATTCTCGAAAATGCGAATTGTATCAAGGGTAAGGGACTTGAAGGAGAATTTATATATGGATGGGATGGTAAGGATTTGGTTCTTATGCCTGTTGAATCACCTGATTATAAACAGATTGCAGCTTATAATAAGATTGTACATAATAATGAATCCATTAAGACAAAAGATTTAATTCTTGGTGCAACATATCTTACAAAAGAGAATATTGAATGGATTTACATGGGACGTTTCGAAACATGTGGATATGGTTACGAATTTATGCAGGATGGTAAAATTGTAAGAATAAAATCTTATAAAGATATTCCAACCGAACTAACTCGTTTTGGATATACAAAAATTTCTTATAAAGGAATTAACAATCTCTCATATGGTAAAATGCATTGGTTCGCAAGATTAAGTGATGGAAAGTATAAATTTGAGCAATTCAAAAGTGTTCCTAAAAACAAACTTATTAGTTGTCTCGATGATAAATGCACATCTAAATATTCTGAAATTTATGATTCAATGGAATCATCTTATCAATTCTCCTCTATAGACGATAGCAAGGATAAAATTGTAAATATCTCATTTGAAGATTTTTATGAAAAAGCAATTAATAAATATGTTGATGATGATATAACAAGAAAATATGTCGATGTTCGCTTTATGGTAAACAACAATGGAGAATATATTAAATATGAAATGACAACGCCATATAGGTCAGAAGATAACGGCAAATATACTGTTTATAAATATAGTACCAAAAATATGTATCATGGAGATAAGGAAGCAATTGATATTTTTCCGACAGAAGAAAGAGAAGTGGAAGTACGTTATGGTCAAAAAGAAATTCAGACGCATATGATCCCAGTTTCTATTGAAACAGTTTTTGAAAAGTTAAAACCAGTATGTAAGCAGAAATATTTAGCAAATGGTAGAGAATATAAAAAGGAGTACGAGTTTAATGAGTAAAAATGATGACAGAATTTTAGAATTAAAGAAACAGATTGAAACTAAGAAGAAATCAATTTCTGAGAAGAAGGTTAGGTTCATTCCTGAAACAAATTGCGTTCTTAATATGGATGGTATGACAATTAATCTTAATGTATGTTCAGATGATGCGTTGTTGTTACTTTTGATTAAATTGAATTCATATTTGATGTCTGCCAAGGATCTCAATATGGCTGATTTTGAAATTTCAGGATACAGTGTGACAGCATGGATTAAAGATATTAAGAGTAAGTTAGAAGTATCTGGTCTGAAGAAAGAAGAGTCTGATTTGAAGAAAATGGAGAGCAAGCTGGATAAGTTGCTTTCTGATGATAAGAAAACAGAGCTGGAAATTGATGAGATCGCTGCTTTATTGAAGTAAAAGAGAGAACAATACAATAAGTAGTATATTTCATAAAATCACATACTATATATAGTGGTTATATAAAATAAAACTACTATATATAGTAATAAAATGGACAAGAAATATCGGTTTCTTACGAAGTTTAGAAAGAGAGGAAAATATGAAATTAAAAATACATTCATTAAGAATAGAACATATTCGTACATACAACGATAGAGATGATGATTTTGAAGACAATTCTAAATATATCTTAAATTGTATTTCGGAGAATAATTTAAAATATGAAGTATCGCTTTGGACTGAATACGGTGATTGTCCTAGTGGTTGGTGCAGTGCATCATGGGGACATTGTGAGGTCAAACGTGTCGATTCATTTATCGGCTCAACACATAAACCAATCAAAGATTTATCGTTTGAAATCGAGACAAAAGAAGGAGACTTTGAAGATACTATTTACAATACAGAGAATGATATTTTCTATGTAGATGACGATGGTGATGACTGTTGGTATCCAAATGGCGATGTTGGAATTACGGAAGAATTATTTACAGAAACAAATCGTGCAATGGATAAAAGACCTGTTTGGATTTTCAAAGGTGATAGTGGATTAGGTAAGAGCTATATTGCAGGAATTATTGCTAATTCAGATCGAGCGAAAACAGTATATGAGACAGACGCTCATGAAGAGTTAGATACTATTGAAGCTGACATTATTGTTGTTGGTAATAAATATGAATATTCATTTGAAGAAATTGAGTCAAAAATCAAAGGAGAGCATGAAATTATTTATGTTGACTTTTCAAAAAGCCTATAAAATAAGGCTTTCTGGAAGTAAAAAGTATCAAGAAATTTCGATTTCTTGCGAATGAAAGGAGAATATACATATGAATGAAGAAATTAAGAATGACGAAGTAGAAGAAGTTAATCCAGTAGATGAGTATTTAAATGATTATAAAGAACAGAAACTTGCTGAATTTTGTGTTCAGAAAGATAAAGAGATTGCAAACCGTAAGGAAGAAAGACAGAAACTCATGGAACAGATTTCAGATATGAAAGTTACGGTTAAGCAGCATGACGAAACATGGAATAATATGGATAGTTTGTATGCCAAGATTAAGAAATTATCTGTAAATGATTATTTGAAGTTATATCATATGATGAATAACGATATTGCAGGAAATTACTCAACAATTACAACTGTACTTCCTGGTTATGTTGGTATCAATGGTAATCGGTAAAGTAAGAGTACATGAAACTGACATTTCATGGTTGTGGAGGTGAGATTGTGAAATACAACATTAAAACAGTAAGAACATTAGTAACAGATAACAAGAAAAGCTTTAGAGTTGGTGAAGATGTTGCATTTACGTTATTCAATAAAGTGACAAATCATCACGATCACTACATAGGAAATATTATAGAAATGACAGACACTTCTATTAAAATTTCTAATATTGAAATTGATAGATGTCATGAAGATGGCGAAATGATTATTGACTTAGAAAATATTGAATCCAATAGCTGTAATTATGTGTATTATGATTAAAACAGAGAATATATAGTTAGAGAGGTGAGAATGTGATTCAAGTAATTGAGACAAATTTAAGCATTGACAAAGATGACACCATAAGAGATCATCAGTCACGAATTGTTGAAGTTGAAGATTGGGATACATATTGCAAAGCATTTGAAAAATATAATGGCGAAGCCGTTTATTTCAAGTCAAAGACTATGCGTGGTTACAGTATCTTATCGAATTGCACAATGACAGATTTGATATATGATGACATTCATTTATCTTGTATGGTCTTACACCGATCAGGTTTTATTACTAAGAAACTTGCATATAGAATTGTTCTATAATCTATGACTCATTCGAGTCACAATTTCCAATAAAAAGAAAATCGAATAGAGAATAAGTAAGAGGTGGATATGGATAATCAAACATATAACGCTTGCCGTTGTTTTATTAGTAATATTGATTCAATAAGCAGTAATGCAAAAATTGTTATTGATAACATTAAATCTTATAACAATGATACTGATTCATCAGCAAAATTATTTATTCATTCAAAACACTCCAATACGGAAAACATACTAACAGAAGATGAGGTAAATCTGGTAATTTCAATGCTATTGAAAAAATATAAGAAAAGTATTGAGCAATATCAAAAGGAATTGAATGAATGTATTAATGAAGAAGTTTTGAAAATAACGGAGACATTAAAAGAGTTGGATAATAAGAGTAAAACAGAGAATAAGTAAGTGAAAGGAAAACATATGAGTAAGAAAATTATTGTAAAGATTACAAGATTATTATGCAAGCTAACACATAATGAATTTCTCATTATATTAGATGGAATCAGCTCTTGGTCTGTATCTAAGAATACACATATAAGAGATGTGGTTTATTATCATAGAAAATTATTATCATAGAAAAACAGAAAGTTGATTGTAAATCACTGTTTCATTGGGAAATTTGAGAAGGTGACTATCAATGCAGAAAGATGGTACAGATATATCAATCGTTTTTACATGTAGGTTTGTTGATGGTACAAAATATGGTTTATCAGTCGGCGAAAAACATGGTTGTATAAGAGAGTTTTGTGATTTTGATAGTGCAGAAGAAATTGAAACACTTATGCTTGGATTGGCTGATATGCTTAATAAAATCAGATTAGAACATAATGGAAAATTCCCAAGATGGTAAGAGAATAACATTTTGAGGAGGTGAGAAAGATAGAGGATCTTATAAACTTATCAGATATTATTCTTGATAAATTAGAGAATATACATATAGATGCAAAAGGTACTGTCTTAGGAGAGCCTAAAAGCATAAACATTGGAATTGATATTTCAGATTTAAATAATGCAGAAATGGAAATTACATGTTGGGACGAAAGAAATCCTATAACTGGGAAAATGGAGCGTAAGAAAAAAGCAACAATTAGTTTCACAGATTATGAAATGGACTATAAATTTCAAGATAAAAACAAAACTAATATATTGGAATGTTTATGGGAAGCGAGTAAAAAATAAGAAAAGAGTGTACAAGTGGAGGTGAGAAAGTGGCAGATTTTAGATTTAATGAAAACTTTGCAAATAATTGGAAGTCAGGTCAGATAGTTACTTGTGAAGAAAAAGAGGATGGTTATTTAATTAATAAAGTTGCACTTATTGAAAAGGACGAACTTTTAAAACATGGTGAATTTATCACAATGAATGTTCAGATATTGGGACATATTGAGCAAGGTGAAAAAGGTGATTTGACGTTTACATATGATAGAGATTTTCAACCAGGAGACACAGTACAACATTTCAAAGGTGATTTCTATAAGATTGTTGCCATTGGAACTAATACAGAAACAGAAGAAAAGATGGTTGTATATCAGAGCTTAAAGGATCAGAGAGTATGGACTAGACCATATGATATGTTTATCAGTAAAGTGGATAGAGAGAAATATCCAAACGCTTATCAGCCATATAGACTTATCAAAGTAAAGATTACTGCTTAGTAATCAGTCTTGAACGATTCAGTTCAAAAATCCCAAAAATCAAAACTGAATAGAGAATATAAATATGGGTGGAAGAACAGCATACCCTTGGGTTTTTACGCTCAAAAATCACTGTTGAAGATAGATTTTACATAAATTTATTTTCTGTGTTCCGTCCATTTGGGCGTTTAGATAGATTGTTTTATTAACAATATTTACATAAATTTTTTAATTTTAAGGAGGACATTTTTAAATGGCAGAGACAACAACAAAGGAAACAAATTTAAGACAGGCAAATGCAAAGGCAACAGCAGTAGGTGTGGTTAGTGAGAAGGATCTGAAGATTATAACAGAGGATGGAAAGAATAAGGTAACAGGTCATATTACAGTTAAGACTTCTGATGTTAATTTCGTTAAGTACAACGTCAATGTAAATGAGAAGACTAAGACTGGTACTGACAATAAGACTTATGCAGGTATTCAGACAGTAATGAATGAGTACAAATCTATTGCAGAAGTTGGTGAGGAAGAGGCTACAAAGGTTAGAGTCACTGGTGATATTAGCCCATTTACAGGCAAGAACGGTGAGAGGATTGTATCTTACAAGAGCAATTTCTTTAATAGATTAAAGGCTGATGAAGAGTTTGAGCCACATGCAGAGTTCGCAGTAGAGGTATTTATTTCGGATATTAGTCCTGAACTTGATAACGAGGGAGTAGAAACAGGAAGACTTGCGGTGAGTGGCTGGATGCCTACATATAACGGAATTGAGCCAATTGATCTTGTAGCAGAGGGTGAAGTAGCACAGGCGGTTGATTCTGGTTTTGAAGTAGGACAGACAGTAGAGTTCTATGGAGACATTATTAATAACAGAATTGAGACTGTTACAGAGATTCCAGTTAAGATTGGTAAGCCAAGAAGAAAGGTAAAAGTAGATTACAAGAGCGATCTTATTATTACTGGTGCTTCTGAGCCTTATGAAGAGGGTATCACACCAGAAGTTCCATATGTTGCTGATACAATTAAAGCTGCAATTCAGGAAAGAGCAAATCGTCTTGAAGAAGCAAAAGCTAAAGCTCAGAGTGGTGCAAAGGCATCTACTGCAAAGCCAAGTGGCGCAGCACACGGTAGAAGTTTAGGTTTCTAATCTAACTTTGTTGTAGGTACGAATGAAATAGTTTGAAACATGTACCATTTTTATTAAGAAAATATTTTTAAAAATAAAGGAGAATTACATGAACGAATTAGATATTTTTAATCCACAGGTCAGCACAGTAGCAAAAGGTTTAGAGGGTAAGGTTATTCTTGTCTATGGTGGAAATAACTTAGGAAAGACTAAACAGGCAACTCGTATGAAGAAGCCATTCTATCTTCCATTCGAGGCAGGTCTTAATGCCATTCCTGGTGTTCCATATTGTCCTATTACGAAGTGGTCTGACTTTATTAAGATTAACAAGCAGCTTACAGATCCTGCAACAGTAGAGAAGGCAAGAGAAATGTATTCAACAATTATCTTTGATGAGATTGAAGCGGCTGCAAATTACTGTCAGGAATTTATTTGCCAGAAGTATAAAGCTCCTTCAATCGGAGAAGGAAACGGTGGATATGGACTTTGGAAAGAGTATGAGACTGAGTTCTGGAAGCAGATTAACAAATTACTTGGTGCTGGATATTGCTGTTACTTTATTGCACATGCACAGGAGAAGGATGGATACATTTCACCAAAGGCTGATAAGAGAGCGTTAGCACCTATCATCAATAATACAGACTTATGTGTTTATGTTCGTTCTAACGGTGTTGATAAAGACGGTAAGGTTGTTAAGTCTTCTGGTTTCTTAGCACAGACAGATGAGTTTTTTGCTCGTTCTCGTTTTGATTATCTTCCTACTACTTATATTGAGGAGTTCACTGCTGAAGCTCTTGAAGATGTAATTATTAAGGCTATTGAGATTCAGGAGAGAGAAGAAGGAATCACAGCAGTTACATATGAGGAGCAGAAAGCACAGAGAACAGTTGATGTTAAATCATATGATGACCTCATGGACGAGCTACAGAAACTTGGAGAAAAGCTTGCTGATAATGGATATCTTGAGGATTTACAGACAATCGTTGCAAATCAGTTAGGCGAAGGCAAGAAGGCTAGTGATCTGAAGAAAGGTCAGGAACAGCTTATTGAAGCAATCATTTATGATATTGAGAGTTTCATTGAGGAGAATAACTTATAAGAGGTTGATACATGGCAGCTCGAAGAAAATGCGTAATATGCAATGAGCCAATTGTAGATGAGGATGGCGTTCCATACAAGGGACGCTATGCTCATAAAAAATGTTTTAATATTGCAATCAAGACATTGCAGAAAGACAAAACTGAACAGATAGATAAGGTTGCTACAAAGAAAAAAGTTGGTAGAAAGGCTAGACCTCAAGCCGAATTAAAAGAAGCATTATCCGAAGAGGAATATACAAAAAAGCAACAATATTATAAGTATTTAAGAAGTCTCATCGAAGGAGAAGAATTAAGTACAAAAGTATATGCCTTAACAGAAGATTATATCAAGCGTTATGGATTTACATATGAAAGCATGTATAAGACTCTGGTTTATCTGCATGAAATCATTGAAAAGGATTTAACTGGTGATGTAATTGGAATTGTTCCATATTATCACACAGAAGCAATGCAGTATTATGAGTCGGTTGATAAATTGGAAGAACATAATGAAAGTATGGATATTTCAAATATGTACAAAGAAAAGACCATTATCGTTCAACCTAAAAGGAGAAAAATAAAACAGATTGATATTCAGTCAATTGGGAAAGAGGTGAAATAATGGCACATGAAGGACTTGTAGATAAAAGAGCATATTTGAATACGATTGGTTGTTTAATACAAGATTCTTCCTTAATAGATGATATTGATAGACCATTAGATAGAACTGATTTTAATACAGAGAACTTCTATGAATTGCTATTTGTTGCAATTTACAATCTACATATGCAAGGTTGTACCACAATTGATGAGTTTAGTATAGATTCATATCTAAGCAATTACAAAGAACAGTATTCAATTTTTCAGGAGAATCAAGGTATAGAATATCTTTCAAATGCAAGAGATATGGCTACCATTGAGAACTATGATTATTATTATCACAGATTAAGAAAATACGCATTGCTTAGATATTATGAGCAAAAAGGTCTTGATACAAGATTTATTTTTGACAGTACCATTGCAGATACCTCAAAGATGGAAGCTGAACAAATTAAGTTTGACAATTATACTGAGCAAGACATTATTGAAATGGTTGAAGCAACATTTGTTATTAATCCCAATATGAAATATTGTACCAATACACTAAGTACAGATGTTCAAGCTGGTGACGGCATGACAGATTTGGTAAATGAATTGATGGAAGTTCCTGATGTTGGTTTAGCTTTGAATAACGAGGGATTGAACACTGTATCAAGAGGTGCGAGATTAGGATGTTTATTTATGAGATCGTGCCCTCAAGGTGGCGGTAAAACTCGTATGGCTGCTGGTGATGCTTGTAAAATTGCAGTTCCGTATTTTTATGATGTTGTATCAAAGCAGTATGTGTATACAGGAAATTGTGAGCCGACTACTATTTTCTCAACTGAGATGCCAGTAGATGAAATACAGACATTATTAATTGCAGCCGTTAGTAAAGTAAATGAGGAACATATTCTATATGGTACATATGAGCAAGGAGAATTAGAAAGAGTTCAACAAGCCATTTCTTATATCGAATCTAGTCCATTATATATCGTACACATTCCTGATTTTTCCATTGAAGATATTAAGAATCAAATAAAGAAATATAATAGAGAGTTTTCTGTTAGATATTTTTTCTTTGACTATATTCATACCTCATTACGTTTAATGGCAGAAGTAAATAGTAAATCTGGAATGGGATTGAAAGAGCATCAGTTATTATTGGTATTTGCAACCGAATTAAAGACAATCGCTCAACAGTTAGATGTGTTTATTTACACGGCTTCTCAGTTAAATGGTGAAGCACAAAATGCACAGTATAAGGATCAGAACTTGTTAGCTGGTTCAAAGGCATTAGCGAATAAACTGGATATGGGTGTTATCTCAATGGCTCCCACTAAAGCTGAAAAAAAGAAAATTGAATCAGTGTTGCACAAAATGGTTAATATGCCTGTACCTAATATGTGTCATTGGGTATACAAAGTCAGACGAGGAAGATTAACACGAATCATTATTTGGACAAAAATTGATTTAGGTACTATGACGGAACAATGTTTGTTTGTAACGAATTATGATTTCGAGTTAATTGATATGGACTTTACAAAGATTGAGCAGGTAGAGGAGAAGATTAAGGAACATTCCGTATTGTTATCTCAAGTACCTGATAATCCGATTGATGAAGAACAGGAAGAAGAACCAACCGATAAGAAGAGTTGGGGAAACTGGTAA